AGTAAAATTGTTACAATGGAGTATATGCGCTAATATAGCGGTTGACTTTTCTGTAAATTAGTGTATAATGTGTATACGCTTAACCCTCAAAGGATGTGTATGAAACGTACTATATTATCGTTATTGCTAGCGGCATCGGTTGGTGCTAATGCCGAAACGTTAAACTTAACTCCCTATAACACCAGCGAATATACCGCTGACACTATTGCCAAAGGCAAAACTGGTGACGATTTTCTCAAAGAGATCAATGCCAGTTCCGCATGGGCACGTGGTTATACAGGTAAAGGTAGTTTAATTCTTATTATCGATAGTGGTATTAACGCCAACCATCGAGAGTTTGCAGGTAGTATATTTGCTACTCGAGACTTTATCAAAAGTAAAAATGGCATAGTTGATGTACAGGGACATGGTACTGGACTTGCTGGCATTGCCGCAGGTAATTGGGATGGTATTGGTATGGCTGGTGTTGCACCAGATGCACAATTGGCTATTGCTAAAGTAACAGATAATACTGCGTTTAACTTTACTCAGGCACGTAATGCATTAAAATGGGGCAGCGATCTTGGTGCAATTGTAGCTAACATCTCAGCAAACTATACCTATGATGCGGCATATCTTAAAAATATGTATAGGTTAAGTGACGGCGTAACCTGGGCCAACAAAGATCCGAGATACGTTGGTAGATTTTTTATGAATGAAAATCCTAACACCTGGGCCGCAGCATTAAGTCCTAACATGGTATTAGTCAACAGTGCCGGTAATAGCGGACGAGCTTATGCAGAGCAACCGGGTACGTTGGCCACAGCCACAGATGCTAACGGTAAGTTAATTCTAGGCGGTCGCGTTATTATTGCAGGTGCATGGGACGTTGATAAGGATGCTGTTGCTGGTTATAGTAACCGAGCAGGCAGTATATGTCGGAGTGTAGTTAACGGACAGTGTAAGGATCTATATCGGGTAAGTGATTTCTATATCTTAGCGCCAGGTAATGCGTTCACAGCAAGTAAGACTGGTGATGCATATAATATACAAACAGGCACTAGCCAAGCGGCGGCTGTAGTATCTGGCAGTGTTGCAGTTATCAATCAAATGTGGCCGACTATGAAGGCTGAAAATATTGTTAAACTGTTAATGGTAACGGCTAATAAGAATATTGCAGGTTATAATAAAGAAATACACGGTCAAGGCCTACTTGACTTAGAACGTGCCACTCGACCTGTGGGTGCATTAGGCATTCCCACTACTGGCAGGGTTAATAAGATTGCATTGTCGGGCGGGTTCAGTACCAATACATCCAGCGGGTTAACAGCAATCAGCAGTAAATTAAGCAGTGTTATGGTTACTGATGATTTTGAACGTGATTACTATGTTGACATGAGCAAGGCCGCAAATACAAAACGTGCTAGAGCCGACTTTAACCCAAATACCAAAGCTAACTTCTACGAGGAATTTAATCCGTATAATAAGTTAAACTTTTACACAGCTAATGCCAAACTACAGTCTGGCGAATACGACTTTAAGTTCAGTGCCAACGATGTTGCGTCTTTAGGCCTAGCTGAAATTGGTAAGACTACCAAGTTAAATGACAGGGCTAACGTGCGTGTTGGTTTTGGTATGTTAAATGAACAAAACACTTGGGTAGGTAATAGTATTAGTGGTGCGTTAGGACAAGTACAGAGTAGTTTTACTACATTTTCTAACTTCACTGGACATTATGACCTAAATAAACATATGAGTGCATTTGGTAGTGTTTGGTTAGGACAAACCGAAACTAATATGCAGTCCACTGGGTTGATTACTAATGTAAGTGCAACTCAAAGCTACAGTTGGAATGTTGGATTAGATTGGTCGCAAGATGCACACAGCTACGGTGCTACCTTAAGTCAACCAGTTACAGTCTATCAAGGCACGGTTAATGTGGATATACCAACAGGATATAATGCCAACGGTACTGTTAATTATTCTAAGGAAAAAGTTAGCATTACTCCATCTGTAAATGAATACGATGTTGGCGCATACTACAAATATCGCACTGCATCAATGAACGTAATTGCCTACGGTGAACACCAAATGAATTACCTAAACCAAAGTGGTGTATCAAACAACGTAGTTGGGCTAAGTTTAGTCAAGGCATTTTAATAAGGAAGTAAAGAACTATGGATATTAATAAAAAGTATTATGATTATGTACACGTTCATGAGATGGTTAATGATATCTCATTTAAAATGTATAAAGATAATTGGCGTCCAGACTACATTGTTGGTCTTACTCGTGGAGGGCTAATACCTGCTGTTATCATGAGTAATACATTAGGTATTCCTATGGAAACACTTAAGGTTAGTCTACGCGACAGTGATAACGGTCCAGAAAGTAATTTATGGATGGCAGAAGATGCATACAATGGTAAAAACATTCTTATTGTAGATGACATTAACGATACTGGTGCTACGTTAGATTGGATTACTAACGATTGGCAAAATAGCTGCCATCCATCCGATGCACACTGGTTGCAAGTTTGGGGGAATAATGTTAAAATAGCTGTATTAGTTGATAATTTGTCTAGTAAATTTAGTCGCTGTGTTGATTACTGTGCAGTATCTATCAATAAAGCAGAAAAAGATGTTTGGATTGTTTACCCTTGGGAAAGATAATGAAATTAAAAGTCAGTGAGATATTTTATAGTGCGCAGGGCGAAGGACGCTTTATTGGTGTCCCGTCGTTGTTTCTACGTACATTTGGCTGTAACTTTACCTGCGGCGGCTTTGGTATGCCACGTGGTGAGATTAGTACAGAACGTAATGTAGTTAAAGTTGAGCAGTACAAAACCTACAACGACCTGCCACTTGTTAATACAGGCTGTGATAGCTATGCTAGTTGGGATCCACGCTTTAAAAGTTTAAGTCCATTGTTATCCATAGACGAAACAGTCAAGCAGATGCTAGATGTTGTGCCCAATAACAATTGGCAACAGGCTAATGGCAACAACGTACATTTAGTTATAACAGGTGGTGAGCCACTATTAGGATGGCAACGGTCATTTCCTAAGTTGTTAGCACATGATGACATGTTTAACTTGCTTAACTTAACATTTGAAACAAATGGCACCCAGGCATTGCATGATGACTTTGCCGCATACTTGAAACTATGGAAAAGACAAGCACGTGAAATTACATTTAGTGTAAGTCCAAAGTTAAGTGCTAGCGGTGAAACTTGGGAAGATGCTATTAAACCTGAGATTGTAGCAAGCTATGAAAAGGTTGGTACAACTTATCTCAAGTTTGTTATCGAAACGCCCAATGACTTTGATGAAGTTGATCGTGCTGTGGCAGCATACAGGGCTGCAGGCTTTACAGGCGTAGTTTATGTTATGCCAGTTGGTGGTGTTGTTAGTGTGTATGATGGTAACAAGTTTCATATAGCAGACGAAGCAATGCTACGCGGTTATTATTACAGCCCAAGATTACATGTTGATCTTTGGGGCAACAGTTGGGGGAAATAGTATGTGGAATAAAATTAAAAATGTATTAACAAATATAGCTCAGCCTGAAACAGGTAAGATTGCGCCTATAACCGAAGGCAAGAAACGTACACAGGTTAAAACACCCAAGGTTGCTAGTGCAGATCCAGCGGCTATTAAACCTAAAAAGCCACGTGCTAGTAAAAAGAAAGTAGTAGAAGATCCAGACAAAAAACTTGCTACTAAAAATGGCGAACCTTGGGTAAAGATATTAAGTATGGATTTAGATCCCGATGATCCAGGTAATGGTGCATTTGAATTAGATTGGAATGATAAATTTGTAGCCAACTTAATACGTGCAGGCTATCAAGGTCGAACAGATGCTGATATTGTAGATAATTGGTTCAAAGCAATATGTCGCAATGTAATCACAGAATCATACGAACAAGATCAAGCCGATCCATCAAAACGCAATGAACGTAGACGTGATCTGGGCAATGGTAGAACGGAAGTAAGTTGATAGTATATGTAAACGGTGACAGCCACAGTGCAGGAGCAGAAGCGGCCAATGCATACTGTTTTTTATCCGATGATCCAGCTATGGGTTGGGATCATTATGACCGTACGCAGACTGCAGCTGGTAGGGTTCCACACCCCGATAATGTCAAAGTTAGTTATGGGCAACGAATAGCAGATCAATACAATGCTACCCTTGTCTGTCAAGCCGAAAGTGGCAGTAGCAATCAACGTATGCTACGAACAACCTACGAATATTTAGAAACCAATCCTAATCCAGATTTAATAATAATCGGTTGGGCAACTTGGGAACGCGAAGAGTTTTTCATTGATGGATATTGGCATCAGTTTAGCGCAAACATGTCCACCGATGGATTGTCCGATGATGCAGTACTAGCTTATAAGCATTGGGTATTGGATAGACATAGTGTACAACAATACTGTGATCAAGCTCAAGAAGCAATATGGAATTTGCATCAGCGATTAGTTGCTGAAAGCATACCACATTTATTCTTTAATACCTTTAGTGGGTTGACTACTTCTACCCAATTGTCATGGTGTAATTCATATTATGAACCATACACCCATGCTGGTTCATTTTTTAATTTATTAAAATCACAGGGTTACACACCTGTTACCCCAACAAGTTATCATTATGGTGCAGATGCACATCAAGCATGGGCAAATCACTTGACAAAAATCATAAATGAAAGTATAATAACTACATGAGATACTTAATCGTAGATGCAGCAAACACATTTTTCCGTGCTAGACACAGCGCACATAGACAAAGCGATACCTGGGATAAGTTAGGCTTTGCTATACACGTTACCCTAGCATCAATTAACAAAGCATGGCGCGATCAAAAAGCAGACCACGTTATCGTGTGTCTAGAAGGTCGTAGTTGGCGCAAAGACTTTTATACTCCGTATAAAGCCAATCGCGCTGTGGCACGTGCTGCCAAGACTGAAGCAGAACAAGAAGAAGAGCAAATGTTCTGGGACGCTTTTGACGCTATGAAGACGTTCTTAGCTGAACGGACTAATTGCACTGTATTACAACATGCTAACTTAGAAGCAGATGACTTGGTAGCAGGGTGGATACAAACACATCCAACTGACCATCACACTATTGTGTCAAGTGACACGGACTTTTATCAATTATTAAGTGATAACGTTAATCAATACAACGGTATTAGTGATGAATTACACACCCTTACCGGTATATACGATAAGAAAGGTAAACTTGTTATAGACAAGAAAACTAAAGAACCTAAAAAGATTCCAGATCCTAAGTTCATCTTATTTGAAAAATGTGTACGTGGCGACCCTACTGATAATATCTTTAGTGCGTATCCCGGTGTACGTACTAAAGGCACTAAGAACAAAGTAGGTCTAGAAGAAGCGTTTGGTGACAAAGACAAACAAGGTTATGCTTGGAATAACCTAATGCTACAACGTTGGACTGATCATAACGGTGATGAGCATCGTGTGCTAGATGACTACAATCGTAACGTTACGTTAGTAGACTTAGCAGCACAGCCTAAAGAGTATAAACTTATGATAGAAGAAACTATCAAAGCTAATGCAACTGCACTTAATCGTCCTATGGTAGGTGCGCAGTTCTTAAAGTTCTGCGGCAAGTATGACCTAGTTAAACTAAGCGACAATGCCAGCAACATGGCAGAATGGATGTGTGCTAGTTATCCTGCGCAAGCAGTAACATTGTATCATTTAATTAATTAGAAAGTAAATTTTGATAGATAAATCACAGAAGTTTTTAGCACTAGACTTAGAATTAAACCAACCCAGTGGTAAGATCATTCAGGTTGGTATTGCCATTGGCAGTGCCAATGATAAGTTTGAAAATTACATAACTAAGAAATGGTATATCGATCCAAACGAGCCGATTGATCAATTTATTATCGATTTGACTGGTATTACTGATCACGATATTAGATTAAACTGTGTAAGTCATGCTACAGTTGCACGTGAACTCAGTGACTTAATCAAACAACATAACACTTGGATCAACCCAATCACTTGGGGTGGTGGTGATAGTAGAGAACTGTTAGATGAGTTCTGTAAAAATTATGCAGACTTTCCACACTTCGGTCGTCGTTGGATTGATTGTAAAACGTTCTATACGTTTATGATGTTTGCACGTGGCAAGAATCCTAGTGGCGGGCTTGCTAGTGCTATGGGCACGTTTAAACTACAGTTCAAAGGCACAGCGCACAGAGCAGACATTGATGCAGTTAATACTCTCGCACTATTCTTTAAGTTCTTAGAGCGACAACGTGGGCTTGAAAACTTATTACATGATGCTAAAATTATCTAGTTATCTTATACTGGCCTGTAAAATTATAGGCACTGAATTAGAGTTTGACAATAAATTAAAAAATATGTATACTAATATAACAATATGGAGAAAATAATATGGCACATGTAATAGATAAGACGTTCGAGTTTTGCTACGGTCATCGGGTGTGGAGCCAGCAATTAAATGGCGAGTATGCTGCAGATTTGAAATGCGCTTGCAGACATTTACATGGACACGAGGGCAAGATGCAAGTGTTCTTAAAGAGCCCGACTGGCACATTAGATGCAACAGGTATGGTAACAGACTTTCGTCATTTAGAATGGTTGAAGAAATGGATTAATGAATATATTGATCATCAGTTTATGCTGGATGTTAATGACCCATTGTTTGGTCAATTAATTGGCACACGTGCAATGATTCCAGTGTATATTCCAGAAACAGATCAATACGCAGGTAGTACGCTTGATTTGAGTGACTTGGAACCGAACACACCGGAGTATGAATACTACGAAGGTTTCTTTATTGTAGACTTTGTTCCTACTAGCGAAAACTTATCCAGCTGGATGGCAGAGTTAGTCGACGCTAAGATGAAAAAGTTAAATGTAACCGTGGATCGTATTGATTGGTGGGAAACTCCTAAGTCACGCAGTACTTTTATTAGAGGCTAACTATGACTACTACCGTCTTTGTCTTATTGGCATTGTTTGGCATTAAACATTTTATTGCTGATTTTATTATGCAGTATGATTACATGCTGCGTGAAAAAGGTATATACGGTGCCACGGGTGGTATTCATCACTCATTAGTGCATGCTAGCTGGACATTCTTAATCCTAGTGTGCTTTGTCAATCATGCTAACGTTATTATTGGTCTAGCGTTCTTAGACTTTGTTCTACACTATCACATCGATTGGGCAAAACAACAACTAAATAAGGGCCTAAGCACCACAGATCGCATGTTTTGGGTTTGGATGGGTGCAGATCAAGGACTGCATTACTTAACATATATTGGAATTATCTATGTCGGAACAGTATAAACGCTTTTGTCAATTTGAAAAAACCTGCGTAGGTGCAGATAGTTGTGAAGGACCAGTATTTAATTTATTAGCACGAACCATTGTAAAGAATAAATGTTGGGTAGTTGAAAGTGACGGTACCAAAGTTGCTACTATTCTTGCCAATGACGGTAACAAAGGTGTTACATTAGTACATGACGGCCAGCGTGAACAGTTTAGTAGTCTAAAACTGTTAAGCGATCGATATAACATTATTATTGATAAAACCAAAGTAACTAAAGTAGCAAAAGAAACCCACGAAGTATACGGATACCCTTGCGAAAATAAACCGCAAAATGCTTTATGGGACGTACAACATAAGTTGCCAGTGTTTACTAAAGGTAGCAAAAGTAAGAGTTTCTTCTGTGCAGGATACTATATTGTACAGTTTAATAATGGATGGGTAAAAAGCTATTGTCCAAAATTAATTACTTTAAATAGGTATCCATATCAAGGTCCATTCAAAACACAAGAAGAACGAAATATTCAATTAAAAATAGCAAATGGGGGTCATGATGGAGAATCAACTTAGCCTGCATTTAAAGGCATTTAACAACCGAGTTAAGGTAATGAATCAAACTAACAGTAAAGATCTAACACTATCTGCCACAGATGTTAGAAATTTACACAACGATATATTTGAATTACTAGCACAAATTGCAGCATTAACTGCTATTAAAGAAGCAGAAGAAGCCGAAGCAGTAGTTAATATTGAGATGGATGGCGGAGGTTTTTAGAATTATATATGTAGTTAATTGGCATAAATAAACGTAGCAAGGATACTTTATGTCAAGACCAAAGCCGACAGTACTATTAGAGCATGTTAATAAAACAAATTACAAGAGTGATCAGATTCTGGATTCAGAAGGTATCTGGGCAGTCTTCTTTGACAATCAACCAATCAATCTAAAAACGCAAAACATACTTGTAGCCTACCCTGGTCCAAAATACAAGAAAGTGTCATTTAGTAACCCCGGTCACGCAATCAATCTCGCTAAGAAACTTAATACGCTGTTTAAGTCAGAAAAGTTTTCAGTTGTACTACTTAAAGCTGGCGATATCATCTATCCATAATCATGTTACAAGCAGAATGGCAGGCTAAGTTTTACGCTTTAACTCCATACTCAGTAAGTCCTAGCAGTTGGTGGTATAATCCAACTAATCACAACAGTTTACGATTGACCCAAAGAGCCTATTTGGAAGTACGTAAACATGTTAAATTCTATAAGTTTGAACTTAGTCACGATATACGTCCTAAAACGTTTGTACAGCTAGAGCGTTGGTTTAAGGAGCCGTATTACGTACAAAATCGTAAGACCATACACATTGTCAGCGACCGTGATGCTATGATGTTAAGCCTACATGCTAACAACCTACAACAATATCTTGACAATCAAGAACTTTAATAGTATAATATAGACATTAATAAGGAGTAAGACATGAAGAAGCTATTACTAGCAACACTGTTATTATCACTTAGCACCACTGCAGCCGCAGATGGTTATTACAATCGATACTATCATAGCAACGGTAATGACGTATTACTTCCATTAATTGTTGGTGGTACACTAGGTTATATTATTGCACAACCTCGTACTGTAGTGGTACAGCAACCACAGTATACACCACTACCAAGTTATGTTCCAGCTAACAACGAACCAATCTACCAATATCAGAACATTTATGATGGTAATTGTGCTTGTTATCGTCGTGTTTTAGTTCAAATCAACTAAGAAAGGACCTATATGCGGTATCTTATTGCAATGGCAGTAGCAGTTGCAGTTCTCAGTGGTTGTGCAAAATTTAATACGTGTTTTAACTGTCGACACGCCTCCTCATATAATAATCCAAATTAACGATTGACTTTTACCTATTAAGAGTGTATAATAGCACTTAATAGTTAGGAGTCAAACATGTCATCATTAGTAAGCAGAGCAAGAGCATTTGCTGCACATGCGCATCGCGCAATCGGTCATAAACGAAAATACACAGGTGAAGACTACATTGTTCATCCTGCCGAAGTTGCGGCTATTGTTGCCACTGTTCCCCACACAGACGAAATGCTAGCGGCCGCTTGGTTGCATGACACCGTAGAAGATACTGGTGTTACTATCGAGGCTATCCGTGCAGAGTTTGGTCCAATTGTTGCAATGTACGTAGCAGACTTGACTGATGTTAGTACTACCGCCGACGGTAACAGAGCAGTGCGCAAGGCTATTGATTTAGCACACACTGCTAGTGCGTGTGCCGATGCTAAAACAATCAAACTTGCTGACTTGTTGTCAAACACTGCTAGTATTGTTGAGCATGATCCGGGCTTTGCCAGGGTGTACCTTAAAGAGAAAGCCGCAATGCTTGAAGTAATGACTGACGGTGATGCAACACTGTTGGCTCGTGCTAAAGCTACACTAGCGGCTGGACTTGCTAAATTGGATGGCAAATAACGGTTGACATTTTGGTAAATTGACTGTATAATGTTACACATACACTAACAACACAGGAGTAATAAATGGCTTATATTAGCGCACAAGATGTAAAAGCAATACGTGACGAACTTAAAGCAACATTTCCTAAATTCAAATTTGGTGTACGTAAAGGTTATGCGGGCAGTTCAGTTGATGTAACTATTAAACAAGGTCCAGTTGACTTTGCTGAAGTGTTTGACGATGGTCATTTACCTACTAAACGTAAATATGTTCAAATTAACGAATATCATTTATATAACTATGGCAAGTACGAAGCGTTCTTTGAACAGGTATTAGAAATTATCAAGTGTGCCCCGGCTCGTGCCGGTGGTCGTGCTTGGTTTGATAAAAGTGATTCGCAAATAGATTATTTCCACATTGCCTATTACATTCATTTAAACGTAGGTGAATGGGATGAGCCATATACCTGCACAAAAGAAAAGGAGTTTGCGTAATGAGTAAAAATTTACAACGTATTTTAATTTCAATAATGTTAATCATCGGTTATGTAACATTAGGATTACTTGGTGAGAATGGATCGGCGTTACATGACCTATTAGGTAACTTTGCTGTTGGTTGGGTAGTTTGGGAAATTGCCGCAGGTATTGTTGGTGATTAATCAGCACTTGACAAAACAAGAATTTGATAGTATAATCTGTTTTGTTACATTTAATAATTAATTAGGAAGGATTTAAAATGGCGGCAATGACTGAAAATAGAACTGTTACAGCAACAGAAGCAAAGGCGGCAATTTTACGTTGCTTTACAAAACAACGCCCATTATTTTTATGGGGTCCTCCAGGTATTGGTAAAAGTGAATTAGTAGAAGGTATTACTAAGGACATGGGCGGGTTGATGATTGACTTACGCTTGGCACAAATGGACCCGACGGACATACGTGGTATTCCTTACTTTAACAAAGACTTGGGCGTGATGGATTGGGCTCCGCCAATTGATTTGCCCACAGAAGAAATGGCTGCACAATATCCGATTGTGGTATTGTTTTTAGATGAGATGAACAGTGCGGCGCCGAGTGTGCAGGCAGTTGCTTATCAACTTGTATTGAACAGACGTGTAGGCAAGTATAAACTGCCTGATAACGTTGTGTTGGTAGCGGCAGGTAACAGGGATGGTGACAAAGGTGTTAGCTACAGAATGCCAAGTCCACTTGCTAACAGGTTTGTGCATTTAGAAATGCGTGTAGACTTTGATAGCTGGTTACAATGGGCTACTGAAAATCGCATTAACAAAGACGTTATTGGTTACATTAGTTTTGCTAAACAAGATTTGTATGACTTTGATCCAAAAAGTTCAAGTCGTAGTTTTGCAACACCTCGTAGCTGGACGTTTGTTAGTGAGTTGTTAGACGACGGCATGGCAGATAGCACTACTACAGATATTGTAGCAGGTACTATTGGTGAAGGTACTGCTGTTAAGTTTATGGCGCATAGAAAGATTTCTGCTAAAATGCCTAACCCAACAGACATTTTAAATGGCAAGGTTACAGAACTTGCTGTTAAAGAAATTAGTGCTATGTACAGTTTGACAATGAGTATGTGTTACGAGTTGAAAGATGCGTACACTAAGATTGGCAAGGAAGATAATGCTAAATGGCACACTATGGCAGATTACTTCTTTAAGTTTATGATGGAAAACTTTACAACAGAAGTTACTGTTATGGGCGCACGTGTAGCGTTAACAACTTTTAACTTGCCTTTTGTGCCTAACAAGTTGAAAAACTTTGATGAGTTCCACAAACGCTTTGGCAAGTACGTAGTAGCGGCAGTAGCATAATAAGGAAAAGCCCCGCAAGGGGCTTTTTACATTCGATGAGTGATTTCAAAATAACTAAGATGGACCGTAGACATACTGGTCACGAACTGTTTAATCATTATATAAATTATAATGTTTATGTTCGACGTGGGTTTAGTAATATATCAGATAACGAATTAAATTTTCTCAAACACCGTGTTTGGTTTTGGGAGAAGTTTGGTCCAAGCGCCGAACTTGGTAAGTGTCATCGAATAAACAGTCTTACCCACCAAACTCCAAAGTGGGCTTGGCAATCTGATCACCACCTATTAAGAATTTATGTAACGGAAGAAGCATTGGCATTCTTCACCTTGGCACACAGCACTTGACAAACACCACATTTGAATGTATAATAGCTGTTATAGTAAACAATTAGGAGCAGGTAATGGCAACAGCAACAACTAGCGCAGAAAAGAAAAAAGTTGTAACAGTAACAGACGCACGTATTGATGCGGCTGTACGTGAAAAACTTATTACGGCACGTATTGCGCTATTGCTTAAGGCGCCATTTTTTGGCAACTTAGCAACACGCTTAAAATTAGTTAACGCTGATGAGTGGTGTAGTACTGCGGCTACAGACGGACGTAATTTTTACTATAACAGTGAATTTGTAAACAAACTGCCACAGAAACAAGTGGAGTTTTTAGTTGGGCATGAAGTGTTGCATGTAGTTTACGATCACATGGGACGTAGACAAGATAGAGATGCGCAATTGTATAACGTTGCGGCAGACTATTGTGTTAATGCTGATTTAATTAACAGCAAGATCGGTGAGAAAATTACAAGTGTGCCGATTTTGTATGATAAAAAATATGCAGGAATGAGCTCAGAAGAAGTGTATGACTTGCTGTATGAAAACGCTGAAAAAATTAACGTTAATGATTTGCTTAAACAATTGTTAGATGAACACTTAGATGATGATGACGATGCTGGTGAAGGCGATAGTGACGGCAACGGCGAGGGCAAAGATGGTCGCCCTGCTAAAATGACTGCTGAAGAAAAGAAAGCATTGCGTGACGAAATACGCGAAGCTGTACTACAAGCGGCAGAAGCGGCAGGTGCAGGTAACTTGCCAATGGGTGTTAAACGTTTGATTAATAAGCTAACAAACCCACAACTAAACTGGCGTGAACTGATTAGACAACAGGTACAGAGTTTAGTACGTGCTGACTTTACCTGGGCACGTATGAATAGAAAAGGGCAACATTTAGATGCAATTTTGCCAGGTAGCAACTTTGCAGAAACAATTGATGTTAGTGTTAGCATTGATGCGTCGGGCAGTATGAGTGAAGGTATGTTGCGTGATATCTTAAGTGAAGTTAAAGGTATTATGGAGGCGTTTGACGACTTTAAACTTGATGTATGGTCATTTGATACAGATGTTTATGGTTACGAAAAATTCACGCCAGATAACATTGACGACATTGACACTTACGAATTACAAGGTGGCGGTGGTACAGACTTTGAATGTAATTGGGAATTTATGCGTGAAAATGAAATTGCGCCAAAATTGTTTATTATGTTTACAGATGGTTACCCAGGTGGTGGTTGGGGTGACGAGAGTTACGCAGACACATTATTTGTAATACACGGTACTACTAGTATCGAAGCGCCGTTTGGTATTACAGCTTATTATGATTTATCGAAAGGATCCAATTAATGTCAGTATATCAAAGTTTTAGTTATAGTCCTACAGAGTTAGCAGAGCAAATGTCTAGTGCTACACACGACACACTTGCTTATCTATGGAAGTACAAATACATCACCACCGAACAGTATAATGAATTGTCGGGTAAAATAATGGTTATGGCTGTGCCAAACCGTAAAGGGTTTGGTAAGAAATTGTTAGAATACTTCTTTGGTGATAATAAAGAAGAGAATTCTTGGGTTTTTCCTATTGTGGAAGTAGCAACCCACTATAGACCTGCTACTCCAGAAAAGCCAAAGAATGTAACTCGACTTAAAACCAAACCTAAGTTAGAGGTGGTTGAGTAATGAGTACAGGTAGGCTAAAAGACCAAAAAGACTTTGATCTTGAACAGATTATTCGAGTCATTGATTCTGCACTAGAGTCAGACGATCAACGCATTAAGGACTCCTTACGTGCGCTTATGACTATAACTGTGCTGTGTACATCAGAACATCCTGATCAAATGCTACGCAACGGTCCGCTAGCACGTGTGTTTGAGGATATGCGCAATCTTAATCAACGATTAGGTCGTTTAGAAGATGATCTAAACAAGATTAAATGGGATCAACAAAAGCGTCAAGTTGAACCATTTACACCACCATACAATCCGGGCAGTCCGTTTGGTCCGATCGGTACACCAACTACTTCTAAACCAACTCCTATGTGGGGTCCAAGTTGGAGTGCCGGTGATGATCCTAACTATAAAGGCGCAAGTTCTGGTATGCTTGCTGAAGACTTCATAAAAGAATTGGAAAAACGATAATGGCCTTAGGTTGGGATGATGTACAGCGTATGAAACGTGTAGAAGCTCGAGCAGAAGAGCTTGGGTTTAAGTTTTCTTCTTCAGCTAATTATAACTATGGTGCTAACAACATTATAAGTTATATCTGTTTAAAACCTAAGGAAGATTGTTTACCACACTACAGTCGTGATGCCGATATCTTTATAGGTACACTTGAGGAGATCAATACCTGGTTAACTGGCGTTGAATGGGCTCGCGGCTACGAAGAGATGCTTAAACTTGGCAATGATAAGAAACGTAAGGAAAAAGAACAAGTCGAACGTAATCGGCAATTACTACGCACCATTAAAACTGGTCGTGAAGTTAAAGGCACTGTCGGATGTACCAGTGTTGACGAATGGCGCTTGCATCTTGAAGAAGAGTACGATATTGACGACGAAGTTGATTACAGTGCAATACCATTTTAGGAAAAATACTATGACAAAAATAATTGAATCATTGCCCTATGAATTAAGCGAATGTACACCCGAACAAGCACCGTGGACTACATTAGTAGAAGAAGACTTTCACATTGCTATTTTTAAAGATGGCTTTCCTGTCAGCTACGGGCACCTGCTGTTTGTGCCTAAGTATAATACCGTAGATGTGTTAGCCGACGCAGTAGCTGATGCCATTGCGCAAGGACAACGTATGGTTGCCGAAGGTAACTGTGATGGATATAACATTGGCATTAATGTTGGTGAAGCGGCCGGACAAACAGTTGCTTGGCCACATGTACATATGATTCCTCGACGCAAGGGTGATGTCACTGATCCACGTGGTGGTGTGCGTAATGTTATTCCTCACTTGGGTAATTATAAGAGCAAAGGAATCGGTGATGCCTACGACGAAGTAAATAAATGGTATAGTGACTTTGGCGATGCTAGAGATTAAGGAAAAATAAATGAATCCAAATGAAAACACTTGGGGAGTTTGGTCCATTACATACAAACATGTTATCTCAACTCCAGCATACAATATGATGGAAGAAACAACCTGGGCTGATATTTTTGAAGAACAGTTAGACTGCACAGAAGCCCACGCAGAAATTAGTCGTATTATGCAGTTAAAATAATGTTAAAACATAACGAACCTAACCCACTCAATGTACACGGACTAAGACAACTTAGTCATTGCCCGCCTCACTTTACTCCTGTAATATTCGACCTTGCTGTACAAGACAAGGATCTGGTTGACTGGCTCTATGAGAACTTAGAAGGACGCTTCTACTCTGGACAGATTGATGTCAAGCAAGAGTCTGGTGTTATCGCACGACAATATTGCATCGCATTTGAATTGGCTAGTGAAGCTAGTTATTTTGCCTTGTTTCTACCTCAACTTAATCAATCTAATATTATGTGGTAATAAAATATTTCCACCTGTTAAGACCATGGTAAATAAAGTTATCCCAAGGAGAACTTTTTAATGGCCAAAGCAGAAACAACCGCAACAGAAAATTCAACGCCTGTTGAATCTAACGAAACACAACAACCACAAGTACCAAGTTTAACAATTCAAGATTTAGTTCTTGTTGCACAAATCATCCAACTTACCTCACAACGCGGCGCATATCGGGCCGAAGAGTTAGCCAACGTTGGCACGTTATACAATAAATTAATTGCATTTTTAGACAGCGTTGGTGCAATTTCTAAACCAGAAACTGCTGCACAGGAGTAATACTATGATTAAGCACGTAGGTAGACACAATAACAAGCGAGTTGTTATTGCATATAGACAAGTACCGGACGAAGATCACATGTGTTTAGTGATCTACAGTGAAACATTACCAATGCGCATTCATGATGAATTAATGAAGGTGTTAGAAAGCGACATTGGTCAACAGGCCAATGACTTTGCTGATGCACTATTCCGTCATACTATGGCAGATGGTCAAAATTGTTTAACTACAATTCACCGCGGTGGGTTGATGTCAAAAGTACCAACTAACCAAGTTATTGTAACACCAACTTCAGCTAGTTCAGTACGCTTAGATGAATTAAACACTTTACTAAATGAAATTGCTAAAGGTGAAGCCGCAACTGAAAAATTAGCCAAGGCAGATCAAGGGCAAAGATGGGAAGGTAGAGAGTTAGGTGAGCCGGCAAGAACTACGGCAGAAAGTGTAAATACTACATCAGCTAGTGTTAACACAGATGGTGTATTGTCCGATGCTGATATTGCAAATCAACGCATAGCACAGGCCAATAAAATGGAATCTGAAGCTAAGAGTTTATTGGCTGAAGCTAAAAGATTAAAAGAAGAAGCAAACGCACTAGCACCTAAGGTAACTAAGGCAAAAGTAGCAAAAGCAACTACAACAACAACTCCTGCGAAGAAAACAAATGCCAGAAAACCTACCACAACCAAAAAAGCCGCGGCGTAAAGCTACACCAGGCAAGAAACTTAACATGAGTGTTAAGAAACGTTGGCAAGATATTGTTAGAGACGTTGATAAAAAGGAAGTGCCAGTTACCGTGCTACAACGTATTATCGTTAAGCTCGTTGATGGCACTGACCTTTCAATTGATGTTAAACAATTACTCGATGACGGACAGGACCCAGATGATATTGAAGATTTGCTCAATGCTAAGTTTCAAGACCTAGACGAGTATATTGAAACTGTAGACTTCTTTATTGACATTGATAAAGTAGTTGGCGCTGTTCAACCCGAGACAGACAAGGTACTTAAGAACCTATGATTATATCAATTTTAGCTTCTACCAATACTGGAGGTATTGGTAACAGAGGTACCTTGCCTTGGCCACATAATAAAGAAGATATGCGTTGGTTTGCTCAACACACTACAGGTAATATTGTAGTCATGGGTCGTAACACTTGGGATGATCCTAAGATGCCTAAGCCATTGCCCAATCGTGAAAACTATGTTGTTAGTAGCCGACATGTAGCACAACAATATCAACACCTGGTTAAATGGATTCCTAGTAACCCTGTAGAGAATATACTACAGTTACAAAAGGATAATCCCTCTAAAGATGTGTATGTTATTGGTGGTCGACAGTTATACGAAGCAACAGAAAGTATTGTTGATAGAGTATTACTTACACGAATCAAAGGTGCTTGGTTTACTGACACACGTATTCAGTTGGAAAGTATGCTGGCATGCTTTCAAATTAAATCAGTTAAGCCCGGTGACAACTGCACCTACGAAACGTGGGATCGAGTAATGTTTTTTAAATAATGAAAATATTAATTGCAGGCGATTCGTGGGGGTGTGGCGAATGGGGGTGGGGAGCCGGCGAACGGAAGTGGGAAGATGGTGATGAATTAGATGAGTCTTATATTATTACTCACCGTGGTTTAGAGTACTATCTATTAGAACTAGGTCATGCTGTTACTAATATTTCCCAAGGTGGTGCATCTAATAAAGAAATATTAGTAAAATTACAACAATTAGAGTTACGATGCTACGATCATATTATATGGTTTCAAACAGATCCTATCCGCGATCTACGTCCATATGGAGATAAATGGGTTGATACATTTGAGAATTTACTTACCAAACAGAATAGTCTAATAGATAATACCTATAAAATATTAAATTCATTTGATAAAAAAATTATATGCCTAGGCGGATGTAGCAAATTAAATCTAGAATTAATTGAACAGTATACAAATTTATCTCCTGTTATTCCCAGCATACCCGAATTGTTAATGCCCGCGTTTATTCATCCTAAAATTTGGTTTTCGGACTGGATCGATCAATCCTGGCGGCATTTCGATGTTGACAGCTTGGACAATCTAATATATAATAAAACATTACAGGACTCAATTTTTGATAATAAAGAATTATTTTGGCCCGACGGAAGACACCCAAATCGGCATGCCCATCGAAAACTTTTTGAATATCTAATTACACATGAAAACATATCTTGACGCATTACATACAGTTTTAAATAATGGCACTGTACGAGAAGATCGCACAGGCACTGGCACAATTGGCATATTTGGTATGCAACAACGCTATGACTTGAGCAAGGGCTTTCCAGCTGTTACTACCAAAAAACTAGCATTCAAAGCCTGTCTCAGTGAACTACTTTGGTTTATTGAAGGTAGTGGTGATGAACGCAGACTAGCAGAAATACTACACGGTACACGCGATAGTGGTAAACGTACTATATGGACAGACAATGCAACATCACCATATTGGAAACCCAATGCTAAGTTTCCGGGTGATCTAGGTCGTGTATACGGTGTACAGTGGCGTCACTGGCGTACACAATTAAAACGTTGGGTTAGCTCGAGTGAAAGTGAGCCAGTAGAAATAGATCAATTAGCAGAACTTATTCACAATATCAAAACAGATCCGTATGGACGTAGACACATATTAACTGCGTGGAATCCGGGAGAATTAAGCTCTATGGCTCTACCACCGTGTCATTGTTTTGCACAGTTTTACGTAAGTGCAGATAATAAGTTGTCGTGTCAAATGTATCAACGATCATGCGATATGTTTTTAGGCGTGCCTTTTAATATAGCGTCCTACAGCCTGCTAACGCATATGGTAGCCCAAGTGTGTGGCCTTGGGGTAGGCGAGTTTGTTCACGTACTCGGTGACGCACACATATATTTGAATCATGTAGATCAGGTAAAAGAACAACTATCACGTGAACCCTTACCTGCACCACAACTTTGGATCAATCCAGCTGTTACTGATATTACTAAATTTACCATGGAAGACTTTAGACTAGATGGCTATAACTCACTTGCACCAATATCAGCACCAATGGCAGTCTAAGACTGAAAACACTCGACGTGTTCGATTTTTCATCGGCTCAGTGCCTAATAATGAAGCCAGTGAATACGAAATATTTCGTAAGGTGGCAGAAAAATTTAATCTTACGCCGCAGGCACAATGGGTAGAAGACAACGGAGTAAAGTTACAGTGGGCTGCTGACGATAATTATATGCTCGATCTAAAACAAATTGTATTCTACGGTGACGTGTCTCAAATACAATATACAGATTATGCACTAAGATTTTTATAAACTATCTAAGGAATAGAACAATGGCATCACTTAAAGATTTAGTCAAGCAGGCATTAGAAAAGAAACAAGCAGAACAAAACATCACTCATACCAACTTAACCGTTGATACTGGCAAGGGCACACCTAAAGGTAAAGTTGCTAGTAACAAGCCTACTAAAAAATCAGCGGGCCGCGGTAGATGAAATATCTTATCACAGGTGGTGCTGGCTTTATTGGGCACAATGTTACACGTTTCTTAGAAGCACTAGGTCATGAATGTGTTGTAGTAGACACATTTACTAACTACGGTTTTATCCCTACTGCAGAGATTATATACTTGGCTGCGCACAGACGCACTCGCTACACCAGCGAAACGTATAAAATTGATATACGTGACCAAACACGATTAAACAGCTTGTTTGCTACTGAACAGCCAGATGTGATTATTCATATGGCCAGCTTTCCTAGACAAAAAGTAGTAGAACAAGATCCTGCACTAGCCAGTGAAGTTATGACTACTGGGTTGATCAACCTACTAGAATTAAGCAAAGAACATAATATTAAAAAGTTTGTCTATATAAGTTCTAGTATGGTATACGGTGACTTTACCTCAGATGTTACAGAATCAGCTCATTGTACTCCGCAGGGCCAATATGGTATTATGAAATACATGGGCGAGAAACTTGTAGAAGACTATAGTCGACGTGGATGCTTTGAGCATGTGATTATTCGTCCTAGTGCTGTATATGGTGAGTGGGATGTCGAAGACCGTGTGGTCAGTAAGTTCATGCTGGCTGCCATGCGAGGTCAGACTCTTAAGGTGCATGGTCCAGATGAAGTTCTGGACTTTACCTATGTAGAAGATACTGCTCAAGGTATTGTATTGGCCGCAACACTTGATAAGGCCAATGGTAACATCTATAATATCACACGCAGTGAGCAACGTCAATGGACACTTAAAGATGCTGCCGAACTTGCTATTAAAATTGCCGGTCAAGGGCAATTAGTAGTTGGTCCACGAGATTTGAGTTTTCCTAAACGCGGTCAATTAGATATTAGCCGTGCTCAACAAGATTTAGGCTACACACCTACAGTAGATGTAGAACAAGGTTTTTACAAATATTATAACTGGTTTATTAATTCTGAGTATTATAAAATATGATTAAATTAAGTGATTTTCATTATGAGCGCGAACATAGTTTAGATAAATTATGTGCAGGCACATTAACTAGACAGGACTTTATTTTAGGCAAAGCAGTGCGCGACTTTGAAAGCAACTTTGCCGCTTATACACAAGCAGAACATGCTATTGCCGTAGGCAATTGCACAGACGCACTACGATTAAGTTTAGATGCAGTAGGTGTTAAGCCCGGCGACAATGTTATTACTGTAGGACTTACTTGGTTAAGCTCATACGAAGTTATTGCTAACTTAGGTGCAGAGATACGCCTAGTTGATGTTGATCAATATCTAACCATGAACATGGATGATGCCTTGGCTGCTGTAGATAGTCGTACCAAGGCCATAATCGGTGTGGATCTGTTTGGTCAGCCATGTGATTGGGATAAGGTTAAGTTTCCAGTAGCTACTATCAGCGATGCGGCACAGGCCACTGGTGCCAGATATAAAGATCGCATGGTTGGCAGTGTTACTGATCTAACCTGCTTTAGTTTCTATCCTACTAAGAATTTAGGTTGCTTGGGTGATGGTGGTGCAGTTACTACTAACAATGCAGACTATGCCGCTACTATTAAAAAGCTACGCAATCACGGACAAGAAAGTAAATTCAATGTCAGTCATGTAGGATATAATAGTCGATTGGACAGTATACAAGCAGAATTACTTGATAACAAATTACCACATTTAGATCAATGGAACAGTCGTCGCAGAGAAATATCTGCATACTACGACGAACAATTTAAAAACTTGTTTGAGGTTATTCCGCAATTTGCGCAAGGGTACAATGTACGGCATCAATATATTGTATTAAGTGAACAGTCAGAACAAATCGAAGCCGCACTTAAAGCAAAAGATATCGAATCACGTAGATATTACAGCAATCTTGCCTACAAACAGCCTGCATATAATATCAATGCTCAGTTGCCTAATACAGAATATTATAGTCGAATGAATTTAGCCATACCTACACATCAGTTTCTAACTGATAGTGAAGTTGAATTAATTGCCACTACTGTTAAAAGAGAATTCAAATGAAACTAGGCATAGCAGGTGCAGGTTATTGGGGTAGCAAAATTGTTAATAGTGCTAGTAATCAGGCTATTATTGTCATCATGGATATTAAGAACGGCGACAGTTGGCAGAATAAAACATTAGATGCTGTTATTATTGCCACACCAGCCGATCAACATTACACAATGACCAAATGGTATCTTGAACAGGGCATTCACGTATTGTGCGAGAAACCTACTTGTATGAGCGTAGCGGAACAACAAGAATTAAATGAGCTAGCTAGATCACAGGACCTAGTCTACCAAGCTGGTCATATACTTTTATTCCAACCAAACATAGAATATATGTTAAAACTTGTGTCAACATTAAATGTGCGTCACGTAGAAAGTCGCAGACTAAATTGGGGTAGACTACAGACTAATATAGATCTAGCCTGGCACTTGGCTCCGCATGATATCAGTGTAATCGATAAGTTAACCAATAGTTTACCGCTGACTATTGACGGGAACGGTACTCATTTAAATAATAGTCCGCAATATGATTATGCACAATTTGGATTGACATATCCTAATAAAGGTGCTACAATAATATTAGGATGGCAGTGGCCTACTAAAGTTAGAGAATTTGTTATTACCTGTGATGAATGCCAGATATGGTTAGATGACACAGCGTTGCATATTACTGAAGGCGGGTATGCCGAGGGCAATCTTAAAGAAGCAAAGACTTCGGTGGTGCAGCTTAATCCCAAGCAGTCGCCACTAGAAGCGCAGATACAAGACTTTATGCGCTGTGTTGATAGTGGTGATAAGCCAAGAGCAGATATGGATCATATGTTAAGAGTAACACAAACGGTAGAATTAATGTCAAGGAAATTAAATGTATAAACGTATTTTAGCAGTGGGCGCACATCCAGATGATATTGAATTAGGTTGCTTGGGTACGTTATTAAAATTCCGTGATCAAGGTGCAGAATTTGATATTGTAGTAGCACGTAATGACAATGTGCCGCGTCCAAGCGTGTGGCGTGACAAGGATAAAATGGTTGCTGAATATTCAGCAAGTGAACGGGTCATTGGTACTAAGTTTACCTTTCTCAATAATCGATTAGATGCAACTGGTCGCCCTGTATTGGAATGGGATAGTGCCACTGTAGAACAACTTGATTCCTACATGCAGGGCAAAGAGTATGATTTAGTCATCACACACAGCCCGGGCGATCATCATCAGGATCATGTAAATACTTTCCATATCGTCAACAGTAGTCTACGTCGTTATCAAGGCGAACTATGGTGCATGGAAGGCGGACCTTATACTAATCGTAACAAGGAATTCGTACCTAATATATTTGTAGACATTGCTCCATACATCGATACAAAAATTCAAGCTATCCAATGTTATGATAGCTACTTTAGTGATACATTACTGCACAATATCAAAGGCCAATCTGCACTACGTGGACAGATGTTGGGTAGTACCTATGCAGAATCTTTCGAAGTTCGGTATCGTTGTATTAAATGATCAAGCTATTTCAATTAGATCGTATCTGGTCTGAGATCAGACATGCCGCACTTGCCGGTATGGATCTAGTTGCCAGTCAAGGATGGGCTCAAAAAGGTCCTAGCACTTTAGCGTTAGAGCAGTGGTTATGCGATTATAGTGGTCGCAAGCATGCTATCACAGTTGCTAGCTGTACAGACGCCTTACGTTGCATTTTAGAGTACCATTTCCCTGAAGAATCTCTTATAGGTGTACCTAGCTATACATTTATTGCCACAGTTAATGCCATCGAACGAGCCGGACTAGTTCCTATATTCCTTGATGTGGATGCTAACTATCATGTAAAACTAAATGACATTGGCGGATTAAATGGTATTGTAGGTGTTGACCTGTTTGGACTAGCACAAGATTATGATAAGATAGCTGACCTAGACATTCCGTTTGTTATGGATGCTGCACAAAGCATAGAAACGTTTGATAGACAAGGTCGTAGTAGTCTTGCCCAGGGTATAGCCAGTGCAGTTAGCTTTAGTCCAACAAAAACAATTCCAGCATTTGGCAGTGGCGGTGCAATACTAACAGATGATGATGAATTTGCTGTGTGGGCACGTAAGTGGCGCACACATGGTAAGAACATCAATAGCGATGTGGCTATTACTGCTGGTGCTAATAGTATGATGAGTAGCCTAGAAGCGGCACAGGTGTTGTGTTGTGTCGATCATCATCAACAATGGCGTGACCGTAGACAATCCATAGCAGAAGAGTTTATAATAAACATTACCAGTGATAGACTAATTGCTCCCACTACTAGAGGTCAACATACCTGGCATAAATTTATTATTCGATGTGCAGATTTAGAAGTTAGACAGCAATTAAGAGATCATTTAACAGCCCACGGAGTTGATAGTCAAGTGTATTACCAACCACTGGTACACGAAGAAGAATTATATCTGTGTGATGTTGTATTACATAATAGCACATGGTTAAGTGAACGTAGTCTAGGCATACCCTGTCAACACACATTAACCGATGAAGAAATTAACACTATCACTAATGCATTAAGGACATTCAAATGAAAATATTAATTTTAGGCGGACACGGCTTTATTGGTAGTCATACCAGTAGTAAACTCAAAGCATTAGGACATACTATCGGTGTAGTGGACTGCTATCATCAATACTATACATTTCCAGACTGGGAATATAACCCAGTACTGGCACAGCGTATTGCACTAGCTGATGCCGACCAAGTATTCAAAGGACGCATCGAAGATCAGTTGTTTATTAATGGTGTGTTTAATGATTTTAAACCAGATGTTGTTATTCATGTGGCAACATATCCCAATGCTAAGATGGTGCACCGTAATCCTGTTGATGCCGCCAATAACATGGTTAGTGCTACTGCTAACATATTATTAAATTGCACACAACATCACGTTAAACGACTTGTATTTGCGTCTAGTAGTATGGTCTACGGTGAATTTAAAACTGCCGCACCGGATGAAACTGCTGACTGTGATCCATTAACCCTATACGGTAGTTACAAATTGCAAGGTGAGCGTATGGTTAAGATCTGGGCACAGGATCATGACTTAGAATATGTTATTATGCGACCAAGTGCTTTGTATGGTACACGCGATATGGTAGTACGTGTTATAAGTCAAATGGCTGCAGGTTCATTGCGCAATGGTGCTATCACAGTACAGGGTCCAGATAATCGACTAGATTTTAGTTTTGTAGAAGATGTTGCAGGGTATTTTACAGAAGCCGCATTGAATCCGGCAGCAGTTAATCAAATCTTTAACTGTACACGTGGCCGTGGGCGCACTATTTTAGAAGCCGCTGAACTTGTACAACAAAGATTAGGTGGTGAAATTATTATTAAACCACATGATGCGTTTTATCCTAATCGCGATACACTTAACAGCGATAAGATTAAACACATGCTAGACTATACACCTGTATGGGATATCGAACAGGGCATTCCTGCATATCTTGATTGGTTATTAGCGCAGGATTTTATCGATCAACTTCGGGATACAATTCCGCAAACTGCCTAGCTAACCATTCCCATCTAAATGCTTGTTTAAGTGTTTGATGGGAATTTTTATTGGCTGAATAAAAGGCAACACCATCGTTGGCACCTTTTAATATCCATTCAGCATTAGGCCCACGGGCTGTGGTTGTCCATGTGTGTAGTCTATGTTTAGTTTCAATACAGCCAGTTTCTTCATGTATCTGTGCAAGTTTTGCACATTCACGAAATGCACTGCGCCAGGCTTGATACGGAGTTGCGCCTATATGTGCAATAGCACTTAGTTTAGGTATAACAGCATGCGGTGCACTCATAGTATAATCAATACCAAATTCAGTCACAGTCTTAACAAGGTTAACATTGTATAATATAACTCCTGCATAACCATACTCTAATCCGTTGGCTTCATTGTGTGCATAGAATATATAATGCTTGGGCAATTGAAAGTAATCAGGACTAAAATCAAATTCAAACCCAGGATGTATTTCTGTTTTAGCAAATACAGCGTAGTACCATTCAGTTTCGCTTAATTCAGCAGCCGCACGTAGAGCATTTTCCATTCCCTCTACACCATGCAGTCTTTTAGCATTAGGATATTTACTACCTAGCTTGGCCCAGTTAGCATCGGCTTCAACTTCGTCATAACTGATAAAAATAATATCCTGTTGAGGGCTATAAAACGTCGGTATTTTATCAATATATGGATAATAGTATACTTGTGTACTGATATAGTTTTTGGCCTCTCTCGGTGCCAAAACATAGCTATTATCGGGCGTAAACGAGACGATTTTCTTATCTTTTGCGTACCAAATGCTAGGGTTATACACTATACCACGATCTCGTTTACAAAACCAAGTATATGGATGTTTAAACTCGTGTTCGCTAACCGCAGTGATTAAATTATCTCCTTGGTAAGTATGCACGGGCATAGGTAGTCTTGGAACACGCTGTTCTTCACAGTAGTTAATAACGTTGAACCAATCTAACAGAGCAAGTTCAACCATCTGTTGTTTAAATGATTCAACATGTATATAGAATGTATCACCACGAGCTTGGTTAGCACTAGGAAACACATGTATCATTTCTTTCTGCCAGGGTTCCGGTTGCCAACTAAAGTCAAAGCGTGTATAATCACATAGGCTACTGATTATCCATACATGTTCTGTTGAAGCAGTTGACATAATACGCTTAAAGGTATCGAGGTAGTTATCAACATAACGAGTTGATTTGATATCGGGGTGTTTCTTTTGCAGTTGTTCAAGTTGATCATTGTCATTACCGTGATCAACAAAGTATATGTCATGCAGGTCATCAGGAATATACACAGGCTGATCTGTGACAAAATGCAGATTAGGAAACTCTTCTAGATTCCGAGCCCACGCCCTACAGCGAGTAAATTCACTGCGATTAATTAAGTAGGTATCGCTCCACTTTTGATGCTGTGATCCAAACACATGCATCATGTGGCCTTGCCAAGGTTCAGCGTGCCAACTAAAGTTAAAGTCTGTGTAAATGTTTTCACTACTGACTATCCAAAACTTACTGGTCTTACTGCGTGTAACACATCGAGCAATAGTATCCATCATTGAATTGGCATAGCGTATCTTTTGTGCATGCGGATATTCATCTACTAACATTTCATAACGCACAGCCGCGCTGGCATTGCTTTTATCAATAAAGAATATGTCCAAGACCTGTATAGCATTGCCCGTCTTAGTGGGCATCATGTCCACAAACTTGACATCGACTGCACCAGGCACTGTATAGGTTAATCCAGAACTCACTTGGAACTCTGAACTAAAGTGATAGATGTAAGGAGGATGGTCAGGATCAGGTCGCCAGGTAAAATCAATATCTTCAGCATTAATTTCTTCTGGTACAGTCCATAATTCTAACTGTGGATTAAACTCTGCTGTAAAGTCGTATAGGTATTTTACTTCTGCGGCACCTGGTACGCAATACCGTGGTCCATCTACTTGCTCGCGCCCCCACTTAACAGGAAACTGATAGATGTAAGGAGGATCCAATGGATCTGGTGCCCACCGTTGATCTACACTAGCAGGGTCACAGTCACGATAATCCCAATAATCTAAGTTGGGTAGTCGATGTGTATAGGTGTCTGAATGGTAATTATGTATACGATCTTGTATAGTATATTTGTTAGCAAAATATACACCTCCGTCAACCTGCCATTGATTTGGCCATGTGTGTATTTGATGTTCTTCCCAAGGCACTGCCTGAAAATTAAAATCAAATCCTGTGTAATCATTTTGTCCATCGACGAACCAAAAAAACTTAGTACGACTTAAACTAGCAGCTTCCGCTAGTGTATCAGCTGGCAGTTCAAATGGAAATAAGCCAGGCTTTGGGCCCGTGTAGAACACATCAAACATCTAGTTGCTCTACGTCAATACCCGAAGATTTAAGGAAATTAATCCCGGAATTATCGCGGTAAGCAGTAGCATAGAATACTCGTTTAATACCACTCTGATATATGAGCTTGGCACAATCCAAGCAAGGACTATGAGTAACAAATAAATCAGCATCAAGACCAGACTCAGTACTTCTAGCCAATTTCGCAAGTGCGTTAGTTTCTGCATGTAATACCTCCGGTCTAGTTTTAATATTTCCATCTTCTAAATCATATTCACAGTTGTTGTCCCATCCACTGGGCATACCGTTGTAGCCAATTGATACAATTCTATCATCTTTAACTACAAGTGCGCCCACTTTAAGTCTACGTGCTGTGCTTAGTTCAGCGTAGATATGTGCGGCTCGCATGTGTGCTGTTTGGTGTTTAGGCTTCATTTATTTCCTTGGCAATAATAGCTGCCCAACGTGCGGCATCTTGTTCTGTTACCCGTATATCGTAATGCTCCGGTGGCTCAAATACTTTATTTGTATCTTCGAATCTACCTAGTTTAATTGTATCTATCCATACAACATAGTCAGCATCAAAGATATCACGTATCTCTTTGGTAGGAGCAACAAAGTCACATACAATGTGACCGTTGCTGTCATCGGCTAACTTTTTCATACGTGTTGCCTGACGTAGTCTGCCTTCTTCAGAAAAATCCCAATCATTATACTTGCTTCTAACTGCATCAGCATTGTACCATATACAATCTATCAATGTTGATAATGCATGTGCTAGTGTAGTTTTACCCGAGCCTGGCAGACCACAAATTAATATTCTCATGATAAAACACGAACTCCGTATAATTCTTCAAAGCGATCTGCGTCAGCGCGATCATTTACCATGGGCTCGCCTCTGATGTTTAAACTTGTATTAAGCAACATCGGGCAACCCGTCCAAGTATACCATAAGCATAATAGTTCACGTATACCACTGCCATCTCGTGGAACAGTCTGTACTCGACTTGTACCATCAACATGTATTATAGCAGGAAATTCATCAGGACGCAAGCATTTTGCAGTTGTCTGCATATATCTGCTTGTGGCAAAGCCGTTGGGCATTTCAAAATATTCATCGGCGAATTCTTCAAGTATGATAGGAGCAAAAGGTCTAAACTTTTGTCTATGTTTAATTAAGTTAACTCGATCTTTAATATCATGACCGCGCGGGTCCGCCAATAGGCTACGATTACCCAATGCTCTTGGTCCAAATTCTGCACGACCGCTAGCAACACCAACGATCTTATTGGTCATTAATTCGGAGACAACATCGGTGACAGGATAAGGGCCACTAATATTATGGCCAAGAAAAGCATTATTCCAATTAAGTCGACCCCCGTGTGCCAAGGCCGCCGCTCCAAGGCTGCTACCAGCATCACCAGGATTAGGCATAATCCATATTTCATCAAAGTATTCTCCCAAGTCTCTATTAGCACTACAATTAAGAGCAACGCCACCAGCATATACTAAATTACGGTTAGGTGCTAACTTCATTGCCTTGTACATAATATTATGTATCAATTGTTCCGCTAATGTCTGAGCTGCCGCGGCAATTTCGAAGTCGTTCCAGCGAGCTCGCATGTCATTCTCGGGCAGGCCGATATGTAGATTGTGTTTTAATGTCAGATCAAACTCGTGATCAACTAACCAATTAGAAAGTTCGTCACTCAATCGTCCTGTATTTTTTTGTGCCCAACCAGCCATGCCCATTAGAATGTATTCTTCGTCTAAGGGTTTAAGTCCAACTTCTTTGGTAAACGCACTGTACATCAAGCCGATACTGTGTGGGTATAATTGGCGCCATACTCTTGTATATTGTGCCTTACCATTGACATACTTTGCTGTCCAAATACTAATAGTGTCCCACTCACCGATAGCATCAATTACCACAACTGTTGCATTGTCAAACGGACTTGTTTGAAAGCCTGCGGCCGCATGACTTAAATGATGATTGTATGTTTTAAGTGGAATGTCTCGATGATTGAACCACGGTGCAGCCTTGGAAATCATATTGCGTACACTCCAGCCTTTGGTTAGCTCACTGTATTGGCCAGCGTAGAGTTGACGTGTCTTCTTAACCCAAGGTCTTTCATAGTAGGCTATTTGATGTGGATATGCACCCGATTCTAAAATTGCATCTGCTAGTAAACTTGAACATAAGTTTGGGTCATGTTTAATTTTGCTGTAGCGTTCACTATGCCCAGCAAATACAATTTCGTCATTTTGAATGACTGTTACAGCTGCGTCATGAAACCCAGCCGAGATGCCTAATATATTCATAAATTTTATCCGCTACTATTGTATGTCCTGCTGCTAAAAAGTGACCGTTTGGTCCTTTGGGAGTGCCAAATGTCCACTCCATCATCGATTCATTTGGCCATCCAATAAAATATTGAGTATCGATTCGATTAATCGTAGATGCAAACTTTTCCATGTATGAATCTTCTGATAGTTTATTCCAATTAATCTGCGTATTAAGCATAAGCAATTTTTTGCCTAGGTGATCTGCATAAGTTTGTAATAAAATTATATTCAATAGATATTGTTTATACAAATATTCATCGTTGTGGTGACGATTTATATAATTTAACAACTCCATTCTATATGCAATATTATTAGTAAACGCCACGCCACGATGTCCGGGCCATGTATCAAAAATGCCATGCTCGTCGGCAAATTCAATACGGGCAAAATGACTCCAGGCGACGATAATTAAATCATAATCTCTAGCATGTTCTACTACATTTCGAACCATGCTGGTATTACCTGTAGCAGGCTTTCCTAAATTTGTTAACTCACAGGATAACTTATTTTGTAATACATACGGCCATGCCTGCTGAATATCAACTAGTTCATCGCCGTAGGTAAAGCTATCGCCAATGGTTAATATTCGCATTACTTATAGATAAATGGATCACGCTTACGTAATGCTTTTAATTTTTTACGATAAGTTATTTCTAATTTAATTCTGTTATATAAAGTCTTTAACCAATTCATTGTAGTTCTCCCGAATATACTTTGCAGCATCAATGTGCGCTGGTTCTAATGGATGAGTTGTGGCAAATGGATATTTAAAATCTCGAGCCCATGTAAAAAATCCTTGATTATTCGGAAAGGTTGCCCATCGATCGAAATCAAGTTGATTATACAATGTTATTATATTTTCATCATTCATTAGATATGTACAGTTATTTAACAATGCTTCATCAACCATGGAAAATATATATGGTATCTTTTTTAACTGTAGGTATTGCTGTAACATAATTATTTCTACTAGTGAATTGTATGTTTCCCAATAGGCAGTTGAACCAACATGTTTGTAAAATGTTTTAGCAAAATCTGCTGTGCCTGTTTGTTTGGCTCGTAGCAAATGATTAGTATGATGTTGTAATATTGTTGTATTATCAGTTTTAAATTCTTTTTTTATGTCTTCTACATTATCTATTATAGACCAAGGGTTTAAATTATACCAGTTACCCCATCGTTCTCCTGTGTTATAATCAAATCTAAATTCGTATCTACCAGGAAATGTCCATGTTACTATTACCAACCCTACGTCTAACAGACTTTCACAGCTATTCATTACAGTACGTCGAATTGCACTGTTACTAAATCCCGGGTAGGCTGCACATTCATAGTGCATACCAAAGTCTCGAGCTAGTAGTGCAGGAAAAGTACTCTGACTGACAATCGGGTATGCTGGTTCTGTACCGTTAGGGTCATGTGGCGACACTCCATCAGCAAGTTCACTACCATAGGTAAAACTATCGCCGCCGGATAATAAAATCATTAGGCTATTTGTCCTCGTTTAATCTGTAGTATCTGTTGATCTCGATAATCAGAATCTGACCAATTATATTCATAAATGGCAGACGCTTGACTAGTTCTCAACTTATATACGTTTAGATGTAGGCCCAGTTGTGACCATATTACATTATGGTCTTGTGATCCGAATGTTCGCTGTAGATCAACCTGTCCTACCTGTGGGTGTCCTATAGTTAATGATTTATCGTCGGGGTCGAATCCATTGTCTATTAACCATTGAGTAAAATCTGCTAATTCTTTTTTCATCCAATCGTACTGGCCCGGACTAATTGCCCATTCAATATCAAAATCACCTGCTGCTTCTGTTTGCGAGCGCATTGCTGATGTAGTCAATTCATCAATCCTATGGCCTGCACCGCCTTCATCACGAAAGACTTCATAATGATGTTTGCCAATAGCTTTATTAACTCCTACAAATACGCCGCCAGCCGGACGATTTAAACTTTCAATTCCAAATAATTCAAAATCGTCCGCGTCTAATACAAAGCGTGGTGCATTTAACCAACACATCAATTGACTAGGACGACGCCATTCGGGTGCATGCACAGCTTTGCGCATGCTTAGTACTAGAGATTCGTATTCGTGACATAATAAATTTAACTGTCGGATATGCCATTTTGTACTGTCATCAGCTTGATTGTAATAACCCGACATGTGACCGCTAACTCCCTGCAGATCTTCGAAATATCTATGTAGTTGATTTAATTTATCGTGTACTAGTTTTCCGCCTTCGAGAAATTCGCCAATCTCTCCCGGCACTATGGTATTAGCCACCGTGAAATGATCGTTGATATGATAGCCGAGATTTGCCTGATTAATTGCTGCAATTGATTGATTAATTTGATCAGTTATATATTCTGCATTACGTTCAGATTCAACAAATCCATGAAAACAAAAATTCTTCTCAAGGTGATAGTTCTTTTCTATTAGATTGTTTAATGCCGATAACCATTTACGGCCGAGCGAACTGTCAAATACATCAATATATACTGTCAGTAATTCTCCTGTTGCATCATTCTTTAGATCAATTTCAAGTTGATCAAGCAATGTTTTGGTACCATTCATATACAGCCGGTCTCTCTTTTAATATGTCTGCTAGTGTAAGTGTATCATTACGTATACTTTCTAGTCGTAGCACACGAGCCTTGCCCTCTGCAAGACTTACTTTGTATATATCGGGCCATTGCTCGTCAAACGTTGGTCGTGATTTTAACTGCACAAGTATATCCTGCATTGCTCCAGAAGTTTGTGGGATTAGCTCATCTAACCATGGATGTAATAACTCGCGTGGGAGTGCAAGTGGACTAAGGATAATATCAGGGCTAAAGCTAAAAACAACCTTAGCCAAGATATCTACGTTTTCTTTTTCAGCAAGCTGGGTAATGTTTGTGACTTCAAACATGCCGGGCAGTGTGAGAGTGAAGTCAATTCGCATTTGGCGTCTGTGACTTGCAATTCTAACTCCTTCACGGAAGTTTGTAAGCCATGAATTATAGTCAAGTCCTGTTCTAATATATTCTCCAATTTCTTGCGTACCATCAAGACTTGCACATATCTGCCAATCACGTAGCCCACTAAGAATATCAGTATACAGATTGGCCCCACGGTAAGTGACACGGCTGAGGTTTGTGTTGTAACGAGCATAGACATTTTTACCATCTCCTAATTCAACAATGCGTCGCATATAACGCCAATGTTGTTCATACATTAGTGGCTCTCCACCTACCCAATATACTTCTTCTACTTGATGATTTTCAACAGCTTCAGCAAACTCTTTTTCAATTTGATTGTCTTGGAATGCTGATATTTGATCTCTTATTTCTGGTAGCATCCAATTATTCTTTGGATTACTCCAGTTGATCATGTTGTGTTGTCTCTGTTCAGTTTCCCATGCGCTAGACAACATATCACCGCACATACGACACTTGAAGTTACATAGATTGCTAAATCGATAATCCCAACTGACTGGGCGCATTGTGGTAGCACCGTCTGCGTCTGTTGTGTCCCATATACTATCATACTTATGACCAAACATGCTATCAAAATAACTACGGTAAACGGATGTGTTTAACAATTTGTCATTGCACACTTCGCACTCAGGTAGTGTTTCACCTGCCATCATACGCTGGCGCACTGACTTCATGTGCTCGCTATTCCAATGTTCTTCAAGTGTAATAGGAATATACTTACCAGTGCCGGCCTTGGTATCTATATACTGTTCAAAGTTCTGCGCAGGCTCGCGACTAGCACAACACATACGTCGCTCAGTCTGCGGACTAAGATATGTATGTACCCAAGGTGCTAGACAAAGTGTTTGCGGTTTATCCATTTAAATCCCAATTGGGGAATATATCTGCAAATTTTATTTTCGACGTGGTATCTTCAAGTTTGACTTTGTCAGCTAGTTGAGGTAACAATGATTTATCATATACCGTAGAGTTAATGATATTAATTATCTGTTGTTTAAGTGGGTGATCAGTTGCTTGATCAATCCAATTAGTTCGTTGTTCGTCGTTTAATACAGCTAGTGATAAACAAGGATTATTTCCCACAGGAGTTAAAATTACCGTAGGTTTTTTATCTAATACATACTGTGGCAATGTAGAAAACCATGTGAGAAATTCATTAAAGCCCCATATACTAACTGCTGTGACAACATAATTTATTACAATATTGTCGGCGGCAGTCATCCATTGTTCGGCTACCTGTTTTGCAATTTTCCATTTAATTGGTCTTCTCTGATATTCAAAATATGACCCGGTGCCGTCTATGCTCAGGGTAATCGACAGGATGTCAAATAATTTTAATTTATCTAATAGACTCGGATCTAATTTACTTGCATTTGTATTTAGACTAATAGAAATATTTTTTGAGATTCCTTTATTAATATAGTAATCTAAAATTTTATAAGTAGATGGATGTATAGTCGGTTCGCCACCGAGCAAAGTCAGCGTCTTGATGTTCAAGTACGGTAAATCATCAATGTTATCGTTAGCACGTTGTATAGTATGAATTTTATGAAATTTACTATTATGATGCTTTAACCAATTATTTCGTTTGCTACTAGACATACCATTACATATGATACATTCGGCATTACAATAATTGCCTATGTTAATCGACAACTGATTAACTTCTGCCGTAGAATATACATCGTCATCAAATGATAGTTTACCACCAGCGGCGGCATTGAAATCAAGTCTTGGGCTAGGCATCGCATGCTGTTCGTTATGCCAGCAATACTTACAAGCTAGGGCTTGTTCTCCGTCTATAAATGATTGTTTAAGACCTGCTATGTCTGCTTCAGTTTCAATATTAGTAGTAAAACAACAAGGTGACATTTCACCGATAGGATTAATATACCTATTCATCCATGGTGCTGAACAAAATGTATTAGATGGTGTCATGATATCCCATTGCTAGTGCAATTTCTCTATGTGTGGTTAACATGCTTTGATTACGGTATTGATCAGTTTCCTGCATCTTACGTAGGAATTCAGTGCCATCACTGCCCGAGCCGTTTTCAATAAACTGAATTATTTTATCGATCTCAACACGATGTTTAACTGTGAATGGATAAGCAGTTAATCGATCTATAACTAATCGTTGCGCCGCAGGTGTCATACGGTTAATACACATAACATGTGGGTCATGTAGCATATTAAAATGCACCATGTCAAAATCCTGGGTATTGACCCAATCACATAGTTCAGGTAGATAATAAACATTTTGTATGTTCACAGTCATGCAGACCTGTGTGGCAATTAAATCAGTGCGCATGGCATTAAATTTCACAACATTGGCTGTTACTTCTTCCCACACTGCGCCATAACGTTCATATTCAAAACGTGCTTCGGTGTTGTCAATGCTAACTGCAATTTCAACATTTCTAAATTTACTCCATAGGGCAACTTCTTCATCGTTAGGATACACAGTGCCGTTGGTATTGTAATGTATATCAATACGACTACTGTAACCGTGCTCCACTGCATAACGCAATAGTTTAAAGTGTTCTTCAATTAAGAATGGTTCACCACCAGTGAATTCAAAATACTTAATGTTTGGCAGTAGTGCTTTTAAGTTATCCCAAAATATATCATTGTCTCTGGGCCACGTACCTTCTTGTAGGAACATGTATGCTCCGTGTTGCTTACGGTCATATCCTTCCACGTCTTTATATTTTATAGCTTCGTAGTCAATTTCTTCCTTGGCCCATTTACTACTGCTCCAACTGCCGCAGATACGACATTTAAGATTACAAATATTACCCAGTTTAAGATCAATGAACCATAGTTGATCAGGTGTATCATTACGCCAGTCTACAATAGGATAAAACTCTTTAAGTCTAATTCTACTGTTGATACGTTTACTAACTATACCAGCATCTTCTTCACTCCAACAACGATTACACGTCGCTGGTTTTTCACCGCGGCGGAATTGTTGGCGCAGGTCCTGCATGTATTCACTATTATAAATCTCAGCCAATGAACTTTCTCTAAGTTTATACGGAGTACCATCACTCTTGGTAATTTCGTCTTTGGCTAGACAACATGGACGAGCTGTACCCACTGGACTTGCTTCTATACTAACCCAGGGTAACATACAGATATTATCATGCGTCTTGTTAATGCCTAAATGATCACGCAACTCTTGATACTCAGGGAATACTTCTTCAAAAGTTTCCTTACGCATCTCGTCTGTTTGATCATTGACCTTAAAGAATTCTTTTAATAAATGACTCTTATCATCTTGATACATAAATGTGATAATAGCTCGATAACCGGACACTGCTCGCTGTAATTGATCCTGTGGTTCTAGCCATGCAATATGTTCTTCGACTCGTTGCTTAATACGATCTTTAAATTGTATAGGCAACACGTCAATACGATCACGCTCTGGACTCTGTAAAATGTTTACGTTCCAATCCTTGGCTTTAATCAGGCCAAGCTCGACCCATTCTTTATGGAATTCTGTTAAATGCCAGGCATTGAGTATACTGACTGTACTACTAACATAAAAGTCAACATTGGGGCAAATTTCAATCATTTTGCGACGATTTTCTACTGTTTCTGCCCAGTCTTGACCCTTGCGAATGTATTCTCCACGAAGATATGAATCATCTAAACTAGCACCTACACTTACCACATCAAACAGTTTCCAATACTCAAATACCATCTTATCTTTAAGACGCATATGACTAAAGTTTGTGTTATAGACTAGTCTAACATGGAACATTTCACGACGCACTAGTTCTTCTAAGATGCGATAGTGTTCTTCCATGATCAGTGGTTCGCCACCAGCAAAGTATATCTGTTCGAGGTACGGAATATGCTCCTGCATCTGTTCCCACATATCATTTTTATCTTTACCAGAAAACATAATTTGCGGATGATTTAATTTACCAAACAGTTTAGTTTCTTCCGCAAACCAACTGCTGCTGAACAAGCTACCGCAGGTGCGGCAACTGAAGTTACATAGATTAGAGAAGCGTATGTCATAGTAGCGTAGTTTAAAGTCATCTAAACTGCCATCGGCATTAGTTTTATCTGCCAGGGCAATATGATGGCCAAAGTTTTTGTTTTGACTGTTACGCATACTAAAGAACCCGTTGTCTTCTTGTTCGTAACAACGAGTACATTCTTTACTCGGCTTGTCTTCAAGCATGTTTATGCGCATCTGTTTATATGGAGTGCCGTTCCATACTTCGGCCATGGTGTTTTCTTTAAAGTTGCCAATTGGCAAATGCATTTCACCCAGACAGCAAGGGTATGCACGACCGTCAGGGATACTGTGCATGTGTGTCCATGGTATCATACAGAAATGTTTACTTTCTATTAATTTATATGTATGATCTTCTGTTAAATCATCTTCATGTATATACACAGGTTTACGAGTATTGTAATTGTGATTTTTATGATGTACTGTTAATTTCTTGCTTGGCTCATCGCTCATAGTGTGTCGTACCAGTCCGCTAATTGTGTAAATGTATATTTAAAGTCTAGACCACGCCGCTGGTCGTATTGCTGATAAAAGTTCTTAAAGTCACGTTGTAAAATCTCACGTGATAGTGCTCCACTGTGTGGGCTGTCTACAGTCTGTAAGTACTCAATCAATCTAGTCAATTGATTATATTCAGATTCGTGTAGTTCACTGTGTGCCGCTTCGCCAAATTGTTGTAGGTCTTCGGCCATTTGTTCACGTATCTCCATAGGCAAGATCAACGGACTTTGGAAACTAGGGAATCGTAAGATGTTTAGACTAAAGTTAATTGCATCCTTGCCATAAGTGCGTTTAAGTTTTACTATCATCCATAACAAATCAGTAAGGCTTAGTAAGCATAGAGCATTGATGGTACACATAACATGTAGGCCTCGCAGTTTCTTGCTATCCAATAGATACTGTACATTGCTAACCCATTGATCCCAATCCAAGCCATCACGTATATACATTGCATGACGGCCCCACGATTCATTGCTAGTGTACAAATCCAATTCGATACCTTGTGTAGCATCTAATAACCTCTCTAATTTATCTTTCTCAAATCCTAAATTACTATTGATAGCAAGACGTGTAGTACTTTGTCCTTTGTTCTTTTGAAACCATTCTATTAGACGCCAGGTGTATCCTGACATTAACGGTTCGCCACCTGTGATGCGCAGTTCTTTTAACGTCTTGTGCAGGTCTGTTTCCCACCATTTGAAGAACGCTTCGACATAAGGATTAACTTCATCGAGCTTAAACAATTGATTGCTATCATGAGTATGAGTAAAGTGGTTACGTCCATCCGACACCAAATCGGTGTAGGCACCGTTATTCCGAATGTCTTTAACCCAAGTAGTGCTAAATGCAGGGTTACAGTAGCTACAAGCAAACTGACAAGTGCGGTCAAAGGCGATTTCCAAAGTCCGGAGGTTAACATCTTGATCCGAAGGTAAATTGTATGCATAGTTTAAATCCTCATCGTTATAAATTACAGTTTTGTACACACGATCACTAATAGGAGTTGGTACATCAACCCCATCATACTTAGGATCTTTATACATGTCTTCAATCTTCCAGCAGTATTCGCATCCGCTAGGACGATCACCTACCTGCATCTGTTTACGCTCTAATTTCTTTTGCGGAGTGTTATGGATAGCACTGGGATTAGTTTTAATTGCTTCTAGGTCAATAGCATGCGGCAATGGGTGATGACAGCTGGTAGTCTGTCCTGACCCTAACCATATAGTAGCGTTATACCATTTAGCCGCGCAGAATGATTCTGACTTAATGTCAATTACTCTGCGCTTATATTCTAAATCTGTTTCGTTAGCTATTTTCGGCATGATATTTGCACTCCTGCCAAAACTCTTTCATTTGTGGGAACGTTTCCAAAAATATTAATCCTCTGCGTTTATCGTATTCATTGAAGAACTTATAAAAGTCTGCTCTTTGTATTGTAACATAGTCTGCGGCAAGTTCGCAACCTTGTTTCATCCATTCAACATTACGTTCCATACGTTGTATTTCATAATCTTTAAAGCCTTCGAAGTTATCAGCTGTTTCGTCTGCCTGATTTGCTCGCATAAAGGTAACAACATCTTCTAATATGCGAACATAACTTGCTGGTAATATTTGTAAACTTTGATATGTTGGACTGCGTAACAACGGTGTATCAAACCATACACGTTGATAGGTCGAACTGTATTTTTTACGCATCTCTAATATCGATTCAAGTAATTGTCGCAATCCTAGTATGTTTAAATTATTCATTGTGATAATAAACGTTAGACTATTGCGATAAGGAATGTCAGTTAGAAATTGATGCGCATAAGACATACATCTAAAATAATGTAGACCGTCGCGAATATATTCTGCATGCTCGCTGTTGCCTGTGTCTAGGCTAACATACTGCATAAAATGTTCAATGCGTTCACCTTCACATAGTTGCTTAACTTTATCTATGTATTTCTTAAACAGATTACTATCCACACTAAAGTTACTGGTTACGTCAACGTGTAGATCACTCTTAGGCAGGGCAAGTATGTAATCAAACACACGATGCGTATTCTTATCCATCAGGGGTTCGCCACCCGTCATACGGAAGTGTTTTAAACTGCCGTACAGTTCTGGCCACCAACGCCAAAATGCTTCTACATAGGGATTTTCCGCACGTACAGGAATAGGCTTACGTCTGCCTTCAAAATGTTCAGGTGCATTGTGTGGAGTGCTAGTAGGATATGCTCCCCATCGGTCAATATCTTTGCCCCACTCTGTACTATACTGTGGACTGCAATAGCTACAGGCTAGGTTACAGCCGTGACTGAAGTTTACTTCAACATAACTTGGTACAACGTCTTGATCCCAAGGTGCATTTACTATAGTTTCGTAGTGTTCAGCTGCCCATGGCTCACCACTACGATAGTGTCTATCACTTAGTTGCTTATTGTCTTCTGCACTCCAACAGTAGCTACATTCTGTTGGACGTTGTTGCTCTAACATAAGTTTACGCTGTTGTTTTTTATGTGCTGTATTGTGTAAGGCACCCGGGTTAAACACTAGCGGTGCACTATCAATTTCATGTAACGGTGGATGATAGCAACTATTAGTAAGTCCTGTAGGCAAGTGTAGACTTACCTGTTGCCATTTAGCCAAGCAGAGTGCAGGACCTAACTTGTCCTTCATTTCTTCTGCCGTTGACATAAAGTCGCTTTTAGTTTTCATAATGCGGAATGATTCTTGTAACCTGCTTGTTATATTGTTGAGCTATTAATAACTGACGATTATATTCTATAGTGTGTTGCATTTTAATATTTAACTCTACCAACTCTGCTGTTGATAATTTTGCCAGACGATCAATTAATTCTAAGATAGCAAGATATCGTGCTTTACCATCTGCGTTATCATATAGCTCGGGCCAATATTCATCAAACGTTTTAAATCCTATTTGTTTTAAATAGCCAAGATAAAATTTAGATGCCATGACAATAAAAGGTTTTCTACACAATATTGCACGTGCAATCTTTTCAGTAGGATAAAATGTATTACCTAAAGTTGTAGCTTCGACTACAATATCTACAAAAATATTTTTGTATAGGTTATTAAGATCACTATTGTAATCGTAACTACCAGTGGTGTACTCGTATGCAGGTATAGGTTGAAAATATTGTTCTTTATTTTGCACCAACTGATCTAATTTAGCTGCGCCAGTTATATCCCAGGCAAATAGTTTTTGTATATCAACCAACTTGCGTGTATCTTCACTGTCTGTATTAAATCTTAATTGTAATAAACTTTTGTCATTATAATGTTGCGCTAAATGGCCTGCAATGCCAACCCGAGGTGCACTAGGTCTTCCGTAAAAACATCCAAATATTTTTGTTTGATTCCACGTATAGTCATTTGATGTTTTAAATTTTCTAGATTGTTTTAACCAATATGCCCAATTAATAACAATTCTATATCTATCGTGGCATTCAACAGCATTAGCAGTGACAATAGTAACTGAGGTAAATGTAAATAAATCGAGTATTGCATACACTCCACAAAATTGCAAGCAATGTGATTCTTGATTTACAATTAACTTAATATCTGTATGTTCGTGATCACGGCAGAATTTAATAAATGGAGTAATATTGTGCAACTGATCATTTTCTAATTGTAGTGTATACGTATTCATTGCAGTTGCTCTAATAGATAATCAGCCCATACTCGATGACCTTCAGCAAGTGGATGATTGATTCCTCTAAAATAACAGGAGTCTGATACTAATTGTTTTCGTGTCATTGCTGATTCAGTTAATCCACACATCCACTGCAATAATAAAGTTCGATCTATATCTGGTTTAAATCCAGTAATGATTCCGGGCAGTTTGTCCAATACCCAATGCGACATAATATAACAATGACCGAGATATTCTTGATTAATTATTTGTTCGCTGTATACCTGCAGCCAACTTTTAGATAAGATTGTTATAGCTGGATTCATGCCAATAGGATCAACAAAGTTAGTACCCACTATTACTTTAACGTGTTGATATTTTGCAGCTAATTCAACTATTGAATCCTGTTGTAGTCCATTATGATATTTTATAATAGAATCAAACTTATCAACTGAATCAAATGTTTGGTTACTAAACCACGTGACATAATCGTTGTGTTTGTCAAACGGTCCATCGAATGTTCGACATGCTTCGGTAAATGTGCATATGATTATAATATTAGTATAATCCAATTGCGGAATAAGGGTGTCTAATTCTGTTATTTTATTAATTATATATAAATTACAAGTACCACTCTGTCCCAGGCTTAAGAAGTCGGCACCCAAGTTAGATGCAACGATGTTTCCATACATCTTGTCTAATCTTTCCTGAGACATTGCATAATCATCTAGACAAATATCAGCACCAAATGTCCAGCTGTCACCAATGGTAACCACTAATGTATTTGAATTTCGATCAATGAAATTATATGGATAAACAGGATAAGTTCGCCAAACTTCTGGGATATATGAAAAATACTTTACTAAATTAGTATCGTGTAATCTCATTCTCTCGACATTATACCTTTGTTCTTAAATACGCTCTTGTAGTGATGTTTGAAAAATCTACTCTGCGCCGCTGTAAAATGCGGAGCAGGCAATCCTAATTTTACACTTAATGTATGTGACATTTCGTTACATTCTTCTACTAGATTTAATACTTTGTTTTGCTCCCAGATACGATTCAGTGCATCAAAGTCCTGTACTTCTCTGTAGTCCCAATCCGTAATCATGGTCATATATGTGCCTAGTTTAGCACCATACATAGCCCAGTCACCATTCTCTACATCCATGCCCACATTGTGCCATATGCTCAAGTGATCATAGTTGCGTGCGTGTACACGTCGCTCAAATTCACCAAGGCTTGGCTTTGTGCCACGATCCAAGCACATCTTAACACCTTCACGGAATCCAGCTCGCCAGGCTTGATATGAACTTTGATTTGGGTATGTTGTACTGTAGCAATCATTCATTGCCCAATAGCGTGGGTCAAAGCAAAACTCGATAGCTGTATCATCTGCACCATCACTGGCTTCGTGTGTGCGCATGTTGTTGACAAAGTCCTTGGTCCAACAACTCATGCCACCATTGCCGTACATAAGTCCGTTGATGTGATTACGAGCCTTCCAACGGAATACTACATCTCGATTGGTATCATCCAGTGTAAGTTGCAGGTTGAAGAATTCTGGATCGGGCAAGTTATCGCCATCTATTAATACAAAGCGTTCGGTGTCGCTGGCAGCCGCCGCGGCTTTGTGGGCAGCATCACTGCCCTTAACCCCATCTACACGTTTAGCCCACGGAACCATGTTTTGAATCTTGATCCAAAATTCTTCTTTCTTAGGTTCATCGTAGCTTAGATAGATGCAGGCTAAATCTGCTATATCAACGATTTGTGTCATAGTATTCTATATCCTGATAGGTGTCAGTTGGTTCTATTAGTATTCCTGCATGTTTCTTTACTGTGGCGTAGCCAGTGGTACTACTAGCTAATTGTACACGATAACCAGGGTTGTTGTCAATCTTTTTCAGCTTATTATCTACAATTGTATAACGGAAATAGTTGTCATATTCATCTCGACTAACAACAATATAGTTAGTATCCGTTGGGTGATTGATCATTGTACACATTGTAATGATTCCAAGTTCATCATAGTGCAATCTATATTCTTTAACTTCTTCTACAATGGGTTTGAGCATGGCCAATGCTTTTTCAAATTCACTTAAAGAGTTCATGTTCATACTCCTTGATTAATTCAGGTGTTACCCAGGACTTTTCATGATAGTGTATGGGGTGATATTGATTGGTGTTGGCAATACGTATCATTGGTAAGTCTGTTTCGCATACAACTAACTCAGGCCAGGGTGTACTGGTCCATGCGTTAATTGCCGGCTTCATATGTACAAAATTAATAAAATCTAAGCTGGGCAATGTGCAATCTTCTACACCAAGTAACTTTGCAGTTAGAGCATAAACAACATCGGTAGTAGGATTATCATCGCGACAGTTAAGTAATACGTTGTCACGTAGATAGGCCCAATTTTTAAATATTTGTTCTGCTAACATAAAGAATTCAGTGGCTTCACGACTGTATCTAAAATACATTAGCCCGTTGTAAGTATCGGGCAATTCATTATCGTCGAATAACTTTCTGTATTCTCGTGATGCGCTTAACTCTTGCTGATAATCTCTACATCCTGTGCTTAGTACAACATTCTTTAATCTAAAAGCAGTCCACCAATGCGCAATACTTCTAGTGAATACAATGTCACTTTCGAGTTTAATTGTTTCTTTGAATGGTGTGAGATAAAATGCCTGCCATTCATTTGATAACTTCCAAGTTTCGTCTTGGGCTAGGTCATTGTCAATAGTAACTACATAATCAAACACCTTTCGATGTTGTTCTGTTACCTGTTCAAGTGTATTCTTATCAACTGCTACTGCGTACGAACTGCCAGGCATGGTCAGTTTAATACTCATTGCTTGTACGTAAGCAAGCTGTAAGTAATCAACCTCTGCTGTATTCTGCGCAATGGTCATAAACCCCTGCTGTGCTTGATGTGGTGTTATGCGCATACTGTGTCCACCAATTGATCAAACTTTTCACTAAGCAAATAATCTTTATCCATTACGTGTATGTTTTGCAGGGCAATGACATGTGCAGAATTTTCTTCGCGTATAATCATCTTTTCGCCTGTTATTTCAATGTTTTTAATTAGTTTATCCAAGGTTAACATGGTAAAAGGTATACTTTGTGTAGTGTTAGTAGTGTACCCATTAATAATGTTGTTGGCAATGGCAAACGCATAATCATTGCGGAAATTACGTTCTCTTAAGTGATATAGTTTTTGATAGTAAGCATAGTTACGTTCGATACGACCAACTAGATCAAATAACATTTGTGTTTTATCTGTACGCTTAAATGTTATAGCAGTGGCCCATACATAATCTAAACTTAACTGACCCATGTTGCCCGACATTGACTGTTGAGGGCTTTGGTTGTAGTGCATTAACTTATAATCGACAGTGGTTTCGAGTATGGTTAATAAACTTGTATCTAACTGTAGGTAGTCACTGTCAAGTAAGATAGTTTCATCATAGGGACTAAGTTCGTACGCACGATATCTGCCACCGTTCTTCCATTCTGTGCCGCCAGCATGGCCGGTGCGATAGTTACTTAAACTAGGTACGCCCGGATCTGTGATAATGGTAGTAGGTAAGTTTAGAGTATGTTTAATTAAACGTGCGGCCTGCTCAGCGATTCGAACATAATCGACTGTGGCAGTGTTAACAGCAAATAATACAACACCTTTAGACTTTGCGGGCACGTCGGATTTCGTCATATTGAATATGCCATTCGTTCATAACTTGTTGATAGTGTTGCCGACACAATTCTAAAAATGCTAGTCGTTGTATTTCTATAGGATTTTCGTAGGTATCTTCAAGATATAAAGTATCAGCAGTCCAAGTTGATAGGAATGCTATAAGTTCCGGTGTTACTTTAAAGAGTCCATTGTTATACGGAACATGTAAATCCGTTTGTATTTTTTCTTTAAGTATGCGTTTGTTGGTTTGATAATCCGTTGCTTGTTTAATTTGAGCAACTAGTTGAGTAATTTCTGTTGTCATAATAGTAATTAGCCATAAAAATAGGTAAGTCAAAATAACTTACCTATAGTATAAGACATTTGTATTAAGTTGTCAACTATGAAATGGTTGGTGTACCCCATGAGTTAGTTGTTAAGTATGTTGATTCTGGGAATACAATATCAACTGCCATTCTGTAGGTTAAACTTAATGTATCATCCCAAGTTTTGTCAGCAACAGTGAACACAGTGCGGAAAACTACGTTTAATCCGTTTGAGCCGTTAGTAGTGTCACTACTGCTTGTATACACTTGTAAATACCCAGTGCTTGCTGTGTAACTTGCTGTGGTATCAGTTACTTGCACTATAGTAGCCGGTGTGTTAAGTACGTTAGTTCTATAACCAAGTGCTGTATTGTTGGTATTTAAGGTAATACCAGACCCAGTGCGACCAGTGTTTGTAGTATTTTTAAATCCAACGCCGCCCAAACCAGTTACTAGTCTAGCAAAACTGTTTTCTGCTCCACTATCAGCTGAGTTAACTGTACTTAATCTTAAATTTAATTGTCCACCTGCATTAAAGAAATAACGTGCTGCATCCGCACTAGCAAAAGTTACCACACGATTCACTGTATAACTACTTAAACCAGTTGTACTAGATACAGTTGCATCAAAGTTAGCACCAGTAGTTGTAGCACCTTGCGCACTGTATAAAGCCGCATTTGTATTAATTGTTGTCACCGCAGTTGCTACGTTGGCAAAATATGTAATAGTCTGTCCAGCAGTATAGTTACCACTTAATTGTGCACCTGCACCACTTTGATGTCCCAATGCGCCATTAAGTAGTGTTAGTAATCCACTCCATTGTGTGGCTGTTACTGTTCCAGCGGCAGAGACTGTATTGATTGCACTAATAGTCTGTCCGTATCCTGTGGCACCTGTGCCTACACCCATAACATACGCAATGTTTTTAGTAACATTGGTATAGGTACCTTGAGTGCCGCCCCATGCTAGATAGTTATAGTCTGTAGCTTGTATTAAGCCAGCCGATGCGTATGCCATTCTTATTTCCTTAACTGTTTACACTTTATGTATTTATTATAATATATTATTAAAAAATATTTATATACTAATTTAATGCTACCCACGCAGAACCGGTATATCCATAAAATGTTGTGCCAGCAGTTACAAATACTTGCATGCCTGCTGTAGGTGAAGTTATTGCTGCATCACGTGCAACAGTTGTTGCATATACAGCATTTTTTACGTAGCCGCTGGCAGTTACGTTGGTTGCCGTTACATTTCCTGTTAAATTACCTGTTACATTACCTGTTAAATTACCTGTTACATTACCTGTTAATGTAGTAACATACATGTTAGCAAATTTAGTGCCACTTGCACCAATATTAATTGTATTAGTTGCGTTTGGTAATATATGGTTTGATGCAATAGTAATGCCTTGACTTAATGTATAGCCAGTTGTAGTTAAATTACCAGTAACACTTGCTGTACCTTGTGCAACTAAACTGCCAGGTAAGGTAACTGCGGCCGTTGTACCGTTAATGCCGATGGCTTTGGTATTTACACCACCTTTATTAACCCATAAATTCAAATCACCATTATTTGTTACATTAGTTAAACTAACAGTACCACTAAGAGTGCGAACTTCTAAATCACTACTTACATTCAATCCTGCGGCTACGGTTAAATTCCCAGTAGCTGTGGCATCAATATCACTGCGTAAGTATGATGAAACACCATTAAGTGTCAGAGCACTACTAGCATTACCGGTAAATTGTACTCCAGTCAATGAAGTTGAACTAATTAGATTTAATCCTGGTTTAAGGGTAGTGAATCCAGTAATTGATGTTTGGGGTGTAAATTCACTATCTTTACTCAATACAGCAATCACAGTGTTTGAAATATAAAATTTAACAACCACATGGCTAATCGAACTGCTGTCTAAGATTGTTTCAACTAGTGCGCCCGATGTTCCTACTGCCGATGTATATGCTGGTCCGATGGCTACCCATTCTATTCCGCTCCATACCTTGAGTTGTGAAACAATAGTGTCCCACCATAAATCGCCAACATAGTTATCCACTGGAGTTGTAGAACTACTTGTACTTGCTGTAAGTGCTTTCCACAAAGAATTTCTACGTAATTTAATTATTTTATTAGTAGAATCATACCATAGTTGACCATCAAGACTGTATGACGGCTCGGATGTGTTTGCAAAATTTTCAAGTAACTTAACATAATTTTCATTAAGGAACAACCCGTATCCGGCATAGTTTTTACCGATTAAAGTTAAACTAGTAACGGTATTATTAATCGTACCATCCGTAATACGTGTAAGTGTTGCGCCGGCTGTTGTGGTTACTGTATATGACATTATCTTTACCTATTATGTATTATTTATCTGTTCTAAGCTGTGTATTGGAACCAAAAATCGCCATCGTGTGATCCAGTGTCATTGACTCCGAGCTCAGGTGCATCTGTACTAACAAATTTAGCACTGCCGTCCCACCATGCTCCGGCTGTTCTTACATATTGTGTAGTTGCAACTGCAGCATTACCTGTACTGGTATATGTCTGTGCCTGCGTTGCTGCTGTTGCACCCGCGAGTAAATTTACACCACTTGCACTAGCAGTCATTACACTAGTGCCATCTATTGCTAAATTTGCACTACCTGTTCCACTATCAATAATTTCTAAGAAACTATTAGCTTGATATATTTTATTTTTTAAGAAACCAGAATTATTAACGACAAATTCTGTAGTAGCAATCGCAGTATTTGCTGTTGATGCTGGCATAGTAATTGCAGTTGATACTCCTGTTAAAGTTGCATCAACAAAACTACTGTCAACGTAATTTTTTGTAGCAACACCCAATGTTGTAGTTGGGTCAGCAGCCACTTCAACGACTCCGGTTGCACCATTAACTGTTAGATACGTTGTACTGTTTGTAACTAGATTAATATCACCGTCGGAATTATTTGTTATCGATGCATCTACACCAGATACAGATAATGTTAAATCTAATCCTGCACCAATAGTAATGCCACTATCATTTACAATACGTAGATTACCAGTAGTACTATTGTTAATATCTGTACGGAAATAGTTACTAGCAATAACACCACCTAAGTAACTAGCATTATTAGCAGTACCCCAAAGTGTTTGAGTACTACGTAAATTGTGTCCAGTTTTAATAGAGGTAAAGCCAGTAATCGCAGTTCCTGGAGTAAATTCACTATCTTGGCTGATAATTGCTGTGCGGGTGCCATCTATGTATAATGATACAACATTATGAATTGCAGAACCAGTGTCTGTAATTTGTTCCCACAATGCACCACTCTTGCCGTTTACTTTGCTCCATACTGGGCCAACTAATTTCCAGCCATCGACATCATACGGAGTTGTGCCATCATATACGTATAGTTGTTCAGCATAGGTATCCCACCATATGTCGCCTGCGACTACTGTCGATGGTGCACCAACTATATCACTATTCTGCGCAGTGGCACTACTGATAATTTTAAAATATGTACCAGTGTATACTTTTAATAATTTAGCCGATGTGTCCCACCACAATTGCCCACTTAATGGATTGCTTGGTTCAATGTCATAGGCAAAATTTTCAAGTAATGATACTAGGTTATCAGTCATTATCTGACCGTAGTTACTGTAGTTACGACCAACTAATGTTAAACTAGTCTGCGCAGTATCTACAGTACCATCTAGGATAGTACCAAGTGTTGTTCCGTTTGTTTTTCTTATTATATACGCCATTTTATTATCCTAGTTATGCAGTAGTACTTAAATTAGTCAGTGTTTGTATGCGCACCGTGTAATCAATTTGAATCAATCTGTTTAAGGATTTTTGCACCGGACTAAAAATCACGTGTGTCAATAGTTTACCAAGTCCTTCACCCGACGATGTAAATCCTTTTAGGCCCAGTTCGTCAAAGACAAATTGACCGTTCAAGTCTTGACTGTTGTCAAACACAGCTTGACCGCTAGGCTCGCCGTAGTCTAATAAACAACTTACAATAATGTCACTATAGATCTGTCCAGGAGTGTGTATAATTACCATTTTATTACGCAATGGGTCACCGTTGGCAGCATTTGTGTCATCGATAATCTTAAAATATTGTGGACTATACAAGTCAGCATTTTGTACGTTGGTGTTTGTAGGCAAGTATGTAATAACACCAGTGGGGTCAACTGTAGTACCGCCATTACCAAAATGCATTTCAGTAATAAATTGTGTGCCTTTATTACTTAAACTTTGTGCAATTGCTTCACTCATATTTTCATAATGAATAGCGTTGCGTTTGTTTACGTACACTTCATTAGTCTCAGGATCAAATATCTTAATATGACCTTGAAGGTGTATACCACCACGCTCATCAGGTTGTTTAGCTGGTGCAGTAGTTGTTTGTGTTTTCATTGTTAAATCTTGCATTTTTTTATCCATATACTTATTTATTTCAATCCTACTAACAGTTATTGTATTTACCGTATACTTAAGGTGCGATTAATGTTGCTGTGCTAGCTTTTAAGAATGTCACTTGCTCAGTTGTTGCTCCATTAAATCCTGTCCCATCTGTTGCTACTCCGCTACCTAAATTATACCATACGTTGGTTGTATGCAATGATATATTAGCTACAATAGTTACGTTACCGTTGCTATCAACAAATGGGTTGCCAGCATCGTTTCTACCAACCGGCACAATACTTAATGGATACACATTACCTGTGCTTGTTCCATTTATTATTATCGCTGAACTAAGTGATACATTGCTAGTTATTGTAGTTGGATAGATTGCAACATTAGATCCATTAATTGCAATATTACTACCAGCTTTACCAGTAGTTAATGTTGTAATTCCATAGTAACTTAATGAAATGTTGCTAACATTAGCACCGCTTGTTAATACTGTTAAATTAGCACCAGTCGATGATTGTGTTATATAATCACCAGCAGTTACAGTAACATTTCCACTTAGAGCTACATCATTATTTTGATATGTTAGACTATTTGTATTATTGCGTATAACCAACAACACTCTTGCAACTGAATCAATACCAGCTACTGTCATCGACGCACCAGATACAGATTGTGTTATTACATCACCAACATTGGCACTTACGTTACCAGTTAATGAAAGATAGTACGAACGAGTTGTTGTTACCGTATATGGTGTAATTGTGCTAAGTGAAATATTAGAAACTACATTTGGCACAAGTTGATCAATGCTACCATCAGTTATAAGTGTTCCAGCAGTGTAAAGTGCTGGTGTACCTGTACCTTGTGTGCCTCGACGTATTTGCCCAAGTGTATTTGTTAATAGATTACGTGTGTAATAAGTTATACGTTCACCATTAATAAATATCACGCCAGGGATAGCAATTTGTCCTAATCCTACTGTGTCGATAAATGGTGCAGTTAACTTACTTGCATCTGCCACAACAATTGTAGTGTCGGTTATTGCTAAATTAGAAGCAAGTGTTGTTGCATGTGCATCAGCAATACGTAAATAACTTTCTTCACGCATCATATTACTAAACATTCTATAGGCAATTACATCAACATTACCGTTAATTTTAGTATAGACCTGCATGTCTAGTGTGTCAAATACAATACCAGGAACCATTTCTTCTGGAGCATGTGAACTGTATGCATCAACATACGCACCACCGACAACATCGATATCTTCAGCACGTGTACCAAGAGCTAAATCGGTATAGTTACTCTGTATAATTGTGTCAACAGCAGCATCATCTAGCATAGGCAAGCCGTCAACATCGTATTGAATATTATCAAACAAGCCGTTATCAAATGGTGTTGCTCCATCAAATTCCGGAGCTTGATTAAATTCGATTCCTTGTACTTGTACCCCCGGATAATCAATGCCGCGTAGTAATTGCCCCATATTTCTATAAGATGCAATTAGAACATTGCCCTGAGTTTGTGTTTGGGGGCGTTCTAATTTTAATGCTGTCAGATTAGTTGCCTGTGGGTAAACGCTAGTAGTTGTGATTGTTGAATTATCAACAATACTAATAACATCGGTTAAATTAAACTCATGCTCAGTTAAGTATGCGCCTACACGATATGCATTGGTTATATTTCCAAATATTGCAGGCAGAGTTGTGAGGATCTGTACATTAGCTGTTACAAATACATTTGCCCAATATGATGTAGCAACATTGCTAGTAACATTATATATGTTTGATACCCTGGTTTGAGTTAAATAATCACCGACGTTGGCAGAGATATTACCACTTAATAATAATATTCCAGATACTGCTTCAGTGATTATTGTTGCATTAGCAGAATTACTGCTAATAGTCATATTTTTATGCAATCCAGGAGTGGCTGTTACAAATAATACATTGGAGTTTGTGACAGAGGCCGCGATTGTAATATCTTTATTAATCGTTTCGATTGCAGGCATGGCAGCAGTTGGTTCGTAGTATCCTACAATACGATCATTTGCATTGGTAAAATTAGCCGAACTGTATCGTGTATAATCCTCAGTGTGTACAAACGTAGATCCCGATGTTATGTTTGCATTTACTATAAATGCATGACGAACAGCACCGGCCAGTGAACCCACATGAGTTACAATATCACCAGCAGTATAAGCAGTGTTAGCGGCCCATTCCTGCACAGAACTAGTGTAACTAACTCTATCAAATTTTAATGTTGTATTAACACTTCTAACTTGTTTGTTTTTAAGTATTGCATACGCAGTTGCAGGTATAGTGCATCCACCATTAATAATCACGGTCGGTGTTATATAATATCCACTGCCAGATGTTAAAAGTTCAATGCTAGTTACTGCGCCTGAGTCAAAATCAATAATTGCACGGGCAGTTGCGCCTGTGGCTGCAAGTCCACCATCGACAATAGTAACTATCGGTTCTGATGTGTAGCCACTTCCACCGTATTCTACTACGATACTTTCAACACGATGATTTCTATTTGCATACCATTGATTGTATGTGTCAGTTTGCCATAGAGCCTCGTCTTTGATTACATCTTCACCACTAGGGCTACGGAATATTTTAGTATCCGTATCGTAATATGGAGATAGATCGAAGTCAGTTACACTGCCTGCAAATTCATCAGTACTGTCATAGTTAATAGAGTATTCACGTATTTTAGTTGAATACGGTTTAACCTCAGTAATATAACTTTCATAATACGTTTGATTATCTTTAATATAATTAGGATATTGTAATAGTGAACGCAATTTATGCGATACACTAATAAAACTAGTTTTAAATATCCAGTCAACATATTTTTGTTCATTGAATAGATAGTTAATCATTACAAAGAATAATTTATTAAATTCTGTGTCTAACTCGCCAACAAAAATATCATCTTTAAGTGCAGTAATTATATAACGAATTTCAGTAGTTGGGGTTTTATTGTTAACAAAATTACCATTTGATGTTTTTAATTGAATAGTTCCGTCTTGTATACCGACTACATCAAATTGATTATTGCCATTGAGAACAAGTAAATTCCATCCGCGATTGACTCCGTTGGCAACTCTGACTAAAACATCATCGCCGACTGCTACTGGTAATTTTAATGCATCAGTTAATGTGTCAACTACATATTCAAGTTGAGTATCTGTACCATAACCGGGCGCATACCAATCAACATAATCCCAATACAAGTCGGTTTTGTAACTTTGTGTTCTAATAGCGGTCCAAGTTTTATCCGCAGACAATTCATATAATACCCATAAATTATCCTGGGTAGTATCTTGATTTACTAAAACTTTGTATCCTGCGGTTAATAATGCCACATCGAGATAATCTAATTCTATTTCTGTTTCAATTTTTAAATCGTACTCTCCCAATTTAAAACTAGGCTCTGCTTCAGCTGAACTAATAGTAGTTAGGTCACAGTTTCTTGTAATCGGTTTAGTTATCAAAATACTGTTAGCATATTCTACTAAGTTAGCATAGGCAGCAATTCTGTCAGCAAATATAGCCTGACGTGGTCTTGTGCCTAAGCCAAATTTATCAGCAACGCTTAGTGTTGGGTCAGGCACCTCTGCACCCAGTATATCGATACCAGCCAGACTATCAATTAATTTATTAATAATCTTAGGAGATATTATACTATCTGCATTTCCTTTTTGTACTAGTTCATATTCACTATGAATAATATTAGTATTCTTAACTGTATTATAGTCAAGGTGCAATATAGTAGTTTGCGCAGACAGATAATCAGCTACATTATATACAACAACTGAATTATTCTGTATAACTGCCGCATACGGAATGCCTTGATTTTTTGGATTTTGTATTATATCCTGTATTGATGTTGTGGTCAATTGTCTAGTTTCGTTAGTTGGATCAACAGTTGTTTTATCTTTGACCCAGTAGAAATATTTAATACTAATAATGTTAGTAACTTGATCAACATAAACAAGTTCAACATAAGCACTATCATCGGCATATTTAGGCACGCCATCACCACCGTTGGCAACATAAGCACTAGGTAGATATATACTTTCTACCCACTCTAACACTTCCACAGTTGATCCAGGGAATAAATTACCCCAATTAATACTGCGATATGTTAATGTATCTTGCTCATAATCTATGTAACTAAGTTGACTTAGATTCCACCACACTTCACCAACTTGAGTAGTACTCCAGAATATATTATCGTTTAGGCTAACTGCGGTGTTTGTTCCGCGATTGTATATTGCCGGATCATAGCCAGTTTTGTATGATATTTCCTGATCTGCACGACCGAGGATTTTGCCTTTGGCAGGATCAATGAATTCCAATGATGTTAAAATAGTATTTGTTAAATTACTGTATAGATACATTCTAGTAACTGATTCGATGTCTACACGTGGCTCTTGATATCTAATTAAACTCCAACCACGACGACCAGTCGGATTGTTAAACAAGTAGATACTGCCACCATTTTCTATAGTAGTATCATCAGTTGGTGCACTTACTACAATATGTCCACCGATTACATCAAATGCCGCGCCAAATCCGTCGCCTGAGTTTAAATCTGTTGGATCGAGTTGTTGACAGAATGCATAACGTCCTGGATTCTCAACATGGTCACGTGGGTCATCATATAATTCATATGTGTAAACACTACCACTTGCTTTAACTTCGTCTAATAGTGCTGTAGAATCATCATCGAGTGTTGTGTTAATATTGTGCAGTGTGCTAGTTGAATCTAATAGATATTGTTCTGGATTTACTATTAATTCGTTATAGGTTAGACTGGTTGGGTCAGTGTCAATAATATATTCAGGTGCGTTAGGATATAATAAGTCTGTATGCGCATCAAATGTAGCATAATGTTTTGTTGTTCCACGTTCACTACTAATAACCAGCATGTATGCATTGCGAGCCAAGATAACTTTAGTACCAAAATATTCATTGTTACTACGATATGGGTTAACAATAATCTGCATGAACGCAAATATAGCCAAGCCTGCATCTTCATACACTGTACCACTGCCTGATAAGACACGTAAGCGATTTTTAGCTACAGTTTTATCACTGTCTAATCTTAAGTATCCATTTTCATTAACTGCGGTGATACCTAATAGGTTAGCATCATTAATATCTTCGATTAAACTATCTAAACTTGTACCAGTCACAGTAATTTGGAAGTTATCTAGTCGAATTGTATTGCCTGGAGTAAACGTTGGATTTTGTGTATAGCCTGTGTTAGTACCGTACAAGGTTCCTCTGTTATGGAATTTCCATACTGCACCAGTATTGTAAATTGTACCGGCATTATAATAAGGAGCACCAATATAGAATGCGCAGTTGTTTGAACAGATAGTCAGGGCTGTACCAAATCGTGCACCTTCTTGAATAGCATTTAGACTACCATCTAAACTGTCAATGCCAATCAATCTTTCTAATAGAGTAAATTCATTTGTTTCAACATTGACAACTTTACCAACACCTAATGGAACATTTAATGTAACTGTATTAGTTCCCGGGGTTGCAGTATATTCGCTGCGAGGCAATTCAATTCCGTCAACAGTTACTTTATACACAGGTGCAATTGTTTCTACTGTGGTATACACTGTACCAGTTGTACTGGTAAATGCTTCGATAACACGATCGTATGCGTATACTGCGCCGGCTTCATCGAGCAAGTCGCCACTAGAGCCAATTACACTGTCAGCTGGTGCGCCAACACCAAGTTGTGCACCGTTTAAACTAGCATCAATACAAAAACCAAATTCACTGCCCGCCGGTCCGTTAATAGTTTTAACTAATGTGTAGTACGGACCTTGTGAAATTGTTAGTGTACCATTAACATTTCCAGATATAAATGTTATAGTTGTGCCAGATAATGTGTAATCAATATTTGGAATGTATGTACGTGTTGAGCTAGTCACAACTAGTGCATTTGCATCATTAGTAACTTCGGGTGTAAATGGTACTGTTATTGTAGATACAGAACCAGATGTAGTAACATTTCCCGTAGCTTTAGTTACAAAGCGTTGTAAGCCATATACATACACTTTTGGAGTTGCTTCGTACGGAGCGCCAACATACAACCAGTGGCCTAACTCATCAAACGCAAAGCCATAGCCAAACTGTCCATCGACAGCACTAACATTGCCTGTAATAACCTGTCCTCTATTCCATACAGTTTCGCCTTCAAGTTTATTATAGGTATAGATTAAACCAACATTAGCGGCGCCGCCGGCACCAGAACTTGTTGGTGCGTTAACTGCTAACGTTTCTCTTCCGGCAACTCCATCATCAATGAACGGATCAACTGCTGTATCAATGTGCGAACCGTAAGTAAATGTATTTGCACCATCAGGTGTTATAGTTGTCGATTCAGTATAGACATTTGAAGTATTTTTATCAAATACATTTACTGCACCTGTGTTAGTAGAAACAGATAAGTTTGCATACAAAGTGGTACCGACAAAAATAGTTTGCTCGATGTTGTCAATCATTTTTAATGCTTGACCGTAGCCTATGTTTGCAGAATATTCATTATTAGTTGTTAATGAAGATACTGTAGTGTTTGCTGGAAATATATTATTAGTACTAACTATCTGACTTGTGCTTACATTAGATGCATTACTACTAGTAAGGAAATTTGATATAATGCCCACTGCATTACCTGTAATAGTTGTGATATTAGTCACAGCATTTCCGCCAATGGTTAATGTACTAGTTGCATTGGCCAGTGCCACATTACTAAATGTAATGTACATATCATTGGTTTTAACTAGACGTTGATCCATTTCCCATGGGTGTGTTTTTTCGTATACTTTCCATGTACCGCTTGGTTGCGTACCAAATGGCTGGCCTTGTACAGCATTAGTTTCCGCATCTTCATCGATCCAAATCTTTTCACCGACTTTCCATTGATGCGGCGGCGTATATAAACGTGCAGTTTCCATGTAGTTAAAACGTACACTGTCTAGAATAAACAACATGCCGTCGCCATCTAAGGTAGTTAGTTGTGAAGTGTCACCTGCGTATCTGACTAATATGTTATCAAGGTCTATTACACTGTCGACTTGATAGAAGCCGTCGAACTCAGTGGCAAAACTACGAACTAAAAATATGTCGCCAGCAACCAATCCATGAGGATTAGTGGTGGTAAATGTTACATATCCATCTAACGAGTTAGCCACTGATGTAACTGTATTATCAGTTTCTGTTACTCGATATACATTCCAGTTTTGCGAAAAGTCTTTTGCACACCATATAGTATAGCCAGTACCGATTGCAGATAATTGATTGTTCAAATCAGTGAAGTTGGCTAGATCAAATATAGTAGTATCAACATCATCGATATTTACATATCCAGCAGTAGTGATATCGTTATTGTAATCACTTTGTGCATCTCTATCTAATGCAATAATTCCGTTATACTGCTCGGTTGATTTATATAATTGTGATTTGTTAAATGTAGTTACACCGTCACTGCTGGAATCAGTTACAAATGTAGCAGTTGCAGGATTAACTGAAAATGCTTTTTCATCGAGTGCAATTTCCACGTATGGGTTTGTATCTAATGCACCATATTCGCCCACACGTATTGCCCATTCTTCATAGAAATTTATGGCACTGCTTAAATTATTAAATTCTGCACTGGTCAATTGATTAATTGCATTAGCAGAACCTTTTTGTTTAATGAATCCTTTGTATAATTCAATTTGTGTCGTATCACTTAAACCAAGATCTGACAGATATTGACGTGTTTTAAATCCAATTAATCCATGGCTGTAGTTGATTTGATCCGCATCTTTAAAATTTGTATATGAATCATAATATACCTGAGATTTAGCAGCAATGGTGGCAAAGTTTGGCAATAGCCCTTTTTTAATTTCACTTGCGGCAATTTGTTTCCAATAAGCAAAGGCAAATTCAGCATTAGTTGTTTGAGTAACATTATTCAATGCAACATAATATTGATTTTTATATTGTACTAGGTCACCTTTTAAATAATCTTTATTACTGGACCACGCATCTATGTTGCCAGAATTGTAGATGAAGCCTGGCGCACTTAAACTGCCATCCCAGTCTGCGGTTTTTTGTCCAATCAATTTTAACCTGTATTGTCTATTACCAAGTTCAGGTTTGTAAATGATATCATTAAACACTGTGGTGTTATCAAAAATTAACACATGCTCGTATTGTACTAGATTTAATTCAATATAGCCAATAACTGCATCATTGGTCAATGTTAATTTAAATGCAGTTGGGCTACGTAACACATTGTAATTTGTAGTTTTAACCAAGGCAAAATTTTGATCTAATACTTTTGAACCATGCTGACTATCAGTAATTGCATCAGTGATTGCACCAACTGTAACTGCATTTATTGTGTTAGCCACCGGTGATAATACTAAGATACTGCCCGGTGCCCAACCTTGCTGTGCCCAGAATAAGAATTCTTTAGTTGATAGTTTCCAGTTGCGTGTTTCGCCTAGTTGTTCATCTGTGTCATTGAAGGTAAAACCCTGCGCCATTAAATATCTTTCGTAGCTAATTAAGAAATCAGCTATTTGTTGTTGGCTATTAAACTCATACCCATAAGGTACGGTTAATTTTAAGTTTTGATAATCTTTAAACACTGTTACTGAATTAGTTAATACAGTAATTTTGTATGCATTTGAATTTATCACACTTGGAATAATAGTAAAGTACGGGTTAGCTAAATTATACCCACGTACACTATAGCCATTTGTGGTCTTTTCAATAATCACACCACTGTAGACTAGTTTGTCAACAGGCGTCGATTTATACAAATGTACATTATAATTTTCATTTGGTACAATAATACTATCATTTGTACTGGTCGGTGAACTTTGTTCTGCTAAAATTTGTAGATATTTTTGATCACTAAATCCGGCCAGTTTATATGCAAGATTAATTTGATAATGTGATATCAGCGGAGTAATAACAGTAGCAGGATCTACACCTTGATGTATTAAAAAGTCAGCAATCCAGTTTATATAACCGGCGGTTCTAACCACAGTGCCAGCTGATGTGTCACCATTGAATGTCAGTGATGTTTGTTTAATGTGATCATTGGTATCAGTTACATATTGCTCCAACATAGTATTTTTTGAATAACGTGACACATCCATTAATAGACTAAAATACTTGGCTGGTTTAGCCAATGCCAGTGCTTGTTGTACAGCAAACGCAAAGTCACTGCTGTGGCGCCACGCTGTTTCGACCGGTCCCTGTTGTCCTACTGCCCATGCAGTTGCCGCATGAGTAGCATTAAATGATGCAGTCATTATTGCTGCCGGACTTAATAAAAATCCGTTTGCATCAACTGGTATAACTTCTGACAATCCAGGGCGTGCAAAGGTTGTATCTATACCTGCGCGAGTACCTTGTTTAATCAATCCAGCTTCTAGGTCGTCCCATAGTAATTTATTGCCGCCAGTATAAGGTGCAGGACCGTATTCTTCTACCCACCATGATGGCATGGTAGAGAAACCCAACATCTCCCACGGAGTTAAATGCGGACGTAATGTATCATAGAAATATTGATAGCATGCTCTCCAACTACCTGGTAATGCTTCACTATCAATTCGATCCACAAAACGGCTGTAATTCCATGTAAAGGGATCATTGCTGTCAAATGTGTCGTTGACTGTGAAATCAATTTTATTATTGCCTATCCATATAAGGAAATTCTTAGACGTTAATTGATTTATTTCATTTATCGAATAATCATTATTTCTAAATTTACCCGGCATTACGTTATAAATGTCTTGATAGCTACCGATATCACGCAGCGTGATGTTATTGTATATACGTTTTTCTAACTCTAATAAAAATTCATCTCTATAATCATCAAATGCTGGTGTTATGCTACCGTCGTGGCCGCGAATAACATTAATGGATGTACGATAGGTATCGTCTAAAAAGATCTCAGGAATAAATTTAGGATATAACCCTAACTTAGTTGGAGTTTCTGGTACATAAGATCCATTAGTATCTGCATATTCTACAATTTTAACATTGTCATCAACTTCCAAAGTAACAGTGTCGGTAAACGTTATTGCTGGACGATCTGTATCAAATGTATAATCTATATCTATTATTAACTGTACATCATTTAAATAAACAAGTACTGCTTTATTACTTAATGCACGGGCATCGAATGTTGTAGTAATTTCATATGAACGAACCAATGGGTCAAATATTGTATAGCCCACGCCATTGACAATATTTTTTAATGTACCATACGGTATCATGTCACTGTAATACCAAGGGAACGTACTGTTTTTAATCTTATTAATTTCGGTTATGATTAAATCAACACTGGCCACAGGATCAGTCGGTTGTATGCCAGACAAAGTTACACTTAACTCTAAAAATTTATTTTTAAATCTAGCATATTCTTGCTGTGCGTAACGAACGGCGTCAATAAAGTTTGTGCTGTCATTTACTAAAAATAATGCTGCATTCGATAAAGGTGCACTGTGTTGTAATATGGTGCCGCCTTGTGATTTAATCTCAATATCTCTAAGATTACTATCACTGAGTACATCACCCACTAACTCTGTACTATTTTGACTTAGTTCCACTAGGTGATTTCTGATTTGACCCAATGTCAATGTTGATAAATCAGTATTTTGTGCATTGAGCTCTAGATTTTTTGGTATCTGGTATTGCCCAAGCGCACTTACTTCATTACTATAGACTAGAATGTCGATCTTATCACCTATAGTAGGTGCAGTGGATAATGTCAATGCTCCATTTGTTAAAGTCCATTGAGATGTTTTTAAGAATACATTATTTTTATAAACTTTAACATATGGTATCGTAACTGCATCTGGTACAGTGACATCAATTTTAAATGGACTATTAATACCATCGTATACATAGGTAATCAATTGATATTGATTATTTTTTTCAGTAACTGTATTCCAATTATTTTTTGGTAGTGATGTGTATCTATCTACTATTTGATGTAGGAACCCTGTGGCAATTCGTTCAGTAAGTTGAGTTTGATTAGCTACATAACTAAACGTATCAGTATCAAAGTAATTGATGAATTCAATATTTCCCTGAGTTTGGAATGATGTGTAAGTCAGCGGAAAGGCCAATACTGAATCAGAAATAGTGCCGGTACTTGATCTGTTGTAGCCAAATAATCGTGTGCCGGTAAACGTACTCAACGGATAAAGCGAAAAACTCTGTTCAGCACTATCGTACATGTCAAATAACGGATCTTGTTGTAGGCTAGTTTTTTGCTGACTAGCTATCCAAGTATCACCATTGTACCACCACTGAGTGCCTTTGTAAACACCATCAGTTATAACTACAGAATCGTAAGTTTCAACTGCACCATCGGCAGCTGGATTTAAATTTATATATTTGGGCCCAGTTAATAATCCTTCACCATCAATTGCAGTTTGCACTAAATTAAGTACAAAAATTTTATTACGAACCAACGGATCAACATCGTTGGCAAATATAACTCGCATGCCATCAAATAATGTGACTCCAAACGCTACAGAAAATACCTGTCCATTCAAATTATTAAATGCATCTTGTGTTGTAGTATCTAATATATCAACTGGTGCTTTTCCAATCCTGCCGTAATTGAACAATTGCAGGTCTGATTCAAACTGTACAATTGGACGACGTGCGCGAAGGTCTTGGTCAAATATATATTGTTCATTGTTATAGGTAGCAGTGGCAGTGATTATATCTCGATGGAACCATCGATTATTTCTCGACCATGCATTTAAATCTACACTAGCTCTGTTAATGGTAATATATTCTGGATACACAGTGTCTCGACGTGTATTGATTACTGATGTTCCGCTGGCAATGCCTGTTCCAGTTATAGCCGATCCATTTACTATTGAAGATACATCGCTCAATGTAACAATGTACAAAGATCCAACTGTAACTTCATAATATACTTCAACTTCAATAGTGCCAATGTTAATAACAGTACCTGCAGGGATTACATCTGTAGTAACTGCACTTAAACTAATTCTATTCAATGGATAATTAGTGATAATCTCATCATTGTAGGGTTCAGGTGTAACTAATAATGTTGTATCAACTAATTGTATGCCTGTAGCAGACCCTACTCCTTCTACATAATATTCCTTATCCTGATATGTTGCTGGGATAGCATCAGTACCAAATCTTATTTTCAATCCGCTAGTAAATACCACTCCATTGGGACTGGTGTATGTAGTTTTTCCTAAAATATCATTTTCAACATCTATAGACCAGCCAGCGATATCAACTAGTTTAATTGTACCATAGATAGACGGATTGTTACCATCTTGAAAGTACAAAGTATCTTGTATACTTGATATCACAGGAACAACATGAAAAAATCCATCATAATCTTTAAAGAATTCTTTATTGGCATTAACTACACCAGATCTGATATAGACCTTTTCGTTGATTTGTACATCTTGTACACAGGCCAATCGAATTAATGGATCGTTGATATCACCACTGTCTGCAAATTGTACACGCCAAACTCCGTAACGTTGTGCCTCGGGTATTACCTCGCCGGCATTATAGCCAGACACAATATCACCGTTGCCATCGTAAACATTAGGTACAGTCCATGCTTCTTCACCACGGTTTGTTAATAAATTTTGATCAATGAATATTGCAGTTTTACCGTTGAGTTGAGTAGCAACACCTGCATAGCCTGGAAACGCAGCAAGGAATTGACTAACAGTATGATTTTGTATATCAGCATAGGCAAGAGGCACTGCGTACTCTACGTTGGCCACTACATTCATTAACACATATCTGTCTTGGGCACTTGCCTGCGGCACATTAAATGTAATTGTACCCGAGTCTGCACCGTTGTTAATAACTCCGAATACATCACGTGTACTAACTGTCGGAGTTGCATTTACTAGACCATCTACACCTAATTCAGTTTGTATCCAGAATTGATTACCCAATTGATCAACTTCAAATGTGTATCGGCCACCACGTGCTAGAGTAAGAGTATTTTTTGTCGGGCTAGTAGATGTAAACTCGTAACGAGACGAACTTACATTACGAACAACATTATAGGTTTTTTCTAAATCAACTCCGCTGGTGTTAACATCAACAGCGTTTGGACCATCTGCAAGCCAGTAGTATTGACTAAAATTAATAAATTTATCAAATGATATTTGTGGGTCAAAGCTATAATATTCGTCGTCAAATAATCTATCATGGTTTGCAGTTAGCCCACCATAATATTCAATTTTGTTTAACAGATCAGTATAACTGGCAAAAAATGTAATTTCTTGTCGATCATTGCGAACAACAATACCTGGTTCAAGTTGATACTTTTGTCTTTCAGCTGAATTTTCGATTACATAGCTGTCTTTACTTTTATAAGTTGGAGCAAATGTTCTTCCGATATAGCCGTGTATATTTCTTAAATTTGGCTCAGTTACTAACTGATCCATTGTTGCCGACAAAAACTTATTGTTAGTATCGGTTTGAAATATGGTAGGAAGAAAATTTGAAGTCTTTTTTGTCGCCATGTCGTTATAATCTCAAGTGTTATATAGTATTTAAGCCAATACAGTTTGGTTGATTTGCGCTGCGGTGATTGCACTAATAATCTGTACATTGTCCACAGTTGCAGCACTTACAATAATTTCATTATAGTTTGCATTGATTTGTAGTAGGCTACCGAATGTGCCAGTTTCACTCGATGGAACAATAGTGATACTTGCAATATTAGGTGCAAGCACACTATGCAGGTACGCACTCAATTCACTGAAGTAGAATGTTTCACCAAAGTCCCAGTTAGCTACATCAAAGTAACTGTTAATTGCATCAATGACTTTAGTTTTAATATCATTATCACTGACCACTATACTTGTATTTTTTACCACTTTAAATGTTGCCTGTAATGAAATTGCTGCTTTGGCGCCAAATATTGGTTTAAATTTAGCAGGGTTATAAATGATAGTATCTGTTAAATTTTTATAATTTTCCAAACTACTAAACTCTGTACTCAATGCATCAACGGTTGGAGCCGTTGGCTCAGCGACTACACCTGTAGTATCCTGTATCCATGCAGTATAATCAGTGGCGTATTGTTTTGTTAATAGATACAAGTCAATAATATTATTTGGGCTTGGATCGATACGACGATAGTTAGGGCTATTATGACGATATTGGAAATATATATCTTGACGACCAACTTTAGCAGTATATCCGGTTACCTCAGATAATACGTAGGTTGCATCAGACTGATAAAATTTATTCTCAGCTGCAATATAAAATAATTGTCCAATAGGCCAAGTTTGACTAACTGCCTGCGCTGCTATCAGGGTTGCATAAGAGGAATTGATAAGATCGTTGCTGACAAGCGTTTGTGTAACAAAATTATCATATCCATAGGTTGCTTGAAAGTATACATATTTGCTATTGCTATCAACATCCGGGCTAACAATTAATTCAAACAATTCTGGATTATCTAATATACCATTGGTATCTATATCAGAAAACGTAACTAATATTTTATTAGGATTTTCGTAACCATCAACTTCAATAATATTTTTATAAATGTACCATGTATAATCCAATGCTAGAGGATTTGAATCATCGGGATTGGCGTTTACCTTTAATACTTTAATGTTATCATGTACAGTAAGACCTGTTTTAGGGTCAAACACTTTAACTGTATTGTCAAAGTAGAAATTAGTTTCTTTTACACTTTCAAATACATAATTAAGTCCACGATATAGCACAGTGTAAGTTTGTCCTACTGTTTTAAAACGGATCAACCAACTAGCATCTAAAGCGGCGCCACTGGTATTTCCTGCATCAGTTAGACTAAAATCACCTGTGTTTAAATTACTAGGTAATATTAATTTCCATGATGTAGTGTCAATATCATAACGCAGACCAAAATCTTGATATGACTGTACATAACCTACTATGCTATCCACTAGCGCAGTTGAAAATTCAGTATTTAACACCGCATATACTGCAACAGCTATAGCACCATCGGGCACTTGTTCGCCCAGGATAATCGGACCAGAGCCATTGGCTAAATTACCCAGGCCCCCATTGGTTCCATCACCAACAATCTGTTGAACTGATGCATATATAAAATATTTGTCGCCTGGCTTGCTCGGAGTATCATTATATACAATAGTATTTCGTGAATCAAAATAGTTGCCAGTGCCTGCTGAGAATTTAATTATAGAACTTTGTTTTATGTATTTGTTATTATTAGCAACTACATCACCAACTTGTAATATGATGTCTGATGCATTAACTAGATAACCAGTCGATCCGTTGGCCACTGTTGTTGAATAATGCCACTGTGTGTCACTGATAACGATAGTAGGATATTTACTATAGAAAAAATGTAGTGTTTCTTGTGCTGACGCCACGGGTTTCACTTTGTTATAGATTGCTTTGTAAATATCATTCTTTGTGTTATAATCAAAGGAAAACGTACCTACAAACGGATCACGATATAATACACCGTCATCTGCAAAGATGTTAGTACTTGAATATTTTCCAGTTGTATCAATAACATCTAAGTAACGACTAATACCAGAACTTGTACGGTTAACTGCTTTAACTTTAAGTATGTTACTGAACAATGTGTAAGGTAAGATGTTGTAATCTTCGCCTGTTACCATACGATCTTGTGTATAGTATTGTTGAGGTGCTTTCTGACGTATTTCTTCCAGCGATTCACGTGAGCTAGCATTAGCCACAGTGTAGCGCAGGCTAGCACGAATAGTCAAGGTTTCAACTCTGCCACTACGGCTTGTATAATTAACTGGTACAACTATTCCCTGCATTTCATCTGGGGTGATTTTATAATCAGCACCATTACTCACACGGTAGTACAGTCTATAATTGCCCTGTGGAATGTTAGCAAAGGCACCATCACCAAATACTAGATCAATTTGATCACTGGCTCTAGTGTTGACTTGGAATATAGATTTATTAGTACTTTTATTATAGATAACATTGGTGTTGTTTACTGCTGGAACCTGTGTCCATAAGGCATTTGGCAAGCCCTGTGCATTTAAACTGTATAACCATATATCAGTGTTATTGATATTGTCAACATTGACACTATACACACGATTTGGTGTACTTTCTTGGAATGTAAAATCAAGTGATTTTAATTCGCCCTGTTTGAAGTAGGTAAAGAATCCAGTATTTGCACTGGTATTGCCCAAGTTATCATTTTTGTAAAGTAAATTAAATGGTTGATTTTGACGAGGTGCACTTTCGTATATATAAGTTTTACCGGCACTTGTTGGGCTAGTCATTTCAAACTTAGTAGTTGTGCCTTCAATTTTAGTTGTAAAACTGTAGGTTGCAATGATGCTTGATACTAAATTTATCTGATATTCGTCATTGATTATACCATTAATCAATTGACTGTTGCTAGGTTTACCTATAGATTGAGCTGACATTAATCCTGCATTGATCACCGCGGTAAATTGCTCGTACCAATTGTCATTGGCTGAGTCTGCCCACGAAATTACTAAACCGGATAAATTAATACCGTTACTGTCGTAGACAGTTTCAGTTGTACTTACACTGTCAACTTTTAAAAGTCCGCTAGCAGGAATATTACGTTTAGGATTATAAGAAATTAGTTTAGCAAGTTTAAGAATACTGTCACGACGTTGTGCAGTGTCCATAAAGTTTTCACGAGCATTTAAATCGCCGCGGAATGCTAGACTTTGTCCTAAGAATGCAATTAAATCTATTAGAGCAATGAACTCACTTGATTCAATAAAGTCATTGAAATCTTCCGGATAGTATAAGCGCAAATAATCAATCATCGACTTACGAAGTGTTTCATAATCGTAGCTTTGGAAGTCTGCATTGCGGAAAGTTTGATAGACGCGAGTCCAATCTTCAGCAACTAATAAACCGGTTTGTCTTGTGGTAATAGCCATACTAATTTCCTGTTATAATGTATTTATTTAAGGAAAAAAGTACGTAGTTTATTAGTTTGCGGTAAGTGTTCTGCTTTGATTGTTGAATCTTAGATTCATTAGATTTGTTTGATTTGTCTGTAGATAGCGTAGTTCAAGTTCGATTTGAATGCCTGTTTCATACTCAGTAACAATAACATTATCGATCGACACACGTGGGTCATAGGCAGCAATTGCTTTAATGTCGGCTATGATAGCACTTTTAAGTTCAGGAGTAAACGGATCATATAAGACGTTCCATATAATAGTGCCAAAATTAGGATTCATCAGCTTCTCACCTTTGCGGATTTGAAAGTGATTGATTAAATCTTGTTTAATTAACTCAAAGTCAGTTAGACGAAACTTTTTATTTCTGCCTACTGTTGAGAAACCTTTATATAAAATAGCCATAATAATATTTATCCTAGGGTTATGTGGATTTAATTGGTTGATCTAGTGTGGCCATTTTTGGTCCTAGTACTGCAACAGCATATTTGCCTTTGGCAAAATAATTGTCGCCGGTAGTACCAAAAGCATCTGTTTTACCACTACCGCCGCGCCATTGTTTAGCACCGCCAGCGCCTAGTAGGTGACTTACTGCTAATAATCCCGCTACATCTTCGAGAGGAGTATCTTTAGTCACAGTACCAATATTACATAATGTTTTGTAGTTGCGTTTGGTATAAGCACACATCTCAGCTTCTTGTATGGCTGGACTGTTTAGGAATTTTTCTAAGCTATCAATGCCGTCTTTGCCAATCCAGTTATTTGGGTTGCGTAACTGTGCATTACTACCGCAGGACATTTTAACATGTTTGGCATCCTGTAATGCAGGATATCCAAATTGATATTTCCCCACGAACCCGATACTATTGATACATCGATATCCGCTTTCACCGTTTGCTTGTCCACCACGTCCGGGAGATCCGCTTTCGCTTTTACCTATAACTGCATAGTACGCTGTCATTTGTGCAGAAGTTAGACCGCCAATTGAACAGTCAGTGGTAGGTTGATTTCGTAGATCAACTTCGGTGGCTGGATTTTTAACTCCTATGCCGGCGGCTGTTTTAGTTGCATCAGTCTTACCTGTATATGTTTCAGCAGGTTGTTGTCCAATTGATTCTGCCGCTGCAAACGGCAATGGCGCACTTCGTCTATATGGTTCGTGCGTAGGAGCAACTGTGACTATCGAAGATAAACTACCGGTGCTGGTATATAAGCCAACTGTTGAATTAAGTACCACATCCGACAAATTATTAATTTGTATTTCTTTTGGCTTATTAACTGACTGTGCGCCGCCGCTGTTTTGTTTTATCAATTCACCAGTGTGAGCAATATCTCCGGCTGCCTTCATTGATATACTTGCGGCGTCGATGTTAACAGGTGAATCACTTTGTAGTCCTATAGTACCGTTCGCTCCAACAGTAACTACTCCAGTAGACAACATGTTAAAACTACCACAGTCAATTTGAAATTTACTGCCTGATTTCATGTTTATTTTATTAGCGGCATTAAGGTTTATATTATTGTCTGAATGTAAATTAATAGACCCTTCACTTCTTACATTAAACCCATTATTTGTATAGATATTGACCGCACCGTCTTTAGTTAATTCGACCCAGCTTGTACCATCACTATGCGAGATATACAAAGTATTGTCAGTCGCAGTGTCATTCATCATTATCTGATGACCACCAGCAGTACGCAATCTTACTAATTGATTTTCACCCGTTACAGCACCGTCATCCATGACAAACGTGTGGCCGCCTACACGAGTTGAAAAACGATAATCGTCTTCAGTTAAGGTTCCGGCTTTTTGTTTGGCAAGATATGCTTCGCGATTATTAGCCGGATCATCTGCATACGGTCGGCCAGGTGTGCTAATACCAAAAACATTACTGGGGCTCTCACGTTGGCTACTACTGGTAATTGTGCCGCGAGCAGTATCTCTATCTAACCCTTGTGTTTTTAATATACTATATTGTTGTTCATGTATTGGTTTAGGATTGTCAATAAAGTTTGGATTTGATCTAGCTGTAAGATCATTTTCGTTATACTCTGCTACTGGAGCAGTAATCCCATTTTGATATGATTTTTTAGTATCTGCCGATGCGCCCGATGTATCAATCTTATTACTGCTGGCTAAACCAGGCATCATGTGTCTACTGACATGCGAGTTAACACAGGCAATAAAATATCCACGTAACGGGTCACCTGCGATGAATATTACGATTACTTCAACACCGATGTCAGGTGGCACCATCCACATACCGTAGGTATGTGGAACATTTACAAATTTATTATCACTATTGGGTTTGTTTGCATATTTTGATGCGATATCAGTTGTGCCCATAAACGGACTAGCATAGCTAACTGTGCGCCAATTTGATGGTGCATCTGGGTCGCCACCTAAATCCGGAACCCATACTTGTAGTCGGCCGGCACGTGTTGGGTCAAGATTGTTTTTAACAATACCAATGTATGGGTGCGGGTCAACTCTAGTGGCGGCAGCATCTTCTCTGCGCAGATGCTTAACTACTTTACTACCGACTCTGTGATCTATTGCCATTTATTACTTTCCTTATTTTTGATTAAGCCGCTCTTGTATATGCATCTAATGCGTTAACGTATGCAGTTTGTGCGGCTTTATTGGCTGCATCTAAAGGTGCATACTTAGCTTGTGCAGTTGCTAACTGATTCTGTGCTAGAGCCAAGGATTGTTGATTATTAGCAATTAATGGGTCAGCTTCGGCTTGTGTTAATACTCCCCGTGCTACTCTGTCGGGATATCTATCAAGGTTAGCACGTATAGTCTCAATTCTAGATTCAATTTGCGCAACTGCATCTAACGCAGCATTTGCTGCAGATTGTGCCTGATCTCTTGCGGCTCTGGCTTGATCTGATGTAGCTTTTAATGCTAATTTCTCTGCACTTGGTGGAACTGGGCTCGGTATTGCTACTGGTTCTGTTTGTGTAGTTATTGCAGTCTCTGGTGCAGTTGCGTCAACTTTGGCTAACGCCTTTTCTTCAGCAGTTTGCACTGGTGGTGTAGTATCTTCGACTGGTGCACTACCCGGTGCTTTATCATCACCGGTTGTTGTTGCAGTAGATGCAACATTAGCCGCGGCTACATCGGTTGGTGCCGGAGTTACTGCTTCAACTTCACGTTCTTTATTAGCAGTTTTTGAGGGATATTTTGGTTCAAGTGATGTTTGTCGAGGTAAGCGTACCACATCCAATGTTTGTTCAAATTTTCCGCCGGTGAATGTGCTTTCAACAGTTAATATGCGATACATTCCTGAAAATAAACTCGTTGAATATTTAGAATCAAACTTCATCAACCCGGTTGCTTCATCTATATCGCTTGGACTTTTAACTGTTATCTGTACATAGATTTCACCTTGGTCCATACGTAGACTACCATTGGCAATTAATCGAGGTTCTATTCCTGTTCCATCAACTTGATCCGACAATACAGTCATTTCTGGTGGATAAAAAACATCATCTTGTTTAATATACTGTGGGTCGCCAATTATTTTTAATTTTGCCTGAAGCATATCGCCACCGGCTGTTGTATACAATGATGCTTCTATATCAGCTAGTGCAATTGCTTCAACTGTTACAGCGCCGCCTGTTGATTGTTGTTGTGAATTTAGTACAATCTTTTTCTTGCCCTGAGGCATTACTGCATTAGCATCTCTCGACTCCGGCGTAATTTTTGCATTAGTAGTTTCATCTATTAATAGATTCTGTGTCTTAGATAAGTTTTCTCTATATGCCGTAACGGCAGTATAATACAGTGCATTAAATTCAACATTAAAATCAAGTACATCATTGTTTTTTCCAGTGTACCAATAGTTATGTAGTTTACACGGTTCAGTCCACGTTCCCTGCGGTCCTTCACGTGTTTTTGTATTGTATACTGTATACGGAAGTATATGATAGGTAATTTCACGAGCCCATGTTTCTTGTGTTATATTATATTCACCTAACTTTATGGTCGGCACAACCTTATACCATTTCAGCGGCTCATCGGCCTGTGATTCAAGATATTTTTTATATTCTGCATCGTCTTTAAATTTTGAAACTGGTTGTACTTGTCCTTGTAAGTACTTGGTATGACGCATTGCAAAGGCAATAACTTGATCTATACTTGTACCTGTATTAATTGCAAATACCCGCATACCATGATCCAAATTTCCAGGAGTGCCCCTAATAGACATTCCGTTTTCTTCGCTGGCCATGGGTGTTTGTGCTGTACTTAATGTTTCAATGTTAAGATTAAATTGAGTGCCACCATCTTTAATAATGTCTGGGTGAACTTTAAAGTAGTATTTGTCAGCAACTGTTGTTTTTTCTCTAGCGGCGAGATCTGCATAATATGCACTAATAGCGCCACCATATGATTTTACTTTATAGAATGCATCTTTGCCTCTAATAGAATTAGTAGATTCTGCACTTGCATTTCCTATAGCAGTTAACGGAACAACTTCGCCTGTTCCTCCCCTGACTGTTAGAAGTCCGTTGGCACCCTGTTGAAATTGACCGTTTTTGCCAATTAATCCTTCGCGTTCTTTTTTTGCGTCAGCAAATGCTGTTTCCTCGACAGTGCTTTGTAAGAAACTTTCAAGCGTGCCAGCTGTTATTTCAAAGTTTGCTGGCGTAGTAACTGTTGATAGATCATAGGCTGAATGACTATATGGGCATGCTTCCATTTGATATTCTGCACCTTTTGCAGATGCTTTTATATCCATTTTTAAAATACGAATAGGTATACGTTTTGTTTGATCGGGGATAATCCCAACAATCTCACCAGCGTCGTTCATGCCAAAGAAATCAATCTGTAATAGATATGGCTGTGCTATATAGTTCAACGAACCAATATCAGCACTAAGGTCAAGAATTCGATTTAATAAGGTAACCCCGTATGGTTCAATAATAGTAAATGTAAAATTAATTGCATTAGTTGAACGTGAACGATCGTTAAGGCCAATTACCGTAGTCATATTAAGATTGTCAAAGTAAAAATCTTCAGCAAAGAATGGTGCACGTTTAAACATTGATGCACCTTCGTCGATGTTATATCTGCCTGCACTGGCTATGATAACGCGATTTGATTGGTAATTTTTAACATCGCTAACAATATCATTATATTCTTTAACTGTTAGTAATGCTAAACTTATTCCGTAGGTATAAGACGGGTAGGCTAGTAACGGATTAGGTATAGGAGCTTTTTTCTTTTTATTATTTGCTGTAGTTGCTTTTGTTGATTCACCACTTGTAACTTCTGATGCAGTTGATGTAGTAGCATCAGCAACGGTTGCCGGTGACGTATTTGCTATTCTTGCATCTTCAGTTTTTGAAACTGCGGGCACTCTTGATAGTGCTGCATTTTGTTGTGCCCTTAGTTTTTCGAATTCGTTCTGAAATTGTGTCTGCGTTATCTTCCCGCTTTTTAGATCATTTGCTAGTTTGACTTGATATTGTGTGTATTGCTGATTAATCTGCGCTGCTGATCCTGCAGGCGCAGGTGGTGTAGATGCTAATTTATTTGTTACTGTATCTTGTGTCGGAGCTTGTTCTTTTAACAATTGTGCATTTATTTTTGCGATTCCGGCTTGAAATTGTGCTTGCGTTATAGTGCCAGCAGACAAATCATTTACTAATTTAAGTTGAGCTTGCTGAGCTATTTCAGCTTTTGTAAGTGCCATTTACTATAATCCTAATGCCGCAATGATTGTTTCTTTTTTAGGAATGAATATTGTTGTACCTGGCAGGAAATCAAATACCGGGTCCTGTATTGTGTTTGGATTGCGCATAGCAAACACCCACCACAAGGCACTGTCACCATACAGGTCATATGCCAGCAAGTCTGGACGATATTTGTAGGTTGCAGCAATTCTATATACTACATCGGCAGCCAATGCCGGTATATCTCTAAATGTTGTGACATCTAAAAAGAATCCATACGAGTCTGTTTTGCTATATGGACTTGTTTGACTATAGGTAACCGCTGACATTATAGGAATCCTCCTGTAGTAGCAGTTTGTATTAGTCTGCCTGCGGCAAATGCATCAAGATTAAAGTTATCGTGCAGATTTTTACGACTGTATATTGGTTTCAATGTAATTGATATCGTACTTACTGCTGGCACCCTTGTCGACGATGTTACTGTCTTGTAAGATGATACAGTCGATTCAGCAGTGGCTTTTTTACTACCCCACTGTGGTGCAAATTGCATGCCTTGATTATCAAGTTGATTCACTACACTCATAGGAGTCGAAGGAGTAACAGTTGACTCTGTTAATGTAGTTGTTGTTACTGGAATTTGTATATAATCAACTTCGTTTGGCATAGTGTGTGTAAAGTTAGTTATCACACAAGGCACATGTGGGAAATAGTGACTACCGTATCCATCCAAGAATACAATTGGCGGTGGATTACCTGCATTTGCTCCACTACCAAAGAACATTTTAGTAGCTGATCTAAAAAAGTAGATAGCCGCTAGTAAATATTTTCCTTCATCGATGCCTTGTACAGTAAATTCTCCACCGATAGTAATGTCACTTACTTCACTGTTGGTGTAAAATTGTTGTGAATAATTACTGTGTACTGGAGTAGTTGGACTGTAATTAGCTACATGCGATACTGTTATAGTCGGTGTATACGGAAATATAACTCCGTTAGTTTCTCTTAACGGAGCCATAAGATTATTAGGACTTGCGCCACTTGCTTTGTAAAAGATAGTTGCTTTGTCTGCTAAACTTATGCGTACTCGCCAGTCATCATCCGATGCGGCACCGCTAGAACTAGCATTTGTATCTTGTATGGCTATTGAAGGATCACTTTTTGTTGCGGCCGCAGCGGCATTATCTGGTAATAGGCTTCGTCTTGCGGCTTCTGATTCATAGGAGTTGACATCTTTTGATGGATCATGCCCGCCGCCGCTTTCCTCAACTTGATCTCCGTAGAAACCGCCTCTAAAATCTGCGCCCTGATTGTAATTCTCAGATACTGCAGCTTGGCCGCCAATTGAATCTGTACCAGTTAAGTATGCGCTTGGGTTACTGGGATTATATCCGCCACCACTGCTTAATACTTGTTCGCCATTATACCCACCGGCAAAACTTGGAGCATAAGCGCCAGTGTAGTTTTGTGGAGCATAAGGATCGTATCCACCATTAGTGGATTCGACTTGACCTGGTACATATCCGCCTCTATTGTCGTATACGGGTGCGTCTGTAGGATTTAGAGCCATAATAAAACCTCTGTGTTATAGTGTATTTATTACCGGAGAAATAGTAGCAGTTAAAGATTGTCCGCATAAATAGGTTGTATAGTGCAATGCTATTATGTTATACTAATTAAAAGGAACCAAACACTGTGGCTCGTAAAATTAATTATCTCAACAACAAAGACATATTAAAAGAAATAGCAAAAAGTAAATTAGCATATTGTAGCTTCATTAATAAAGAAGTAACCGTATACGATGCTATTGTATCAAATGTTAGTGCAATAAACAAAAAATCCGTAGCAGAAGCAAGAGCAACACGTGCAACTAGGTTAGCTAAAGAAGCACAAGAAGCCGAGCTTTTATTAGGTAACAAACGCAAATTAGACGAATTTGCAATTCCTGTGGAAAATATTCCAGTAACTGATATTGTATTCCGTGTCATGACATGGGAACATATACCTATCGACGAAGTTAAACAGAAAAAATCCGATGCCAAAGCTCAAGAAGCTTACGATGAGGATTTATTTGAAACTGAATATGATGAACCGGCAGTTAAGGTCAAAGGTGCTACTAAGTACGTTAAACTAAACTTTCCCCCATTCTTTCATTATTCAGTAACTGAAGAATTAACTCCTGTTATAGTAGGCAAGAGTCACTGGAAGGGCGATTTAGAAACTGGTAAATTCAGTAGAGATCACGGTCAGATGACTGCTAAGTTAGCTCATATGTTTGTTAAGCTATGTGAACGTTATGCTACTCGTAGTAACTGGCGTGGGTACACCTACAATGACGAAATGCGCAGTCAGGCATTATTACAACTAAGTCAAATTGGCCTACAGTTTGACGAAAGTAAATCAGACAATCCGTTTGCCTATTACACAGCAGCTATCACTAACAGCTTCACCCGTGTGCTAAACATCGAAAAGCGTAATCAAAACATTCGTGATGACATCTTAGAGATGAATAACTTTGCACCTAGTTATACTAGACAGAATCAAGGCGGTGGTTCGTGGGGTGGTGGCGGACACGGAGCAGATGAGTAAAATCATTGAGTTGCATCAACTAATACCAGAAACGCCTCCGGCAAATTTTTGTATTGCACCCTTTCAAAGTATTAGGCAGAACCCATACGGGCGTAATAGCCCGTGTGCGTTTGGTGCTGGCGAATGGCATCACGGTGACCTAACTCCAGAACAACGATGGGACAGTGCAGAACTAAATCAACTTAGGGCAGAATTTATCAACGGTGATCGTCCAAGTGCCTGTCACCGTTGTTGGGCCGAAGAAGATTCTGGTAAGAAAAGTCTACGTCAGCGACAAATTGAATATTTCCCTAACGATTATGAGGACTTTATTCGTAGTGGTAAATGGCAACAAGGGCCTAAAACAGCAGTATTTAAAAGTAGTAATGTATGTAATTTAGCCTGTAGAAGTTGCGGAGGGTGGGATACTAATTCATATACACCCGAAGGATTATATTATCTTGAAAAATATAAGACTGAAGAGCGATCCAATGGTAAAATTGAACAATGGAATAAATTCATCCCTAAGCTGCCACCTAAGCACATGGATTTTAGTCAGTACTATAGTATTGCCCATAATTTAGAAAAAATTGACTTCTTTGGTGGTGATCCGTTCTTGAATACCACGCAGTTAGATCTATTAGAGTACCTGGTTCAGCAGGGATTAAGCAAGAACATTACTTTGTATTATAGTACCAATTGTACCAATCATCCAACTGAACGATTAAAACGTGCTTGGAATAATTTCAAACGTATTGAAATTGCTATGAGTATCGACGGGCTTGAACAAGAATTTGAGTATCTGCGATGGCCAGGTAAATGGGACGAAATGAATCTAGTTGCTGATCATATACTGGGACTTAAAGGTACCATGGATTGCGAAATTTATACCATGGGCTCACTTACTGTTAGTGTATTAAATGCAGGATCCATTGATCGATTGACTGCATGGGTTGAAGATAAAATTGGACCTTATTATATTAACATGGTTAACAGTCCGGCTTGGTTAGCAGTACACATTGCACCCGAATCAGTCAAGACTGCTTTAATAGCACAGACAAATAATACAGAGTTGCTCGGTTATTTGACTTTACAAGAACATAATCCTATGTTATGGAAACAATTTGTAATATGGACTAAACGGCAGGACTTATATCGTGAGCAGAAGTTCGCCGATGCATTTCCGGAATATTTTAAATTAATACAACCTTATTGGGATCCTATTACAGATTTAAGCGAGGATAATTTTCATTCCAACAGGTAATTTGGCTAACTTTCACTAGACAACTTAAGGTTATTTCACGTATACTAATTATATGACAAATTTATTTAAAAAAGCAGCAATTCTGACTGACATACATTTTGGCTTAAAGTCAAATAGTCAAACACACAACGATGATTGTTTAAACTTTGTTAAGTGGTTTATTAGCAAAGCTAAAGAAGAAGGTTGTGATGTTTGCTTTATGTTAGGTGATTGGCACAATAACCGCGCGGCAATTAATATCATTACGTTAAACTACAGCCTAACAGCACTTGAGTTGTTGGGCCGAGCCTTTGAGCGTGTTATATTCATTCCGGGCAATCATGATTTATATTATCGTGACAAGCGTGATATACAGTCAGCTGAATGGGCTAGACATATTCCTAACATTGAAATTATCAACGACTTCTATCAAGAGGGCGATGTTAGTATTGTGCCCTGGTTAGTAGGCGACGATCATAAAAAGATTCCTAAGATCAATGCCAAGTATATGTTTGGGCATTTTGAATTACCAGGCTATTACATGAATGCTATGGTACAGATGCCAGAACACGGTGAGATTAGACGTGAAGACTTCGGGCACATTGATCATGTATACAGTGGGCATTTTCATAAACGTCAAACAGGTAAGAATATTACCTATGTAGGCAATGCGTTTCCGCACAACTATGCAGATGCAGGTGACGATGAACGTGGCATGATGATATTAGAGTGGGGCAATGAGCCAACGTTTCATGCTTGGCCGGATCAGCCCAAGTATCGTGTTTATAGCCTAAGTAATATTTTAAAAACACCAGAAACACTACTACAAAAAGGCATGCACTGTCGTGTAAACATCGACGTGGATATTTCGTACGAAGAAGCAACGTTTATTAAAGAAACATTCGTAGGTACGTATAATCTACGTGAACTTACATTAATCCCAGTCAAGCATACTGACATTGGCACAGATATTATGTTAGGTAATATTCAATTTGAAAGTATCGATACTATTGTAACTAGTCAACTAACAGCTATTAACAGTGATCATTATAATCCTAACTTATTGTTAGACATCTACAGGAATCTATGAGGTTCTGCACCGATAGTAACGACATTATTTGTATAAGTTACCCTTCTGGTGGGTTTGGAAATTTTCTATACTATATATTAAGTGAATTTGCAGACCAAACAGTTAAATTATCAAATAACGAATTAACTTTTAGTCAAGACGGAAACAGTCATAGTATTGTAATGTATACCAATACGTATTTTATGGATCCGACTGAATACCAACTGCACTGCGACATTGACCCAAAGAATAATAAAGTAGTAGTCCTGTGCGACAATGGGATCAATAACGACTGTTACGATAAAATAAACTTAACATTTCCAAATGCTAAGATTGTACGCATAGTAATCGACCCTGCTGTTAGACCTATAATATATCAAACCTGCATAATCAAAGCTGTATGTCAGGATCTTAATGCCAATCACAGCGAACATGTACAAAACAATTGGTCCGATGCCGCAGAAGATTATGCTCAGCGAGAAGATTTTACTTTAATGTATCACAACTGGTCATATGGTTGGGAGCCAACTGAATCAACGATCAATTTGAGTTTTGAACAGTTGTTAATATCGCCAATTAATACTATAAAAAAATTAATCAACCAGTTGGGTATGAAACTAATCAATGAAGATAGGTTAACATTAGTGTTAGCCGATTGGTTTACAGCTAATTCAAAATATTTTAGTGTATACTTTCATGCCAATTTAATTTTATCTGCATTGGAAAATAACAAAAATATTGATATATCTCATATAGTTGATCTACACGAACAGGGATATATTAACTATTGTATAGAAAAACGATATAATATTGAAATTCCAGTATATGACTATCGCAATTGGTTTCAGTCTACTGAACAAATACAACAAGCAATTATTAAAATAAATGAAAAAAACCTTATTAGCAATTAGTGACGGCAATGGAGTCGACAACGACTTTAAAAAATGGCCAACGTTATTACAGTTAATGACGTCGGATTCATTACAGATTAAAAATAAATCTGTAATCGGTGCTAGTAATGAGTTGATATTAATGCAGGTTGCAGAATCAATTGAAACTGAAAATATCGACTGTGCAATTATTCAATGGACTATACCCGCACGAATTGATTTAGTAGCTGATGAATTTTGGCAAGAGCAGGCAAAGATCGATCCTGTGTATCATTTTAATATTGTGCAATCTAATAATCAAGATTGGTGGGTTACTAGTTCCAGCAACAATCAATATATAAAAGAATATCATAATAGATATATTAAAGAATGGCAAGCAACTCAGCGCAGTCAATCGTATATGTTAGCCGCATCAACTCTATTAAAAAATAAAAATATACCTTTTGTGTTTACTCTAGCATATGACTTTAATTTCGACGGTCCGATGGCCATTGCTGTTAAAAATTTACCTTGGATAGACCAAGATTTAAGTAGCTTTAGATTAATTAGCACGTACAAAGACCTTGACTCTGGATTGGCACAGCCGCATTCTGCTGTACAACTTGAATGGTTAGATACCATAGTCAAACCTAACTGTGATTTCATTGACTATGATCCTAAAAGGTATTATAATATACAAAAGCACCTGACAAAATAAATGATGAGAAATTATGACATTTAAAATAAAAAATCTTACAGTCAAGAACTTCATGAGTGTTGGTAATGCAACACAAGCTGTGGACTTTGACCGCAACGACCTGACATTAGTATTAGGTGTTAACGTTGACTTAGGCGGCGATGATAGTGGCGCACGTAATGGCACTGGTAAAACAACTATTATCAATGCCTTAAGCTACAGTCTGTTTGGGCAGGCATTAACCAATATCAAACGTGATAATTTAATTAACAAAACTAACGGTAAGAACATGTTGGTTACTGTTGAATTTGAACATAACGGGCAAGACTATAAGATTGAACGTGGTCGTAAGCCAAACATAATGAAGTTTTATGTAGGTGATGAAGAAAAAGAAATTACCGACGAAAGTCAAGGCGATAGTAGAGAAACACAGGCTGAAATTGAACGTTTGTTAAGCATGTCGCACAATATGTTCAAACACATTGTTGCGCTTAATACCTACACCGAACCATTCCTTAGTCTTAAATCTAACGACCAACGTGAAATTATTGAACAGCTACTTGGTATCACTGTCTTAAGTGAAAAGGCAGAAAAACTTAAAGAGTTGGGTCGTGCTACTAAGGATGCAATACAGCAAGAAGAGTTCAATATTAAGGCTATAACCGACGCAAATGGTCGTATTCAAGAGCAAATTGACAGCTTAAAACGCCGGCAAACTATGTGGACTACCAAGCATGCAGATGACACAGTAAAACTACAAAATGCCCTTACAGAACTACGTAAAATTGATATTGAACAAGAGCTAGCGGCACACACTGCGCTTACTGCTTACAACCAACAGCGTAAAGACTTAGATGATTTGACCAAGGCCATTTTGCGTAGCGAAGCAGATATTGCCCGTGAACAAAAGACTATAGATAAAGTTACTAAAGAAATTGCCGACCTCGAAGCACATACTTGTTATGCTTGCGGTCAACATTTTCACGATAGCAAACACGAAGAAGTGTTAGCGGCTAAACGTACATCACTCGAAACTGCTACTACACAGTACCAAACTGATCAAACACAATTAACGGCGCTGATAGGTGCTAAAACAGAAATTGGTCCTCTTGGTGCGCAACCTCGAGTATATTACGATAAAGAAGCAGATGCGTTTCATCACAAGGGTTCTATTACTAGTTTAGAAACACAGTTGGCCGCTAAGGCTACAGAAGTTGATCCATATGATGAACAAATCGAAGAGATGACACAGACTGCATTAGTAGAAACTGATTATACTACTATGAACGAGCTAGTTAAGTTAAAAGAACATCAAGACTTCTTGTTGAAACTATTAACTAACAAAGATAGCTTTATTCGTAAACGTATTATTGATCAAAACTTGTCGCATTTAAACGCACGCCTAAGTCAATACTTAGATCGTATAGGATTGCCACATACAGTAACATTCTTAAACGATTTAAGTGTAGAAATTACAGAGTTAGGCCGTGAACTAGACTTTGATAACTTATCACGTGGTGAACGCAATCGCTTGATATTAAGTTTATCGTGGGCATTCCGTGATGTCTGGGAAAGTTTATACAATCCTATTAACTTATTATTCATTGATGAGCTTATTGACAGCGGCATGGACAGTAGCGGAGTTGAAAGTTCATTGGGTATACTTAAAAAAATGTCTAGAGAGCATGAGAAAAGTATTTGGCTTGTTTCGCATAAAGATGAACTTGCGGGGCGAGTTAATAACATTATGACTGTAACCAAAGAAAATGGGTTTACATCATATAGTACTGACGTAGAAGTAATTTAATTTTACCATCCAATACAGGGTGGTTAAATACACACAACAACAAGGAGAAGTAAACATGGCAATTCATGATGATATTTTAGCAGCAGTAGAATTATACGTAGCAGAATCAGAAAAATTTGAAGTTAAAGGTGTTAAAGCCGCAGCGGCACGTGCTCGTGGTGCATTAGGTGACTTGGCTAAATTGGCCAAAGCTCGTCGTGCAGAAATCCAAGAGAAGAAAAATGCAGCGGCTGCAAAATAAATAACGTATGACATACGAATATCCTTGGACGTACAATGGTGTAATATTTGACTCTGAGGATATTGGTGCATACTACGGTTTCATTTATAGAATAACCAACCTTACTAACGGCTACGATTATGTTGGCCGTAAGTATTTTAAAACTATCAAAAAAAGACCACCGTTAAAAGGCAAGAAGAACAAACGTCTAGAAACAATTGAAACTGATTGGAAAGACTATTGGGGTTCTTCGAGTCGACTAGTAGCAGATATCCTAGCTTTAGGCAAGGAACAGTTTAAACGCGAAATTATACATCTATGTCTAAGTCGTGGTGAAACTAACTACATGGAAGCGCATTATCAATTTATGGAAGAAGTACTGTTGAGAGAAGATAACTACAATGGTATTATACAAATTAAATTAGGCAAGGGTTCCGTAAAAGATTTAAAAATTAATAAAACCAGTTGACCAACAACACTAAACGTATTACAATAAACACATAGCTCCTAGACACCAAGTCACTCTCACAGAAACAAATTCCAACTCAGCAGTAAATGTAGTTAAAAGCCCTATTGCAGATTAAGTTCTGTATTCAGAGGAGATCGTGCTCGCGTAATGGCCGCACGTGGAACGTGTAGACTAGACTACACACTGAATGGCGACCGTGTATTGTGCTATAAAAAGCGAATCAACAATATAAAAATTAGGTGTAAAAACCGAATGATTTGGGCACTGTGAAAAAGATACAACCCATATGATGACATAGTTTGGCTAACTACGGATTATGCATCAACCGTCGCAAGAAGCAAGAGTAGGGAGTACAGGGCGACCGCTTCCGTGTAAATGAATATAATCTCTTTTAGTTAGTATGATGAAGCACTCGGATGAAGTCGCTCTGTTTTACTTTGCCTGTAATGGGTGAAGTATGACTATAATCTGGATGAAGCAGTTCTAAAGTCAAAAGCATTACAGTACATATCAAAGTAAATTAGATTAATTAGATTAGAAGAAAAGGCATGAGCGCAAGCGAAATGCGAATGTCTTTAGACATTCCTTAAATGTACTTAAATGTCTTTTGCTCTTATAATGACCTTAGCTTACGTATATCATAGTCAATAAAAAAGCACAATAAATGTGCTTTAATATTAAAAAAACGGGAGGCCACTTTTTTGGGTCGTTTCCATATTATCTTTAATAATCTTTCCGATAATATCTCTTTCTTGCTGTGTTAAAAACATTGCATCTTCGTAACTTAAACCACCACGCATATACCAACACATACGTAACGCTTCTTCTCTAAAGGCTTTTGACTCTTTATCGTAGGAATCAAGCAATTCTACGATAGCATCGTTATCTAAGGTCAAAAGCCGCGAGCGAAAAAACTTGCGTAGTCGAAATCAATGGCTAATTTAAATTCTTTTGAACATTCAGTACATACTACATCAACTGGTTTAATACTAATTGCCTTAGCTAATTCTTCAATTGTCTGTTGTATTGTACGCAACACAGTTGATTCAGAATTTGTGTAGTACTCTCTAATAAATTTTGTGTCTGTTACAATATCACCGTCTTCTGTGGTAATAGCTGCTGTGCAATTAGTTATAGTTTCAATGTTTAATTCAACCATCTTACTAATATGTTCGGTGTATCTAACTTTTCTAACTTCGGCATCAAGATCTGGATCTGCCAGTGTTTGAATTAACTTTTCTTCTTCAAACACAGTGTTACCGGATTTGCTAATTTGAGCATAGGTCAATGGTTTAAGGCTAACAGATAATCCATCGGGTAGTTCAACAGTTTTTGAATAATCTGGCATCGATACGGAACCTAAGGTAGCAGTTAAGTCTACATCATAATCGTGTTCTGTTCCACACTCAGGGCAAGTTGATCCGATAGCCATTGTAGGACCGTAACTAGCAATACGGATAGCAATTAATGTAGTGTCTACATCAACGCTAGGCATATCCCAAGCGTTTTTAATACTTGGACAGCAACTTTGTATAACATCGACTACACTAGTACCACTGATCAGTGCATCTGGTGTGCGTAGTGTAATTTCATCTCTAGTGGTCATTGGATATACAGGAAGTTCGCCTGTTACAGGTAGTTCCAATGAGCCTTCTTTCCAAAACCGACCTTCACTGGTTAACTTGATATACAGCGCAGGTTGGCGAAAGTGTTTAGCCAACGGATTTGCGTTATTGATTTGAGCCATGGTTTAATTCCTATAAATATAATTGATATACTATATTTATAGGTTAAAACCATGGATGAAAAAGAATTAGACCAGAGGATCGAAGCCCTTGCTAATGCATCAGAAAAAGCACGAGCTCAAATGGAGATCTATGCAGATGTTGCTAAAAAAATGAATCTCTCTGGGGTTGAAGCCAAGAAAAAGATATTAGAGTTAGCAGGTGGTGTTGATAAATTCAATAGTACGATGAAAAAATCGGCTGTTGAAATCAAAAAATCTATGGATGATCTTAAAAAGAGCATCAACAAAGGCGAAGTTAGTGCCGAAGAATTATCAGACCAATTAAATACTCTCAGAGACGAAGTTAATAAAACGTCAGATCAAGGTAAAAAGCAAGCTCTACTTGATGCCAAGGCTGATCTTGAAGCACTAAATGCTCGTAATAAAGCTCATGCAGCATTAAAAGACAGCATGTGGAACATGGCTGGGGTACTAACTGTTGGTGCCGCTAATGCATTTAAAGGTGCAACTACTACAGCACTACGCGGTGGTGATTCATTTGACGTAGCTACATCGATGATGACTGCTGGTGTTGATCTAGTTAACACTGCCAATCAAGGTAGCGCAAACGCTTTGAAATCGTTTGGTGCTGCAACAGCTGGTGCCGGCGGCAATGTAGGTAAATTTGGCATTGGTGCCACAATCGCAGGTGAAGCACTAGGTGCATTAAGCAATACAGTATCCGAACTAGCTAAAGCAGGTATTGGGTTTATGCTTGCACAAACTAAGGAACTAATCGCTGGGTTCCAATCGATGTCAGCAGTTGGAGCAGTATATAGTGGTGGTATGATCAGCATGACCGATACTGCATTAAGTGCCGGTATGAAATTAGAACAGTTTTCTAAAGTAGTTGTTCAAAATAGAGATACTTTTGCAAGATCGGGTCTTGGAGTAGCAGAAGGCAGTAAACGTATGGCTGCTGCTATGCAAAAAGGCGGCGATGCAGCACGTAACGGAATGTTTGCTCTGGGCATGGGCTTAGAAGAACAAGCCGATGCGTATGCAACAACAATGGCTATTATGGCTGGTCCTTCGAGAAGACTAAATGCATCAAACGAACAAATAGCAGCACAGACTCAAGAATATGCAAAAAATATGAAAGTGCTGTCTGATCTAACCGGAGAAGATACAAAATCTAAGCAAGAAAAACTTCGCCAAGATAACGATACATTAGCATTCCAACAGATATTAGATGGCAAATCGGCTACTGAACAAGCACGCATCAATGATGCGATGATGAACATGAATGCTGATCAGCAACGAGCATTCCGTGAAAATATGATTTACGGTAGTGTTATTAGTAAAGACCTTGCTATAGCACAAGCAACTAATAGAGGCATTGCTGAGTTTAATACTAAAACATTTAAAGCAGCACAAGATGGCACACTGTCTGCGGAACAAACAGCTCGATTACAAAAAGACACTATGCAATCGACCCACGATGCTGCAATGGCAAATAAAGGCATGGCAATGGCAACTAGTGCCGATGCGCAAGCTGCAAGTGCTATAAATTTAAGAGCAACTCAATATTCAGCAAATTTTGCAAAATCCGAAGAAGAAAGAGCTAAAATAGCTGCTGAACAAGCCGCAGGAGCAAAAGGCGCAGGCGGCGTAGCTGTTGAATTAATGGCACAACAACAAGAAATGGCAGTAAGAATGCAAGCAATTGCATTAACCCATTTAGATTCATTTAGTACAGCTCTTCAAGCATCATACGAAGCTGCCTTTAAAGCTGTAGAATCATTAGATAGTTTAGCTACAATGGTTGAAAACAATCCGTGGAAATCTTTACTACTTTCATTGGCGGCACCAATTCTTGGAGTGTTGCAACTAGTAGGTCCGTCGTTGCTTAAAGGACTAAAAGGTATGCCAGGTGGTATAGGCGGCCCAGGCGCAGGTGGATACGATAAAGATGGCCGTTATCGTGATGCCTCGGGTAAATTTGCCAAAGCTCCTACTGCATCATCTGCTCTTAGCAGTGCAAAGACGTTTGGAAAATTTGGTGGTATTGCTGGTGCAGTATTTGGAACTGCTATGGCCGCAAGTGATATCTACGATACAGAAAATGATGCAACATTAACCAAAGGTCAAAAACGCGAAAAAGAAGGCGGTATAGTTGGTAGTGCCGCATTAGGCGCCGGTGGAGCTTGGGGTGGTGCCACAGCTGGTGCCGCATTAGGTACACTAGTAGCAGGACCAGTGGGTACAGTAGTTGGCGGGCTAATAGGCGGAGCATTAGGATACTGGGGTGGTAGTGAAGGTGGCGAGAAATTAGGCAAAGCCATTATGAAAGACGAGTCTGCTGCAAGCACAGTTGCAGCAGCTGCTACCGGAGCAACTACTCAATCAACTGCACCTAAACCGTTGACTAGTGTGTCAGCACAACAGTTAGCCGCTGAACAGGCAAAATTACATAGTATACCGGCTACTAATGCTGAAGCACTTAAAAAAGCTATGGAAAAACCTTCTGCTACTGCTAATCCAGCAGAACAACAACAAATTACTCTGTTGCAAAGTATTTTAACTACAATGCAAAAAAATAATGCTATATCGTCAGGAATATTGCAGAACAGCTATTAAGCTATAAATACACTATCGTAAAGAGAATATAACTATGTCATGGAAAAAGCACTTCCGAACTGCAAACACTGGCGGACAACTAAGTCCAATTAGTGGAATTAACAATTCTGCAGATCCGAGCTATCGTAACTATCAAAGCCAATTGCCCGAAGTGTATATTGGCCATCCAAATCGTACTGAGCGTTACAATCAGTATGAACAAATGGACATGGACAGTGAAGTTAATGCTGCTCTTGATATTATTGCAGAATTCTGCACACAGCCAAATACAGAAAATGGCACAGGCTTTGATTTATTCTTTAAAGAAAAACCAACAGACAACGAAGTTAAACTACTTAAAGATCAACTGCTACAATGGGTTAATCTAAATCAATTAAACAAACGTCTATTTAAACTTGTACGTAATACATTAAAATATGGTGATCAAGTATTCTTACGTGATCCAGAAACATTTAAATTATACTGGACAGAAATGGGCAGTGTAATCAAAGTTATTGTTAACGAAGCAGAAGGCAAAGAGCCAGAACAATACGTAATTAAAAATCTTAATCTTAACTTTCAAAACTTAACTGCGACAGCATTAAGCTCGAGCGATACCTACACAAATCACCCGCAACAAGGTGGTAGCGGTGGTTCCGGTTCATACGTACAACCAAATGTTCCGTATAGTGGCGGTTCACGCTTTAGTCATGCGCAAAACGAAGCAGTGCTAGATGCAGAACATGTAGTGCATATTAGTCTAACAGAGGGCTTAGATGTAAACTGGCCTTTTGGTACTAGTATTCTTGAAAGCATATTTAAAATCTTTAAACAAAAAGAACTGTTAGAAGACGCTATTATTATCTATCGTGTACAACGTGCACCGGAACGTCGTGTATTTAAAATTGACGTAGGTAATATGCCCACACACATGGCCATGGCCTTTGTGGATCGTATTAAAAATGAAGTACATCAACGTCGTATACCTACACAAACAGGTGGCGGACAAAATATGATGGATGCTACTTACAATCCATTAAGCACAAATGAAGACTTTTTCTTTCCAGTAACCGCAGAAGGTCGTGGATCAAGCGTTGAGCCATTACCAGGCGGTAGTAACTTAGGTGAAATTACAGACTTACGTTTCTTCACTAACAAAATGTTCCGTGGCTTGCGTATTCCTAGCAGCTATTTGCCCACGGGCAGTGATGACAGTTCATCTACATTTAACGACGGTAAGTCGACTACAGCACTAATCCAAGAATGGCGTTTTAATCAATATTGTATGCGTTTACAAACTATGATAGTTGAAAAACTAGACAACGAGTTTAAAATGTTCATGCGTTGGAGAGGCATTAACATTGATGGTCAGCTATTTGAATTGCGCTTTAATGAACCACAAAACTTTGCCAAATATCGCCAAGCAGAAGTAGATGCGGCACGTATACAGGCATTTACATCATTGGAGCAAACACCTTATCTAAGTAAACGTTTCCTATTAGAGCGTTATTTAGATCTGAGCGAAGAAGAAATGCAACGTAACAGTGATTTATGGGATGAAGAGCATAACGAAACTCCTGGTGTGGCTGATACTGATGCTGGATTACGTGCAGTTGATGTTACACCAGCTGGAATTGAAAGTGACATGAGTAATTTAGAAATGCCTGATTTAACTGCAGAACCAGCTCCAGGAGTAGAACCAGGTGCATTACCTGCAACAGGAAATCAGCCAGCAGTACCAGTAACACCTACAGCACCTCCAGGTTTATAATATTTTAGGTAAATAATATTATGAATCTACTTGAAATATTTAATTCTGAATTAGTGCAACAGCACCAGACTGAAAAAGAGGATAACACTCCTTTAAAGTTGTCTGATCTGCGTAAAACTAAATTAACATTAACACAGTTGCATCGTTTACGTATTATGAATGATGTACGTAGATTAGAAAAAGAGCAAGATTTAGAACGAGTAAGATCACAATACAAACCGGCGGAAGTTGCTCCACTGGGGTAGTTATCAACAAGAATCAATCAAAAAACACGCATTTAACTTCAATTTTTCAATAAACCAGTAAATAATATTACAGAGATATTACGTAACGTAAATCTCACCTAGACAGACACAATTTAAGGAGTTCTTTATGAACAAGTATGAACAGTTAATAGAACACATCATTAATGATGAAACTGATAAGGCTCGCGAATTATTCCACAACATCGTTGTTGAGAAATCACGTGACATTTATGAAAGCCTAATCGACGAAACAGATTTAGACGAAGTAGGCGGAAACAAAGTACAAGGTTACATGGATGAAGTTACTATCGATGAACAAGGTATCAGCGAAGAAGATGAAGAAGGCGCTGGCGAATTTGAAATGGACAGCGATGACAGCGAAATAGAAAACGATTTCGACAACTCAGGTGATTTAGATTCACATGAAGAAGAGCACGGCGACGTTGAAACACGTGTTGATGATTTAGAGTCAGCATTAGACGAACTTAAAGCTGAATTTGATGCTTTAATGGCTGGCGAAGAAAACGAACCAGAGCATGCTGATATGTTTGGCGGCGAAGAAGAAGCGCCAGCTGAATTCATGGAAGCTGAAGAATGTGACACAGAAGAAGACGAAGAAGAAGAAGTTGAAGAATCTATCGTTCGTGAATATGTAGAAAAAGTAGCTGCTCCATCAAATACTGAAGGTGCTGACAACAAACAATCTACAGTAGCTAAGAAAAATGATATGGGCGGTTCATCTGCTAACATCGTACGCGGTGGTACAGAGAACGGTGGTACAGTTAAAAAACCAACAGTAAATAACATGGGTAATATTAATGTTCCTGGTGGTAAAGCTGGTAATGCATTTGCTAAGAAAGAAAAAGCACCTGCTGCACAAGCACCAACAAGTACAAATAGTCCAGTAGCAAAATAATTTAGGATACTACAATGGCTTCATACTTAAAAGAAAACTTAACCTTTGACAATGCTAGAATGGAAATTCTGACAGAAGATAGTCATGACGGTAAAGGTAAGAATCTTTATATGAAAGGCATATTCATTCAAGGTGGCGTTAAAAACCACAACGAACGAGTGTATCCAGTAAATGAAATTAGCAATGCCGTAACAAACATTAATGAACAAATCAAGGGTGGCTACAGCGTCTTAGGCGAAGTAGATCACCCAGATGATTTGAAAATTAATTTGGACCGTGTAAGTCACATGATTACAGATATGTGGATGGACGGTCCTAACGGCTTTGGTAAATTAAAGGTTCTCCCTACTCCAATGGGTAAGTTAGTAGAAACAATGTTGGAAAGTGGAGTTAAACTTGGTGTTAGTTCTAGAGGTAGCGGCAACGTTAGCGAAAGTAACGGCCAAGTGAGTGACTTTGAAATAGTCACAGTAGATGTAGTTGCGCAACCTAGTGCTCCTAATGCATACCCAACAGCGATTTACGAAGGACTGTTGAATATGCGTGGCGGACACAAGGTATTCGAAATGGCAAAAGAAGCTAGCGCAGATCAAAAGGTACAAAAATATTTAAAAGAGCAGGTTACACGCTTGATTAAAGATTTAAAATTAAAATAGGAGATCAGTATGTTAACAGCTATCAAGCCATTGTTAGATAGTGGCATCATTAACGAAGATACTCAAGCAGCTATTACCGAAGCTTGGGAATCACAAATTAATGAGGCTCGTGAACAAGTTCGTGCAGAATTGCGCGAAGAGTTTGCAGGTCGCTACACTCATGACAAACAAGTAATGGTTGAAGCTCTAGACAAAATGGTTACTGAAAGTCTTACTGCCGAACTTAATGAGTTCGCCAATGAGAAACAAGCTCTTGCAGAAGACCGCGTGAAATTTAAACGTCACATGGTTGAAAGCGCCAGCAAATTTAACAACTTTTTAGTTAATAAATTAGCTGAAGAAATCAAAGAATTACGCACAGATCGCAAAGTTCAAAACGAAGCAACTGCTAAGTTAGAAAAATTTGTTATCAAAGCGTTAGCTGAAGAAATCAAAGAGTTCGATGCTGACAAGAAAGCAGTTGTTGAAACTAAAGTTAAACTAGTAGCAGAAGCTAAAGAAAAATTAGCAAAACTACAAGAAGCTTTTGTTGCACGTTCAGCTAAACTTGTTAAAGAATCAGTAGCACAAAATCTAGGCACAGAACTGACCCAATTAAAAGAAGACATCCAAAGTGCTCGTGAGAACATGTTTGGTCGTCGCTTATTCGAAGCATTTGCTAGCGAATTCTCAGTAACTCATTTAAATGAGAACAAAGAAATTGCTAAATTGCATCAAACTATTGAAGCTGTTAAAGCTGATTTAGCTGAAAGCAAAAAAGTAATTGCGGAAAAACAAGCATTAGTTGAGTCAAAAAACCGTGAAGTACGTGTAATTACTGAAAGTGTTAACCGTAAGGACACACTTAATGGATTACTAAAAACATTAAATAAAGAGAAAGCCGGCGTAATGGCCAGCCTACTCGAAGGTGTGCAAACAGCAAAATTGCAATCTGCATACGACAAGTATCTACCAGCAGTTTTAAACAATTCACAAGCACCGGTAAAGGCTGAAAAGTCTGTACTAGCTGAGAGTCGTGTAGAAGTAACTGGTGATAAATCTGCTAAAACAGTAAATTTAGAAACCAACAACAACGTTGTTGAACTAAAACGTTTAGCAGGGCTAAAGTAATACAAAAACTTATAAAAGGAAAATAAAGAAATGACAACCCAACTATTAGAAGGCCGTTGGAACGAAACTAAGGATGCCCTGTTAGAAGGTCTACAAGGTTCAAAACGTTCTACAATGTCCGTAATCTTAGAAAACACACGTAAACACTTAGTTGAAAACGCTTCAGCTGGTGCAACAGCAGTAGGTAATGTTGCTACACTAAACCGCGTTATTCTTCCAGTAATTCGTCGTGTAATGCCAACAGTTATCGCTAACGAAATCGTTGGCGTACAACCAATGACTGGTCCAGTTGCACAAATTCACACATTACGTGTGCGTTATGCAGATTCACAAGCTGCTGGTTCATTAGGCGGCGACGCAGCAACTCCAGGCCAAGAAGCATTAAGCCCATTCAACATTGCTACAGCTTACTCAAGCAAAACATCAACAGGTGCAGCAGCTTCAACTAGCTCACTAGAAGGTGTTCCAGGTAACCGTATCAACGTTCAAATCTTGAAACAAGTTGTTGAAGCTAAAACACGTAAATTGTCTGCTCGTTGGACATTTGAAGCTGCGCAAGATGCACAATCTATGCACGGTTTAGATGTTGAAGCAGAAATCATGGCAGCTTTGGCTCAAGAAATTACTGTTGAAATTGACCAAGAAGTTCTAGGTTCATTGGCAGCATTAGCTTCTACAGCAACTGACAACTACAACCAAGCTACTGTTTCTGGTACTGCTACATTCGTTGGTGACGAACACGCTGCTTTAGCTGTTTTAATCAACCGTAGTGCTAACAAAATTGCACAACGTACACGTCGTGGCGCTGGTAACTGGGCTGTTGTAAGTCCATCAGCTTTAACAGTGTTACAATCTGCAACTACTTCAGCTTTTGCTCGTAGTACAGAAGGTACATTTGAAGCTCCTACAAACACAAAATTCGTTGGTACTTTAAATAGTGCTATGAAGATCTATGTTAACACATACGCTTCAAACGACACAGTGTTGGTTGGTTACAAAGGTTCTTCAGAATCAGACGCAGCAGCGTTCTACTGCCCATACGTTCCATTAATGAGCAGTGGCGTTGTGTTAGATCCAGCTACTTTTGAACCAGTAGTGGGCTTTATGACACGTTATGGTTATGTTGAATTAAGTAACACTGCATCATCTCTTGGTAATGCAGCTGACTACTTAGAAAAAATCACTGTAGCAAACTTATCATTCCAATAAGATTTATTCTTAGTAGGATATGAAAATAAAAAGCCCCGTAAGGGGCTTTTTTGTTGGCTATAAAAATTAAAAACGATAAATATATTTGTTCGCTCTTGAATGAGAGTTTATGCAGTAACCCACTGCGTAGGCGTTAGAACGCTAACTATACAAGGAGAAACAAATGGGACGTCCTATTAAGAAAAAGTTTTTTGGTTCAGATAATGTTAATGATGGTTTAACATACAGTGCTGCAGGTGGTGAAGGTATTTCGAGTATTACTTACACAAACCGTGGTACAAACTACTCACAAGGTTTAACAGCTACAGTGGCACTTAGCCCAATCGGTGGCACAGTTGCCAGAGTGACAGTCGATGCAGTTAGTACAGCTAACGGTCGTATCGATACAGCTAGTGTTACAACAGCAGGTACTGGTTACACAACTGCACCGGTAATTACATTAGTTAAACCAGCTAACGTTGTTGTAACTGGCGGTGGTATCACTGGTTCAAATGTACTAACAGTTTCAACTACTGTAGGTTTATTTGTCGGTATGGCCGCAAATACAGCATTTGCAGCAACTACTACAATCACAGCTATCGGCACAGGTAATGTTACAATGAGTGCCGCTAATACTAGCGCAACAAGTACAACATTAATTAGCTTTGGTGATATTGGATCTGCAGGTTCATTAACAGCAGTTTTAGCTGCAACTACAGTTACAGCTAATACAATCCAAGCTAATGCATGGATTACTGGTGCTACAATTGGTTCACTAGCTGATATCGTTTCACAACGTTCATCACGTCGTTACAGAGTTACTAATACTGACGGTACTGCGGTAGTTCGTTTAGTTCCAACAGGGGTTAATGGTGTTAATAGTCCAACAGTAGCGCAAGTTGTTGCCGCTAATGGCCCAACAGCCGCAGGCGAAATGACCCTTACAGCATTTGATTCTGATAACGGTGCTTACTTGGTTGGTAAACTTGAATCACGTACTGCATTATTATTCCCAGCAGCAGTTGACGGATATAGTGCAGGTGTACAGTTTACTGCAAACAGCCATGCTAGATGGACTTCAACCGGTGCTGCAGTAGCAGGCACAACAGTTAAAATTTCATCAAACGACTAATTTTAGTCAAAGTAAAAATAACAGCTTCGGCTGTTATTTTTTTGACTATACTATCTACAATTAGCATAAATAATAGAAACTAGGATATTTAAATGGCCGCTGTTAAAAAACTTAACACCTCGTACACAATTGACACCACAGATGTTATCATCACAGGCAATTTAACAGTACAAGGTTCACAAACTGCAATCGAAACAACTAACACTACGTTAAAAGATAATGTTATTGTTCTCAATGATGGTGAAACAGGCGCTGGCGTTACATTAGGTACTGCTGGTATTGCTGTTGCTCGTGGCTCATTAGCCAACGTTGCGTTACGCTGGAATGAGTCAATTAACAAATGGGAGTTGACCAATGATGGATCGACTTACTCAGTTATAACATCGTCAACCAGTGGTAGCACAATATTAATAGATGATTTAGCTCCTGCACTTGGTGGCAATTTAAATACTAATGGCTATACAATTTTAGCAAACGTAGGAAATGTAAAATTTGGTGGTAATATACAAATTAATAATACCGCAGTTGCACCAACAGCAGTCGCTGGCGCTACTGTAGTATATGCAGCAACTCCTGGCGCTGGTGCAAGTGGAGTATATGTTGTTAATGGTGAAGCCGTTAACGAAGAACTAATTACGAAAAAGCGAGCATTTGCTTTTTCAATACTATTATAGGATTAACACAATGGCAATTTCTAACACCTTATTAACAACAGTGGTATCAAACGTATATGTCAGTTCAGGCAATACTGTAGTATCAGTTATGTACTTTTGCAACACAGATGCTACTGCTAAAACATTTGATTTATATGCAGTGCCTAGCGGTACAACAACAATTAACAGTGACGTACAAATTTACAAAAGTGTTCAAATACAAAGTAATGATACTTTTGTTGTTGATATGGAAAAAATTGTATTAGCCAACGGTGATACATTGCGAGCCGCAGCATCAGCAAATTCAGCAATAACAGCAACAGTTAGTTACGTAGGAATGTAAATGGGACGCTTACTTAAAAATACAGTATTTAAAACAGGTAGCTATGCATTAGGTGTGCCAGTTGGATCAAGTTCAATTGGGCCAGATGTGCCAGTTGTAGGGCAAACTCGTTATAATACTTCAACAGGCAAATTAGAATTCTATAATAGTAGTGTATGGAACGCAGTAGCTAAAGAAGGCGATGTTACTATTACTAAAGACACCCTAGCTGGTGATAATATAGTTTCTGATTTTACTATGTCTAAAACGTATAATTCTGGACAAGAGGCACAGGTATTGGTATTTTTAAATACTGTATATCAAAATCCTGGCATTAACTACACATTCAATGGAACAACAAATATACATTTTACAAGTGTGCCTACTGGTGGCGCAGTTATATTAGTACTACACAATATTGCAAGCACTACAGTATAGCCTGTTCCTTAGCTAAATATTAAAATAGGAGTTAGTTAATGGCAATAGGTCGTGTACCCGGGGCAGCACTGTTAGGAAATCTAGATAGACAAGGTCTTGATCTAGGCTTCACTACCAACAGTGACACATTATTACAGTTAGATTTTACTAACTTTCGTCTTGGTATCAACACGGCATCTCCCCAAGAATCATTAGAAGTTACTGGGAACATTCTTGTAACAACCGGCAATATATTAACCTCAGCTAATTTAACATACGATATTGGTGCGACTAATAAATATTGGCGCAATATCTATAGCGGAAACCTTTATACTAGCAATATTACCAGTACAAATATCACTGGTACGTTAACCACAGCTATACAAACTAATATAACCACAGTAGGTACGTTAGGCAACCTATCAGTCACTGGTAATATTGATGCAGGCAATATAATAAGTAATATCACCGGCAATGTAATTGGATCGGCAACTACGGTAACTGCATCAGCACAGCCAAATATAACATCACTGGGTATATTAACTGCTCTCGATGTAACAGGTAATGTTGGTGCAGGCAATGTTAGTGGTACATATTTAACTGGTACATTACTAACTCAAGCACAACCATACATAACATCAACAGGTATATTAACTGCTCTCGATGTAACAGGTAATGTTGGTGCAGGCAATGTCAGTGGTACATACTTAACAGGTACATTGCTAACAAGTGCTCAACCAAACATCACAACATTATCCGGTGTTACTAGCATCGGTGCAAGTGGAAGTACAGTATTAACCGGCACACTAGCGACTAATGCACAACCTAATGTTACATCTTTAGGTACATTAATATCACTAGACGTAACAGGTAATGTTGGCGCAGGCAATGTTAGTGGTACATATCTAACTGGCACACTATTGACGGCCAGCCAAACTAATGTTACATCATTGGGCACATTATCAGCATTAACAGTCAGTGGAAATATCATTGCGCAAAGCTCTATTGTACCAACAAGTAACATTGCTGGTAATATTGGTTATGCCGATACATGGTGGAGTGCAGTATACGCTAATACAATTAATGCAACTAATTTAAATGGCACGATACTTACAACTAATCAACCTTATATTTCTAATTTAGGAAATATTACAGTTGATAGCATTTCCATTGGTGGAAATATTAGTATTACTGGTAATGTTAACGGAACAGACATTACTGCTAACACCATAACAGCCAACACAATCACTGGCACATTACTTACAGGCAATCAGCCTAACATAACAAATTTAAGCAACATCTCAGTTGATAGCATTTCTATTAGTGGAAATTTAGGTATCACAGGAACTACAACAGCCGGTATTATCAATGCTGATGAGATCTATGAAAGTAATATTCGTGTTGTAACTCAAGAAACTACAATTACAGTTACTGGTGATGCTACTGGCAGTGGTAATGTTTCAAATATTGCATTAACTTTAGCAGACACTGGTGTTACTGCAGGCACATATGGTGCTGCAGATGATGAAACATGGGATAGAATTCCTAAAATTACTGTAGACAGCAAAGGCCGCATTACAAATATTGCTAACATTACTCTTACTCAAGTCGGTAATGTAACCTTTACTGATACAACTATATCAACAGTGGCTAACTTAACAATAGCACCAACTAATGGTTATATTTTTGCTAATAGTAGTGTTATATCTGACGTTGCTGATCCAGTTAGCGCACAGGATGTAGTTACATTAAACTATCTAACAACAACATTAAGTGGTGCTGCAAATAGCCTAGTCATTGGTGATAGTCTAGTAAATCTAATAGATGAAACTAATAATAGTAGATTAGAAATTACCCTTGATTCAGAATTAATTGCAAATATAACAGCTAATGCATCAACATTTTACAATACTGTTAATATTGGTAACATATCAATAGTTGATAACACAATTTCATCAAGTGGAAATATATACATCGATGCACAGAATACAGGCATTGTACAAATTGTTGGATCCGATGCACTGGGCATTCCTGTTGGAAATGTAATTACTCGTCCTCTAAATCCTGAGATAGGGTACATACGTTTTAACACTGACAATGATGCTGTGGAATACTGGACTGGCGCAGAATGGACATACCCGGGCGCAGCTACAATTACATCAGAAACTGTCTACCCTGATGGACTAACTGCAAGCTATAATTTAACAACCTCGGCTACTCCAGACGGGTTGCTAGTTAGTATCAACGGTACAATGCAACAACCATTTACATCATATAATATGTCTGGTAATGTAATAACATTCACAGAAACTCCGCAAGATACTGATATTATTGAAATTCGACATATTGTTGCTGGCGCAGTTTCTATAGGATCACTGACCTACGGACCTACGTCTAAAGTAGAATTATCTACTGGTAATGTCAATATTACCGGTAATTTAATACCAACAGCAAATGTCACATATGATCTGGGTTCTGATTCAATGTGGTGGCGCGACCTGTACATGAGTGGCAGTACTATTCATATTGGTGGTGCACTGCTTAAAGTAGTCGACAATGCATTGAGTTTTACTCCTGCGGGTAGCCCTACTCCGATTAATCTAACATCAGATGTTGATCCGACTATACTTATTGCAAATACCACGCAGGTCAAAGCAACTGATGACTTTGTAAATGTTTCTATTGCCGGCGGCAATGTAGGTAAATTTGGCAGTGATGGGTTAACGATCACAGGAAATGTTAGTGCAGACTACATCATAGGTGATGGCAGTCAACTAACCGGCTTGCCAGCAGGGTATACTGACACAAATGTAGCGGCATACTTACCATCTTATACAGGAAACATAAGTTCATTAACCACAGCCAACACAGCAATGAAAGGCTATGTTGATGAGCAGATTACCACTGTTACTAATTCAGTCACCGGTGCTAATGCTGCAATAGTTACAGCCAACACAGCAATGAAAGATTATGTTGATGCAGCCAATACTATACAATCAAATGAAATTACAGCCATTAGTAATAGTGTAACCGGTGCTAATACTGCAATTGTAACTGCTAACACAGCTATGAAAGGGTATGTTGATGCAATAAATTCAACTCTAACGGCCAATGCTGGAGCACAAGCAGGCACATTAGCAACTATACAAAACAACTATGCACAATTATCGGGTGCAACATTTACTGGCGCCTTGGCCGCACCAAATATATCGTTAACATCTGCACTGGCTATATCATCTGGTGGTACAGGTGGAACAAGTACTAGTTCTGCATTAAACAATCTATTACCCAGTGGTGAAGTCAGTGGCTACGTATTAAAAACTGCAGGTGAAGGCAGTTACTATTGGAGTGCAGAAACAGGTGGAGGCAGCGTAGTTGGTACAACTATCAGCACCAGTAGAACTTATTTTACTGCTACTTCAGGACAAACTGTATACACTGGAATCACATACACTCCGGGTGCAGGACAGTTACGCATATACATCAATGGTGTTAGACAGTTTGACAGTGCCTATACTGAAACAAATAGTTCAGCAGTTACACTATCTACAGGAGTTACTAGCGGAACTGTAGTATTAGCAGAAGTTGACGCATATACAGATTATAATGTCTATGCTAATGCAACCTACAGTAGTCCGGTTGGAACAATTAGTTCAACTACAGTTCAAGATGCCCTGGCAGAATTAGACACAGAAAAAGCTGCACTGGCAGGAGCAGCATTCACAGGCAACGTATCGACCAGTGGTAATCTGCGTGTTACTGATACAACACAAAGTACCGGAGAAGGAACCGGCGCACTAGTAGTCAGTGGTGGTGCAAGTTTTAGTGGAAATGTTTACATCAGCGGTAACTTACAAGTTGCTGGAACTGAAACAATATTTAATGCCAACAATCTAAGTATTGCTGACTCGCTGATATATCTAGCCGATGACAACTCCGGTGATGTATTAGATATCGGTATCGTAAGTTCGTTTACTAATCCTGGATATCAACACACTGGCTTTGTGCGTGATGCCACAGACGGCGTTTGGAAACTATTTGCTAATGTAGCAGCAGAACCTACTACAACAATTGACTTTACTAACGCTACTTATAGTAACTTACGAATTGGCAACCTAACATCAATTGGCGGAACATTTACAGGTAATGTCGGTGCAGATAACCTAAGTGCTACTAACTTAACCGGAACATTAACAACTGCGGCCCAGACCAATGTTACTAGTGTTGGTACATTAACTGGTTTAACAGTAAGTGGTGCTCCGGTACCTAATGCTAACGTAAGCGTAAACTTAGGTAGCACATCAGCTTGGTGGAGCATACTCTATGCAAATACACATGTCGGCTCTACTGCTACCTTCTACGGAAATATTACAGCCGGCAACGTAAGTGCTACAAATTTAGTTGGTGCAATTACTTCTAGTCAAGTTACTACTGCACTAGGATTTACTCCTTATAACAGCACAAACCCAAGTGGCTACTTAACTGGTATAACGTCAGGTCAAGTTACTACTGCACTTGGTTACACTCCGTACAACAGTACCAATCCAAATGGTTATATCAGCGCAGTGCCAAACTCAAGCACTCAAGTTTCAAGTCTTGGTGTAGGTACAGCCGCAAGTGGAACTAGTGGTGAAATACGTGCCACTAACAACATCACAGCTTACTACAGTTCGGACTCACGCTTAAAAGAAAATGTGCGTGACATACCCGACGCACTAGCTAAAGTTACAGCTATTGGTGGTAAACTATTCGATTGGACTGATGAATACATTGCCGATCACGGTGGCTTAGATGACTACTTTATGCGTAAAGCTGACTTTGGTGTTATAGCACAAGACGTTGAGCAGGTGTTACCCGAAGCAGTGCGCACTAGAGAAGATGGCTACTTGGCTGTTGACTATGAAAAGATGTGTGCCCTAGCGTTTGCGGCTATTAAAGAACTACAACAACAGGTCCACTTGCTAGAGCAACAAATAAAGGACAAGTAACATGCCTTTACCATCCAGTGGTGCGATATCCTTTAACAACATCAACGTAGAACTTGGCTTAACCGCCACCGCACAGATATCATTAAATGATAGTGCGGTACGAACACTATTTGGAGTAAGCAGTGGTGCTATAGCAATGAATGTTGGCTATGGTAAGTCAAATGCGTTCTTGGCAACCATTTCATCAAATCAAACCAATTTGAATTTAAGAACTTGGGCTTTAGCGAATGGATGGGATGGTTCTACTGCCGCAACAATCACTATCGGTTCGGGAGTTTGGATTTATTCCACTTCTACGGGAACTCCTGCATTAACCACCGGAAGTTTTCCTGGCGGCTTAACTATCATTAACAATGGATTTATTGCTGGAATGGGTGGTGCTGGTGGCACGTCAACAGCACCATATACAGGTTTAGCCGGTGGAAATGCCATAAGCCTTGGTTCAATCGTGACAATAAATAATACGAATGCTTCTGCTTATATTGGCGGCGGCGGTGGTGGCGGGGGCTTTTTCCAAGGTGGTGGCGGTGCTGGCGGCGGTAACGCTGGCCAGCAAAGTGGTGGCGGAGTAGGTGGCGGCGTCGGCTCTGCCGGTACAAATGGAACAGGTGGCGCCTCAGGCGGTAAAGGTGGCGGCGCCGGCGGTGGCGGTGGTGGGCAAGCTGGTTCAGGCAAATCTACCACAGGGTATCCCGGCGGTGGCGGTGGCCGTATATTTGCCGGCTCAGGTGGTGCTGGTGGCACTGCTGGTGGTGGTGCTGGCGGTAGCGCAAATGCCGGTGGGGGCATAAGCAGCGCAGCCGTTAGCGGCGGCGGTGGTGGCGGCTGGGGGGCGGCAGGGGGTGCAGCGGCGAGTGGATATGCTGGTGGAGCAGGTGGCAAAGCAGTCGCGCTTAATGGATACACTGTTACTTGGACAAGCGGTAATACAACTCGTGTTTATGGGGCTGTATCATGAGAACTGTAAATTTAGATCTAATTAAATTAGCTGATGTTGAAATTTGCCAAGAAGGTTTGGATTTTTTTAATGGTAAAAATTCATTAAATGAGCCGTTGACTGGGAAAACAGATAATGAGGTTTTCAATATAGCTTTAGAAACAGAGGACCAAGAAGCGTTGAAATGGTGGGAAAGTTTATTTAATTCAACCAATGCTTGGGATTATTGGAATGAAAGTTATGCTGTAAGTCATTATTTTATTTACAACCAAGTATTGGAAATTGAACAAAAATTTAATACTTTAAATGAAGCAAAAAAAAATCAAAAAATCATTTATGAATCTATATTTGAAAAATACAAAAAAATGACTTCAGTCGCTTTGGTAAAATATCATGAAAATAATGATGTTGAATGGTGCGGTGTTGATTCAATAGAAACGTATGAAAATGATGGAATTTTTCAAGTGTTTAATTTATGGACTGGCACCCATATTCAAGCCAATTCAAAAATTGAAGCAATTGAAATTATCAATAACATAGTTAATGAAAATATATTTAAGCCATCAATTTTTGCTTGTTTTATAAATAAAAATCAAATTTCATCAAATGTAAAATTGATACAATGAATTTCATTTCACAATTTTTTTTAACCAATAAAAACAACCCATGTTTTATTGATAAAAATGGGGCACATTCAAGTGATGAAATTTTTTTATCAATTAAAAAATTTGCTAATTATTTAAAATTTTTAAATATCCAAAAGGGCAATTTTATTATTATAAAACTGCCTGATACGGCTTTTTTACCGATTGCTATATTTGGTTCAATGTGGATTGGTGCCATCCCAGTTTTAGTAGGTTCGGGGAAATGTGGCGTTGAGCATAATTTTAATACTTTAAATCAAGCCAAAAAAAAATTTGAAAATTCTTTAATCATTGCAAATGAAATAGATTATTCAAATTTCAAGCCAATTGAAACTCAATTAGATTTTGAGCAAGATTTAGAATGTATTGTTTTTCATACATCAGGCAGAACAGGCGCCCCAAAATTCATTTCGCATACGCCAAAAACATTGTTAAATGTGGGCGAATATATGGGGGATTTGCTTTTGGATACAAATGATAGAAGTTTATTTTGTGCGGAAAAAATAACACACGCATACGGTTTTGCATTATCAATTTGTGTTGCATTAAAAAATGATATAACCGCAATTTTATTGGATGCTAGTCCATCAAAATTAAATTTATGCCATTATATAAACACATATAAGCCAAGTATTTTTGCTGGAACTCCGCGTCATTTTGAATTTATTAAAGATGAGGAATTCACAGGCGTAAGGTTGGCAGTCAATGCTGGCTTTGCACCGATTAATCAATTAAAAGGTGCGGCCTTTCTTAATGGGGAAGGCTCCACAGAAACATTGGGGTTTTATAAAGCAAATGGAATACCATTGAAATATGATAATATAATTGCTACATAATAAGATAAGACATTGCCCGCGTTCCGAAAGAGTAGAACAAAATAAAGTTAGACTTGTATTAGAGGCATTAAAAGCACAAATCATTGCTGGTGGATTAGATTACACAACCGCAATTGCTGAAAAGAAGATTGTAGAAGACGCTAAAGTAGCTGCAAATAGTTAGGTAAAAGACTGTCTTTAAGTGTTCCTATATTATAGTTGATATTAAACGGGTGTAATGTAAAACTTTTAGTTAAATACAATATAACAGAGAATAACTATGGCATTAACACAGGTAACACCGGACGTACTACATAATATACAAAGTAATGTTACCCAAGTAGGTACTCTAAGTAACCTATCGGTCACTGGTAATATCACATCAGGTAATGTAACTGCAACTAATTTTACAGGAACTGCTAGTCTAGCAAATAATGCCAGCTTCCTTGGCGGAACAGCAGCCGCCAGTTATGCGCTAGGATCAGCAGTTACAACCGTTAGTAATTCAGTTGCTGGAGCGAATGCAGCAATAGTTACAGCCAACACCAACATGAAAGGTTATGTTGATGCAGCCAATACTATACAATCAAATGAAATCACTACAGTAAGTAGTTCAATTACGGGTGCTAATGCTGCAATAGTTACGGCCAATACCAACATGAAAGGTTATGTTGATGGACAAATATCAACTACTAGTTCATCGATAACCACAGCCAACACCAACATGAAAGGTTATGTTGACGCAGTTACTACTGCATGGACAGCCAATGCTGGAGTACAAGCTGGTAGTATTGCTACTCTAACTAGCAATGCTGCAACACAGTCTGGACAAATTGCAAGTAAGGCTGATTTAAGTGGAGCCACATTCACTGGCAATGTTACAACCAGTGCCAACGTTAAATTCACGGGTTGGCAGATTTACGAAACTGGTACTAGTTTATATTTTGCCTACAATGGCGCAGTTAAAATGAGCCTGAACACCTCAGGTACCGTAACTGTCACTGGCGACATAGCAGGCTTTGGAACCCCGTAATGCCGTTACCATCCAGTGGTGTAATTAAATTCAGTGACATCAACGTAGAACTTGGTGTTGCAGCTAACACTAGTCGCAAATTAAGTGATAGTGCTGTGCGAACCTTATTTGAAATAGCCAGCGGCCGTATTACTTTGAGCAACGGATTTGGTAAAAGTAACTTACGAACAGTGATAGCTATGTCGTCGGCTTTGGCACCGTATGTATATGCATGGCCGTGGTCCAATGGATTCGGCGCTAAATATGCCGACCCGTCGGCAGCATTATCTTCTCCGGGATCGTTAAAGTTTACTCATTCGAGCACAGCAATAGCAGTCGTACAATCTGGAACTCCGGGAATAGTTGCATACTCTTGGTCCAGCGGATTTGGAAGTAAATATGCCGACCCAGCAACACCACCACCGACTATTGTTACTACTATAGCCTTTACTCCTTCGGATGATGCAATAGCTGTTGCTTCCACTACAGGTATAAGGATATCTGCATACTCTTGGTCTAATACTACTGGAGTTGGAATTAAATATGCCGATCCGGCATCGCTGCCACTTGGTGCCCGTGGGCAAGGTGTGTGCTTTAATCCGCAAGGAACTGTGCTAGCAATGGTCCAGCGGAGTTACGTCGAAGCATGGTCTTTTTCTAGTGGATTTGGCAGTAAATATACCAGTCCAACTCAGCTAGGATCAGGCAATAACCTATCAGCAATTACCTTTAATCCGCAAGGGACTGCTCTGGCCGTTCCCGTAGCTAACATAGCACCATATATACATGTATGGGCGTGGTCCAATGGATTCGGCAGTAAATATGCCGCCCCAGCGACGCCAATAGGCTCAAACCCATTATGGTCACCCCAAGGCAGTGCATGGAACGCTACATTTAGCCCTTCAGGAAATGCTATAGCTGTTGGTCACAATCACTTCCCTTTTGTAACTGTATACGCTTGGTCCAACGGATTTGGCAGTAAATATGCCGACCCAGTGACGCCAATAAACCTCAATTACGGGATGGACCAAGTTAGCTCCGTCGGATTTAATATTTCAGAAACCGTAATAGTGCTTTGTGCGTATCAATACCAAGGCACTGGCGGTATTATGCAGGCATACGTTTGGTCCAATGGATTCGGAGCTAAATATGCCGACCCAGCAAATGCACCTACTAATAGCTCCCGACTAGCTGTTAACTACATTTAAATTTTAATAGGAGAAATAACCATGATAGTAACACAAGATGAACATTTAGATACTTTAGTAACAAACGCATACCACAGAGAAAAGGAAGTCTATCAATACCAAATAAATGTAGACAACTATACTGTGATGCTTACTGGTTTACCAACCGACGCTATTCCTGATAATCTAGCACAACATATTAATACAGACACGCAAAATTTACCCTGGGATATGAGTGATGAAGATGTTCAGACAATAGCTCAATACCAATACCGTGATAAATTGCGTTCATTGTTGCGTTCTGAAAGAGTAGAGCAAAATAAAGCACGCCTAGTATTAGAAGCATTAAAGGCACAAATTATTGCTGGTGAACTAGACTATCCTACTGTAATTGCTGAAAAGAAAATAACTGAAGAGGCAAAACTTGCCGCAGTATAATAAGGAATGGCACGAAATTGAAGCACTAGAAGATGATACAGTATTTGTAAACATATTTGCAGAAGGCCACATGTAAAAATGTACTATAAATAATATTCACAGGGAAAATGATCAATATTAACCCAGCAAAAGTAGTAAATACACTATAACAGAGAATAACTATGGCATTAACACAGGTAACACCAGACGTACTACATAATATACAAACAGGGTCAACTTACATAGTTACTTCAACTGGTACATCAGCCACCCAGTTATTTTGGTATGAGTTGCGCTAATATAAAACTATATAAATCACCAAACTTAAAATCTCAAATCTCAACTAAATACATATAACAAACTGTGCCAGCTCAGGGGAATATGGAACCGCCGCTACCATTCAGTTTACTATATACTAATAATTATAAGCGGAGTTTTAACCTATGGCAGTTCTAACCAGAATTAAGAATAATCAGATTACGGATTCAACGATCCTTGCTAACACCAAGATTGTTCCAGGATCTATTGTAGGTAGCTTATTTAATGCTAATCTAACAGTAGCCAGTGATGTTACCATTACTGGTAATCTAACAGTTCAAGGTGCTAGTAGTTACCTTACTGTAGCAAGTACCAACACTTATGTTAACGATCCATTAATTGTCCTAAACAATGCGTTTACTGGAACAAACAGTTACGATGTTGGTCTAATATTCAATCGTGGTAATCAAACCAGCACAGCGTTGATTTGGAACGAAAATGATAACCAATTTGAACTCACTTATACAACTGAAACTGGCACAAGCTACGCCACTATTGACAACAGCGGATTTGCTAACTTAAAAGTTGGTAATCTTACAGTCGCTGGCATTACAACAATAGATGATATTGGCGCCGGCAATCTTACATTAACTGGCGATCTAGCAGTTAATGGCGGCGATATAACCACAACTGCCACTACATTTAATCTATTAAACACTGATGCTACTACAATCAGCGCATTTGGTGCTGCAACTACCTTGGGTATTGGTGCATCAACTGGTACACTAACCTTAAACAATGCTACTGTAACAACACCTGGGCAAATAGTTACTACACGTGCTGGTAGTGCTACAACAGGTGATGGCCAAATTTACCTAAACGGTAGCACCAGCAATCGTATAGATTGGAACACAAACGGCACAGGTGCTCCGGCATTTACTACAAGAACCGATGGTACTAAAGTAGTTCTTTATCCTGCACTAAGTGGTAGCACAGTTGATTACGCTATTGGTATCGATTCTGCAACATTATGGACGAGCGTTCCGGAATATGGTGACTCATTTAACTTTAAATGGTATGGTGCTACAACACTAGTAGCAAACTTATCAGGTACTGGTAACTTTACAACTGTAGGAGATGTTGCTGTTAACGGTGGTGATTTAACTACCACAGCGGCTACATTTAATTTAATTGATACAGATGCTACCACAGTAAACTTTGCTGGTGCGGCAACAACTATTGATATTGGTGCTACAACTGGCACACTAACGATTAACAACCCGACTGTAGTTGGCTCACAAACAACGCAGGACTTATATAATACAGTTGCTACAACACTAAACTTTGCTGGAGCAG